AGAACCAAACTTACCAGTTCTTCTAGAGTGTTTCTTTGACGCTTTCTTATTGATGTTTCTGGTTTTTTTATGAGACATTTTATATATTTAAATGAGAAAATATATAATTATTTATAAAAAAAGCACTAATGTTTATTACGCAAAACTTGAATCAACAAAAACAAAATGCCTAAAATCAAAAGAAATATCAAAACAAACAATCCTAAAAAAAGATATAGATATGGTTTTAAATGAAAAAATATGAATTCTACAACAGGTGAAAATAAAGCGCGTAATTCATATTTAATATCGTCACGTTTTAATATTTCTAAACATTGTGAAATAATTGGTTCAGATGACATGTATTAGTAGGTGTGATTATTTTCTATTTGTTTTTACGATATTGAGACTAATTATACCTTTTTGTATTCTTCGTTATACAAAGGAACTCTTTTTCTTTTTTTTTTATAGAACAGAACAATGGATAATATTATTGAACCAAACAATGAATTTAATTTTTCATCACTCTCTTTAGCACACCCAACCGGAATACAGGGTGGTGCTTATTTTACAAAAATTCAAAACAACGGAAAACCATTGTATATTCAAACACCCAAGGGAACATCGAAGCAAGGTTTTATGAAAAACGGTAAAAAAATAACTATTGATTTAATGTTTGATAATCATAATTCGGATTCTTCTTTCATTCAATGGTTGGAAAATTTGGAAACAAAATGTCACGAAATGATTTTTGAAAAGGGTAATCAATGGTTTCAAAATAATTTGGAAAAATCCGATATTGAAACCGCCTTTGTAAGTCCAGTGAAATTATACAAATCAGGTAATTTTTTTTTATTACGTGTCAATGTCAAGATAAACAGTGTAACAAATATACCTATTATTAAAATATACAATGAAAATGAAAACACAATTCCGATGGATGAAATCTATCCAGAAACCAATATAGTCTCTATTCTAGAAATACAAGGTATTAAATTTACCTCGCGCAACTTTCAAATCGAAATAGAAGTAAAACAAATGATGACATTGAATACCGACATTATATTTGATAATTGTGTTATAAAAACAGACTCTTTATCAAAGAAACCATCGACCTCAAAACAAGTATTTCTAGAATCATTAAGTGAAGAAATCATTAAAGAGGAATTTGAAAATAAGCCTGAATTACAAGACAATAAGAAAGATAAAGAATACAAAGAAGACAAAGAAGACAAAGAAGATAAAGAAGATAAAGAAGATAAAGAAGATAAAGAAGATAAAGAAGATAAAGAGGATGAAGAGGATGAGGAGGAGGATTATAAAAAACCACAGATTCATTTAGGTGAATGGGTGGAACAATCATCTCTTGATATAAATATTAATGATGATTTAGAAGAAATTGCTCTCTCATTGCCTGAAAAGAAGGACGATAATTTACAAGAATTTGATATTACTACTTCTCTCAAGGAAGATGAATCTATTAGATTAAAAAAGCCGAATCAAGTATATTATGAAATATACAAACAAGCAAAACGAAAAGCAAAACAGGCAAAAAAGGAAGCCATTATGGCATTTTTGGAAGCAAGGAATATTAAGAAAACATATTTGTTGGATGATTTAGATGAAAGTGACGATGACGAAGAAAAATCGGATGTTTCCTCTGAATTTTCCGAAATAGAAAAAGAAGAATTCGGTTTATAGAAAATCAAATGTGAAAAATTTTTATCATTTCTTTTATATAATGAGTACTTCTTCTACTTCTCTGAAAAAGGTATGGAACGATTATGGTATAGGTGCACTTGTCATTTTATTGATTGCGGCATATGGTGTTCATCTGTTTGCCAACTATCTAACATCCAAAGGACGTTTTGGTTATGAACGTATGTCACAGAATAATAACCCCGCTTATAGCAACGGTAATAAAAAAGTCGCACAACCTCCTGTTGCAAATACCAATAATAGTGGAGTACGACCTGCCAATCCTTTAGGTCAAATCGAAGTATATTCTTCCGTCAGTGGTTCACCCAATGTTCCTACGACCAATCACAATGCGAAAAATAACATCTCCAATCCCAATGAGTTGTTACCAAAGGATACAAATTCCCAATGGGCACAATTAAATCCACAAGGTAAGGGTGATTTGGCAAATATTAATTTGCTAAAAGCCGGTTACCATATTGGTATTGATACAATTGGACAGTCGTTGAGAAATGCAAATTTACAAATTCGTAGTGAACCACCTAATCCTCAATTGTATGTTGGTCCTTGGCAAAACTCAACAATAACTCCCGATCTAATGCGTGTTCCTTTTGAAATAAATGCTTCTGGACCACAATAAATCATATAGTTTCATTTTTATATTCGTCATTTTGAATATAAAAATAGGGTTCTTTGTTTTACATCTTTATAACTTCATTTTCTAATTATAATACAACAATGAATATAATTTTATTCACTATATCCTCATTTATTCTGCTGTTGTTTTGTTTTTATGATTCTCTCTTTTTTACAGATATATATTTATTTATTGCCATTGCAATCATTTTAAGTATATTAAATCACGGTTCAAGTTATCCCATTTTTAAATGGGCTGATCGTATCTATTTAGTGGTTTTTATTCTATATATTTTATTCATATACAAAACAACTCAATTAATAAAAAGTTTCATTTTTATTACAAGTTGTCTGGTTTTATATAGTATATTCAATAAGAATACATTTTTACATGCAATTTCGTTATTCATATGTATTTTCATTATTTTTTCATTGATTCATCAAGCAAAAACATCACGAACAATAATCAAAGAGAGAAAGGGACATACAAAAGGAAAAATAGAATTTAATCCTTGGTAAAATATGCAGATACACAAAACAATGTAGCTAAAGCAAAACTGACGATACCAGATGTATATTTGATAGCCTTATTGCTCCATGCATTTTTTCCTCCTACAGCTAATAAAGAACCAAGCCAGTTACCTAAACCTACTGTAAACAAGAGAAGAAATCCGAGAATATAATCAATTTCACCGGCTTCATAGAATTCCCAAACAGACCCAAGAGTCATTGGCCACAAATTCAAAAACAAGAGAGTTCCAATGATTGTCTTGTAGGGCATAAATTTACAATAATCTAATATAATGATAACGAATCCAGTAACAGCAACTCCTGTTAATCCAAAAACAATACCAGATAGAAGTCCTAAAATACCACCAGTAAGAAGTTTCTTCCACATTATTTATATTAATATAATGATATATATTTCCTAAATAAATTATATGAGAATGAAGGATAAAGAAAAAAAAACAGGACTCTTTATTTTTCGGCGTGATTTTAGGATTGTCGACAACAAAGGCTTGAATCATCTCGCTTCTCTTTGTGAAAATATAGTCCCTATTTTTATTTTTACGCCTGAACAAGTAGGTTCTAATAATCCATACAAGTCTGTAAATGCTGTGCAATGTATGATTGAGAGTTTATACGATCTACAAGAAGCAATTTCTAAACAAAAAGGAAAATTACATTGTTTTTATGGTGCCAATCCAACAATCGTAAAAGGTTGTATACAACATTTTGGAATCGATATTGTTTGTTGCAACCGAGATATTACCCCCTATGCTCTAGAGAGAGATGAAGAATTAGCCATATTATGTAAAAAAATGAATGTCGAATTTTGTCAGACAGGTGATTATTATTTACACGAACCTGGAACTATTTTATCGAGTTCTCATTCTGTATACCAGAAATTCACGCCTTTTTATAACGCGTGTCTTTCTGTATCGGTAGATAAACCATTACCTGTTCGTTCTTATCGATGGATAAGCGTAGCGACAAGCGTAGCGACAGGCGTAGCGACAGGCGTAGCGACAGGCGTAGTATCTAATACTCTTTCTCTAACAGAAGCATTTAAACGATTTGTCAAGAAAGATAATCCTTCCATTTTGATTCACGGATCGAGAGAAAATGCGTTGAAATTGTTACAAATCAATGCAAAACAACAAAAAGGATATTCTAAAACACACAATATACTTGCGCTTCCTACATCACGTCTTTCTGCTTATATAAAATTCGGATGTATTTCTATAAGAGAAGTATATTGGTCATTGCGTTCTATCAAAGATTTTATTAGACAATTGATTTGGCGTGATTTTTATGCGTCAATATTGTTTGCTTTTCCCCATGTTTTGGGTAAAACAATGAAACCTAGTTATAACAAGATACGATGGAAACGAAATGCACGATGGTTGGAATTATGGAAACGAGGAGAAACTGGATTTCCAGTAGTGGATGCTGCAATGCGAGAAATGAATGCAACGGGTTATATGCATAATCGAGGACGTTTGATTGTATCTTCATTCTTGATCAAGACATTGTTACAGGATTGGAGAGAAGGAGAGAAATATTTTGCAACCAAATTGACGGATTATGATCCTGCAAGTAACAATGGTAATTGGCAATGGGTAGCAGGGACCGGTGCGGATTCGCAACCTTATTTTCGTATTTTCAATCCTTGGTTGCAATCAAAGAATTTTGATCCAGATGTCATTTATATCAAACATTGGATCCCTGCATTGAAAAATGTTCCATCAAAAGATATACATAGTTGGAATACAGCATATACTTTGTATAAATCGATTGGATATCCCAAACCTATTGTTGAATTCGAAAAACAAAAGGAAGCAGCATTGGAACTCTATCGTTCTATATTTCATTGAATAATATTTATATATTTAGTAAATATATAAATGTCAGAAAAACCGTGGTATGAGCTGATGCCTTGGGATCCGGCATATGATGACAATCAAAAAATTCGAGCTGATTTAAGTAATGTTAAAAAAGATGATGAATTAATTTTTGGGAAAAGTGGGATAAATCTTCAAAAAGTTACTATTGAAAATGTTATTAAAACTATTACGTTTAATTATAAAAATAGTCATAATGAGCCGCTAACTGCTGAAATAAATATAACAAATGATAATCCATATAATGATTACTTATAGTATGTAATTCCTCCAGTTACACCATCTGATGAATCCACCAATAAACCACAAGATGGTGGAAGAAAAAGACGCAATAAAAAATCAACTATTAAAAAATATAGAAAAAAAACGTCAAAAAAAAGAAATAAAAAATAATCAAACATTATATTTCATTAAACACTATATTTCATTAAACACCGTATTTCATTAAACGCTGTATTTTAAAAATATTTACAATTCAATATCAATATAAGCACAATTGCTGCATTTATGCTTACATTCCTGTTTTTATTTAGTATATATATATATGTCTTATACGTTAAGTTACAGTTTAGATATGAATAACAACGCGACTGTAACAGGATTTGCATCAAATCCTAGTAATGTAAAAGATATTGATATTCCGTGTAGAATTGGACCTAATTATATGGCGGTTAGTATAGGTATGCGCGCGTTTGAAAATGCAGCCTTAACATCGGTTATGTTGTCTAATTGTATTTACGATATTGAAGAATATAGTTTTAATAATTGTAAATTATCATCAATAATGCTTCCTGCAGGAGTCAAGACAGTAGGAAAATTTTCATTTGCTAACAATAATATGATGACAAAATTTACTTTATTAGGAGATGCGCCTATTATATATGGAAATGGGTCTGCTGGCACTGAATCTGTTTTTTTAAACAATAATTTGGTAAAAGTTATGGCAAACCAAATGGCAAGTGGTTACGGAGAATACAATGAACAAACCGGAATATTTTATACGGATAAAACATTTACTACCCCACAATTATGGGCTGGAAAAATAGTATATGGTATTCCTCCTCCTAGTATCTGTTTTATAGGAAGTACACCGATTGTAACAGATCAAGGTATTCTTCCTGTAGATAAAATAGATCCTGATTTGTATACCATAGAAGGAAAGCCTATAGTAGCTATTACACGCACTATAGTAAAGAAAAAAGATGGTATGTATTTAGTGCACATTGAAAAAAATGCACTAGGTCCTAATCTACCTATAGATGCAATGACACTTACATACAATCATATTATACAACATCTTGGTAAGAGATTGTATGCATCAGACTTGATAGGAAAGTATAAAAAGGTGAGAAGACTTCCTTACAAAGGAGAGATGTTATATAATATAGCCTTGCACAAACATAGTTTTATTAAGGTGAATGGTCTGTATATAGAAACGTTACATCCCAAGAATCCGATTATACAACACTTTATTACACCCAAAAAACAGGAAAAAAAACAAGAAAAGAAACGTATAAATATGTGTATTGCATAAAAAATATATCTCTACCTTTTCTCTTTAGATAATATAAAACATTGTTATAATGAAAAAAGAAGATATAATTATATATGCTTTTTTTGCGATTGTATGTATCATAGGGCTCCGCGTTTTTTATCAATCTTCGGATATTGATTTACGTTGTGTTATCTCTCGTGTTGATGGTGAAACATACTGTGTTCGAGACCGTGCAATGGTAAATGATGCAGCGGATTTATTGGCCAATGTAGTTAAACGAATGAATGAATTGGTTGCTTTTGTCAAAGAGAAATATCCAACAAGCCCTGATGTAAAACGGCTTGTTGAAGGATTCAATCCAAAAAAAATAACAGAGACATTACCTACTAGTGAACTAACAGCATATAGTGAAAACAAAGGAGAGAAGATTGCTTTTTGTTTGAATAAAACAAAAAATACGGCGACGTTGATAGATATTAATACACTCACTTTTGTTGCTATTCACGAAATGGCGCATATCATGTCGAAATCAATTGGTCATAAGCAAGAATTCTGGGAACATTTTAAATTCCTCTTGGAAAATGCTGTAGAAGCTGGTATATATATTCCCGTCGATTATAAAAAGAAAAAACAAAGTTATTGTGGAATGAATATAACTGACAATCCATTATATGACTTGTAATAGACGGAAATAAAAACCAAATAATATATATGGGTGGTGGATTGTTTGGAACTCCTTTATATTTGAATTTAAAATGTATTGTATTTTCTGTAATCATATTGATTGTGTACTGGCTACCTCATCCAGGAAATGTAGCGCATAATATTGTGATGGGATTTCTTATTGCTACTTCTGCGTATATATCGCTTGCGTGGTATGACGTTTTGTACAATTGTAACGATCGTTTGGGTCCTACATTTTTCAGTTGGTTATCAAAGAGTTTTAAGCCAGCTGAATACAGAGAGAAATACAATGCGCTTCCATTGAAATACAAGAAAACAATACGTAATGTTGATATATTTGTTCTCATTATCGTATTCATTACTTTTTTATACCCGTTTTTTTCAAAAAATATTGGAACCGGTTCTAAAAGTATATAAAGATAATAATTGTTAACAAGATAATGTCCCCTTATCTTGTTATCACATCGTTTCATTTTTTAATACCAGCTTTTTTTGCATTTTATAAAAATTTATATTTTCCTTCACAAATTCTTTTTTTAGTATCATTTGCTTCTGCCAATTATTGGAGAAATCCGTCTCCTGGATTACGTTATAAAATGGATATTATTATAGCGCGCACTAGTTTTGTCTATTTTTTAATACAAGGTCTGACAAAGGTTAAAAATCCTACATTGCAACTTATTGGATATCCTATCATTATATTCTCTCTCTATTGTTATAAAAAGTCACGTGATTTGAATAATGAAGGTAATTCATATTATATACTCTATCATATGATATTTCATTTGACAACTATTATAGTACAAACTATTATTATATTTGGAATATGTCAAAATCAGACTAAAATCAACGACCAATAAAATTTAAAACGCAGACCATTTAAAATATTATATATATATATATATATATATATATGTCTTATTCCCAACTCGGTCAAGATTTAGAAGTTATTAAATTCTATAATAACAAAGAAAATGGATTTTTTATTGAAATTGGTGCTAGTGATGGAATTAATTTGTCAAATACATATTTACTTGAAACACAATATAAATGGAAAGGAATTTGTTGTGAACCTATTCCTAACAATTTTAAAAATTTAGTGAAAAACAGATCAAATTCTATATGTTATGATAAAGCGGTTTATAACAGTAGTGGATTAACAGTTAATTTTGATATAGCAAATAATTGTGATTTATTATCTGGTATATCTAACCATATTGATCGTCATAAATCTTCTGTGGATGCAAATAAAGAAACTATTCAAGTTCAAACAATTTCTTTATTAGATGTATTAAACATTGCGAATGCTCCATTATTTATTGAATATATGTCATTGGATACAGAAGGTACTGAATTTGAAATACTTAAAAATTTTGATTTTGAAAAATATACATTTGGATTGATTGATGTTGAACATAATTATTGTGAACCAAGAAGAACTGAAATTAAAAATCTATTATTATCAAAAGGATATATTTATAAGGGTGAAAATAATTTTGATGATATGTATAAACATAATTCTGTTTGAGTCGGTGTTTTAAATGTCTAAAGGTATAAACAAGTAGAAAATTCCAATTTTTACAATCAATCATTTTGAGTTGTTTGTCTTAGGTAGGAGTCCTTGCAAGACATAGCGATCCTTTTTTGTTTCCTCTGCGGTATGTTCTTTATTTTTAACGTATTTGATGTGTTCGTATAAAGATATCAAGCAAATATCTTTTTCAGATACCCAATTCAGATGAAACGGTGCATACAAATCATCTTTGGATGGTTTCATTCCCCAGAGAGGGCGTTTGGTCGGGATAAAGGTTTGAAGTAACAGACGTTTTGAAGAATCATCATTATCCATATAATTTCGCGCAGGTGTGCTTGAATGCATCCATCTCCGATTATTAAACACAGCCAAATCGCCTTGTTGCCATTGAACACTAACACGAAAAGGTAATACATTCTTATTCATAAACTCACGAATCCATTTTCTAGATTCGACGGCGCTCCATCCTGCAACGCATTCAAAAAAGGAAGGCAATAACAAAATACGTGGTGAACAATATGGTATACCCTCTTCCCTTGCATCTGGTGCAAATACCAGTGGCACCACTGTTTTACCATCTATCGAATCATTAAAATGTTCTAATCTATTTACGCCAGCGTAATCCGTTTTTGCAGTTTTTGTCAAAAATTTTTTGCGATTGATTTCTAGTAAAATATTACGTGCTGCCAATTGTTCATAAGGGGATAAATTCTCATATACAGTTTCTCCTGAAATAAAATCGGTATCTCCACCAATAAGTGGTTGTTTGATAATATAAAAACCGGTGACTACATTCGGTAGTTTGGTCTCGTGTCCTAAAATATCTGTATGCCAAACATATTTATCTACAAAGGCTTCTCCGGGTGTTATTTTTATTTTGGAAATGTCAAAAAAATCGACCAATTCTACATTACCGCGTGGTGCGACATGTGCGCATTCAGGAATTTGGTCAAAGGGTTGCAACATTTGTTGTGGATGTTTATTGGGTTCAACCAATGCATCTGCATCATTATCCGGATCAAATTCTTTTACGAAATGAATAAAATTGCGTGGTGATACAGATGGAACATTTTTAAAAATGAGAAGGGGGTGTTTTTGAAAAGCGGTGTGCAATTCATTCCATACAGAAGTATCTATATTGTTTACGTCGTATATACCGTATATATACGCAATGCGTGATTCCAATGGATGTGTTTGTAAACGAAATGCCTCTGACCATCCACAAAGCGCAAATAAAAAAAGAATATACATAATCTATATATAGTGGCGGTTCTTTATATTTGTTTCCAAAATGTTTTTTAAAATGATTTAAAGAAAACGACGCATTTATATATAGATTATTAGTATGCAATATAAATTGTTTGTTTTATTTATATTAAATGTGATTGTGAGTGCATATATTAGACCCTCTGCGTGGGCAAAAGTGCGTATGATATTAAAACATCCTAGAGCTACGAATGTAATGAAACGAGAAATTCAAATGCATATATTTGAAGCTTATAAAGAGTGGTCAAAATATTATGGTGTTAATAAATATAAAAAGAGGATATACGCGGGTCAAATACAAAAGGGGGATATAGAAATATATGCTCTTATCGGATTATGGAAAGCGATAGATCATTACGATCCATCATATCCATTTTATACATATGCGAAACAATGTATTCATTGGTCTTTGTACAAAGGAATTCGACAAATGGCGCCTATTTCAAATATATCGTTTCATAAAAGGTTGAGAATGCCTTATGCGCCTTCCACGACTCTTTTGTTTGATGAATACAAGGAAGTTGCGCAAATTCATAATACAATGGAACCCTTTGACGAAGAGGCAACTTTAGAGTCTTCTACGAATGCTTCTACAAAGCGTATGTTTCATTATAAATACAACAATAAAATGCAAAAGATACGATCCAACAAAGAGATAGCACAGTTAATGTGCTGTAGCGAGGAAACGGTAAGGAAAAGATTGACAATGAAACCATTGCAAAAAAAATAGATACAAGGAAAAAAGAACGAATTAAAAAATCATTGTTATATATATGTCTCTCTCCATTCCTATATATAAAATAAATTACATGGAAAATGAAAATACTATACAAAAAATTATTGTGTTTTATGGTTTTCATACTGATTTTGCCAATGATGATTTGGACACTCTTTTTTTACGGGATCCAAAGGATCCAGTATTTAAAGTGAATGGTGCTTATATTTTTTCAAAAAAGGAATTGGAAATAATACAAAAAAACAAAACATCGGTGCATTTTTCGGATGTAAGTATTCACCCTGATGATACTATTGCCATTGTGAAAATAAAAATAATGAATGTCCTCTTTTCTGAATTTGGTAATCAATTTTCAAATACTTTGTCTTCCTTGAATGAAATGTATTTATTTTGTTTGCAGACGGAAAAAATAAATCCTATGTATGTATATCAAATTTTAACGCAAAAGGGACGTCTCCCCTTGACACGAACACGTTTGGACCAATTTTTGTTAAATATTATTTATACTAATGATTACCAAGAAGTTGTTTTTGATGTCCCAGATAAGGAACAATATACTTATGATGACATTGTTTCTTTAAATATGGAAGGGATAGAATATATTGCATCCAAAGTAGTTGGACAAAGTATGTTTCTTGTCACTGATGAATATCCTTTTGTTGTAAATCCTTTTGATATTATTGAATATGACGACTTTATTGAACGTATCTCTCGCAAATCGTTGTCCACTGTAAATTCACAATTATTGTTGAATGTAGGTGATTTGGTAGAAAATAATTTGTATTTATGTTTGGCCTCGGATGTATTGCGAGATCATAAGGCAGCAGGTATTTCAGAAAAAACGACAATTGATTTGTATTTTCCTCTTTTGAATAAATCCAATGTTCATTCTCTCTCTGATTTGGAAACAAATCGAATTTTATTGCGACAACAAAATGAACCATATATACAAGAATCCTTTGTTTCATCTTTTCAGACGGTTGACCTTTTTTATGATGTTTATAAAGAGAGAAAGAATGAATTAAATTACAAACAAAATGGAATAAAACGTATTTCAATTACAATGGTTCCTGAATTCACTATGAAAATTCCTTTGGATATTGTTTTCAAATATATTCACGCAACAGACGTCAATCCACTAATTAAATATAATCCCGCCACGCGTCAAGAAAATATATATCGTTTGTTTACAAAGGGAATATCCAAAGATGGGCGTAAAATTCCGCATATGGATAAATCAGACATTTTTAAATGGAGTAAAAACATTGGTAAATTCAAATCTGTTTCTATTCTTATCTATTTTACTGCCAAAAATGGCAAAGAATATTCCATCGTATGCGATTTGGAAGAAAATGGAAACACAGGTATTATGTGTGAATTTGATACTGTTGTTGCAATCGGAGATATAGATAGTATTTTTGAAAAGGCAGTAAATCCTGTGATGGAAGAAATACGTGATTATTTGCAACAGAATGGATATACATTACCTGTATTTCACAGTGTTCTTGATAAAAATGTTTTGATAGACTATATGGATTATCAAACTGAAATAATGTTACAGAAAGAAATGCAATTACATAAAATAGCAGGGTGTGTTTCAAGTATTTTTGTTACAAATTTTTCCAATAAAAAAAAGGACAAGGAAAACATTGAAATGAGATTTAAACGTGTTGCTAATTACAATGAAGTTACCAGCCAAGAAGCCTTTATTATAGAACAAACAAAGGATAAAAACGGTTTGCGAGGTGAAGAATTGGAATTGGAATTACAGAATACATTTAAAATTTCATTAAAAGAAGCACAATCTTTATTGGTTTCAATGGCAAACAATTTGCAAGTGGAACGAGGTGTAAAGCGAAGAGATATTGAAATTAAAATAAATCCCGGTTTTAAAACAACTATTGCATTTCAATCTCTCAAGAGTTCTATTGTTATTACGGTAGAAAAAATAAACGATATTCATTATTTACAAACCATACCTATTTATTTGGATTCATTGGTACGTTTGTCACAAGAATTTTCCTTGGCAAAAGATAAATTATCCACTTCGGTTCATTTAAATCGAATACAGACATTATGTAATCCAATACATAAAATAATTGCACCTATTGTCACCGATATTGTTCCAATCGACAATGACGAAGAAACTGATGCATTTATCAATGAAGAAAAAGAAGGAATGGTAATACAAGAATTAGAATATGGTGAAGTAAAAAGACAAACTGCTATGGATCTATTTTATGGTGAAGAGGAAGAAGAAGAGCAAGGAGAGCAAGAAGAGCAAGAAGAGCAAGGAGAGCAAGAAGAAGATGAATCCAGTGGTTTGTTCGGAGGTGCAGAACCGGAAGAAAAAAAGGAAGAAGAGAAAGAAGTAGTAGAAGAAGAAGAAAAAGAAGGAGTAGAAGAAGTAGAAGAAGGAGAGAAAGAAGGAGTAGAAGAAGAAGTAGAAGAAGAAGTAAAAGAAGGAGTAGAAGAAGGAGAGAAAGAAGAAGAAAAAGAAGGAGAGAAAGAAATAGTAGAAGAAAATAAAATGGATTCTGTACAAGATATTGCATCAGAAATAGTAAGTGATGCTGTAATAGAACCATTGGAAATAATAAAAACGGATGAAGTTATAAATGATGCATTGGAAATAACAAAAATGGATGAAGTTAAAAATGATGCATTGGACCAGATAAGTGATGAAGAACCTATAAAAAACATCGATGGACAAAAACTATCCTACCCCAATCCTTTTCAGTTACGATTGGAGGAATTAGAACCCATCTTGTTCAGTCATCCAAAACATGGAGATAAACATGGGGATAAATTCAAGATATATTCACGTAGTTGTCAACAGAATATGAGAAAACAACCTGTTATATTGACAGAGGATGAAATGGCACGGATAGAGAAACAACAACCTGGATTTATAGAAGCTGGTAAAAAAAATGGAACTATTCTTCATTATGGTTCTAATCCGGATGAAAAATACTATTATTTATGCCCACGCTATTGGTGTATGAAAACAAAAATGCCGATATCAGAAGAGGATGTAAAATCAGGAAAATGTGGAAAATTAATAGGACAAAAAGATACGGTTATCAAACCAGGACATTATGTATATGAATTTTTCAATCCTGCAGAGCACGGTTCACAAGAAAAATACATACAACATTATCCAGGATTTATGGGAAAAGATAAACATTCGGATGGATTATGTATGCCTTGTTGTTTTCGAGATTGGACTAATGAAACACAAGTAAAAAGGAGACAAGAATGTTCACAAGAAGAAACGGAAGTTCCGGCAGCATCCACAAAAAAAAGGACATCTGACAAAGATGAATATATCATTGGTCCAGAAAAATTCCCTATACCACAAGGAAGATGGGGGTATCTTCCATTAACCATACAAACCTTTTTTCAAGAAATAAATGCGGATTGTCAAATCAGTCAAACAAACACAAACATTCGACCCTTTTATACATGTCTATTGCGTCACGGTGTAGAAAATAGCAACAAACAATCTTTCTTAGCTTGTATTGCGGATGCGAAATTCTATGGGACTTCAGAAGTGCCTTCTATTCAGAAAATAAAAGCAGTTATTATAGAAACTCTTCATTTAGATTTGTTCTTGACGCTTCAAAATGGTAATCTCGTGAATCAGTTTTCAGAAGTTATAGCAGCAAAAGAATCAAAAGAATCAAAAGAACCAGATATTAGTAAATATATGAATACAACCATATACAAACGAGTGAATCCGGAAAACAAAAAAGATGTCCTCTTTTTCCAACATATTGTCCGCGCTTATGAACATTTTATTCACTTTTTACAAACTACAGATATTGATATTGACTATACCTACCTATGGGATATTATTTGTCGCCCCCATCCAAAATTGTTTGATGGAGGTTTGAATCTAGTAATTTTAGAAATATCCAATTCAGATGCAACAAACAACATTGAATTGGTTTGTCCTGTCAATCAATATTCCTCAGAAATATATGACCCACGTAAAAAAACCTTGATCTTATTGCATATGGAAAAAAAAGACGGTGATTATTTTGAACCCATTTATGCTTACAGGGATGAAGAAAAGACAAAAATAATAACAAGAACATTTAGTGAATATGATACAAATTTGCCGAGACAAATGAAAAATGTATTCAAGAAGTTGATAAAGCCATTGTTACGAAATACGTGTGTTCCATTGGCAAGTAAACCTAATGAGTATACATTCAAACATGCATTAGTCCTTGAAAAAATGGTGGATATATTGCAAAAAATGCAATATTCTGTAGAAACACAAATTGTAAATTATCAAGGAAAGGTCATTTCTCTCGTAATAAAGAATGCGGCAGAAGAAAAGGGAGTGGTCCCTTGTTATCCTTCGGCACTTATTTCAACCCTCTCTTACGTTTTAATGAGTGACGAAACAATGTATCATTCATATGATGAAACGACCTCTTTTTTGGAAAAGGTTTGGACAGATAGTAATAAGGTGATACCTTGTCGTCCTGAATTCAAAGTGACAGAGGATGAGATGGTGGTAGGTGTATTAACAGAGACCAATCAATTTATCCAAATAGATCCTCCTGAACCTATATCTGAAATCACGGACAATATTAAAACACTGGATAGTGAAAATTATTTGGTAGCGGATACCAATACTACCTTGTCTACAGATTATGATACAGAACGTGTGGAATATATTCGTAAAATTAAACTGGAAACCAATTTTTACAATGTATTTCGAAATACAGTGCGTATATTTATAAATAATTACGACAATATAAAGTGGAGAGAACAATTGGAAACTGAAATCAAAAATACGTCAATTTTATACAATGTAAAAGTGATACATTTGATTGATATTCTTAAAAGAATGATGCATGATTCTATCTTATTCTCAGAGGATATTGATTTTCATTTGCTGCGTGCAGAAGATTTGGCTACGTGTATAACATATGATGAAAATAAATGTAGTAAAAAAAAACCATTGTGTGCCTTTACAACAGGCAATACGTGTCAGATAATATTACCCAAAAATAATTTAGTGACAAATACAGACAATGAAATATACTATTATGCGAAAATGGCGGATGAGTTATTACGTTTCAAACGAATCAATGCTTTTTTATTTCAGCCACAAACATTTCTCTCATTTGGAACAAAACAATACCAAGTGAGAGACGATGAAGTTATTTTATTACAAAGTGTTTTAACACAATCATATTTCGACACATTCATTCCCGAACAAGCAAACGAATATGTAAAATACAATACTTTTGATACAGCGCAACCGAAAATAACACAAACATATGAAAACAAAGTAAATGCAAAGGATATATTGAAACTAGAGGGAAAGAGAGAATACGAACCAAAAAGAGAGAAACGTATTACTTCTATGCAATGGAAAAAATGTTTTCCTACCTCTATGACAGAAATGGTGTATGAAAAGATGGAAATAAGTGGATTTTATTTGGTATTGGATATATTGAGAGAACCGAACAAAACGGTGGAAGATGTCAGAAGAGATTTATTAGAAGAATATGTAAAATTTTTGGTAAATTATGAAGACAATGTGCATATGATTTTAATAGAGCAGGGTAAAAAAATGTTTCTAGACAAAATGAAATCGGAAAATGCGTCTTTGGAATCTGTTTTTTTATCGGAAAAATATTATTTGACTAATCTTGATTTATGGTTATTGATGACACGATACAAAAAACCTACCATTTTTCTCTCAAGTCAGACTTTTGTAGAAACTAAATATGAAAAAACGGAAATGGTTGCATATGGTAATGAAACAGACAGCTTTATTTTCATAATATGTTCACGTTTGATATCCAATCATATTCCTGCTTTGAAATGGATACAATCGGACAAACAAGAATCTGTATTTCCTTTATCTATTCTCTCAATGGGAGAATGTAGAGAATCAATTACGAATTCCTTTCAAGAAAAAAAATCTGTATCGGAATATATAATGCGTTATACACCAGATAAGAAAAAATCCAAGAAACGTTTAAAATTGGAAGATGATGAGATAAAATAAAAAATGGTAACTTGTCGAGAATTTAATTCATCCTATTTTTTTGGACAAAATATATTTCCAATGTTGTATACGGTTCAAAGCGCCTATGTGAAGTGTAGGGGCTTCACGGAGAGAATATCGAGTAAAAAACAAGGGGTCGTGTATTTGTTTCAATACACGTGATGCAAATAAATTATCTGCATTATGAAAAGCACTTTGAATATCCGCACCCGTTGTTTTCATATTATAAATCATACAACGGTCAAAATCATAAGCACATAGTAAATCGGCTTCTCGAACAATATGGTAGGCTCGTTGGTATTCACCCAAATGAGGGAATCCAACACGTTTTACTTTAGTATACGACATGGATGATATAATATTCGAAACGCTTTCCATTTCTTCTGGTGATAATTGATATTCAGCAGAAATTTGTTGTTGCATATAGGCTTGAATTTCTTGTAATCCATCCGCTTCATTCATATATTTTTTATCGCACATATCGTGCAATACAGCTGAAACATAAATTATTTTTTCTTGTTCTTTCAATACTGGATATTGTGCTGCTTCTTCTTCATAAATATGATTAGCGTATAGTAATATATTCATTGCGTGTGGAAGACCATGTGATTCATCGATATTATATTTTTTACAAGATAATAATACGTAATGAAATAAAGTAGAAAAAAAAGACATTATATATTGTATTTATATTGTATTTATAATGTCTTTAAATTGATTTTTGTTATATTTACGATATTTTCACATGATATAATATATAAATGAGTAATCAAGATGATGTTGTAATTAGGGCATATGATAAAATACCATCATATGTAAAAGAATATATGAATGAAAATTATGAAGGCTTTTCAATTAATCATAATATAAAAAACATTTTATTTTTATTAAAAAGTCAATTTCTACCAACAAAGGATTCAACAATTTATATATTGTATAAAAACCCAACTAAACCAAACACACATTTTGGTGTATTAAATTCAATTACTTATGATGATCTGGGACAAAATGTTACATTAAAAATAATAGAAATAATAATAAATAAACCATCATTATTACCATCATTTTTAACAAATGGTAAAAAATCCCCACTAGAAACAAAAGAATTTATTTTATCATCACAAGACAATGTTTTATTGTGTCCTGTTATAAAAATAAATAATGATGGTTCTCAACCAACGATAGTCCAAAAAAGATCAATTTTAATGTTACAAACGGACATAGGTGGCACAAAAAGAAAAAAGAGAAAGACCATCAAGAAAAGGAAACGAAGAACTCGTAAACGGCTTTTAAGTAGGAAAGACCGCGCCCCCCGGAGGGGTCCAATGCCTCGGCTCTTTAAGTAGAATTCCCAATAATATATATTAAAAATCGAGGATATAGAGAAAATGTCAACTTCCAAAAAAAAAGTCGGTTTTCAAATCGGGTTTTGAAAAATGGACAAAAAAAATGTCCAAAAATGAAAAGGGGATTTGAAAACGGACTTTTTTTCTTGAAAAACACGTGTGGCACCATAATGCTCTCATTTTCATTTTGTCAAAAAAAAGTTTGTTAGCATAATTTTTTGACAAAATGGAAAAAAGTATTTAAAAATAAAATATGTCTAGACATTATGGAGACATCAGTTGACACAAAAAAGGAGAATTTTTTCTGTGAAAAATGTGACACCATATTCAGTAACGTTTACAACTATCGCCGACATATGGGCACAGCAAAACATAATTGGTTGACGCCAGTTGACACAAAAAGGATAAAACGGATAAAAACGAATTCGACAATGTATAAATGCATATGCGGTAACACATATGCTTCGCGCCAAGGAATTCACAAACACAAGAAAATATGTCTCGGAAAAACACCAGACAATATTGGGTTAAACGAAATAGACAAGTCGATGATGGTAACATTGATGAAGCAAAATGGAGAACTTCAAAAACAAATCATCGAATTGTCAAATAAAACGTCGATTTCCACAGTGATACAGAACAATTGCAACAACAAACAATTCAATCTGAATATTTTCTTAAACGAAACATGTAAAAATGCAATGAATCTCTCGGATTTCGTCAATTCTCTCGTGATTAAAAACGAAGAATTTGAAAATATGGGGAAGCTCGGTTATGTACAAGGTATTTCCAATATTCTAATCCGAGGACTCAAGGATTTGGACGAAACAAGAAGACCAATGCATTGTACCGACAAAAAGAGAGAAACATTGTATATCAAGGAAAACAATGTTTGGAAGAAAGAACTATCACGCGATAAAATGAAACAATTGATCCTCGATGTCAGTTTCAAAAATGTCCGCAAAATCCCTGCGTGGAAAGCAGAACACCCCGGTTGTGAAGATGCTTCGTCGTATAAATATATGGATTATGTACAGATTTTAAACCAAGTAATGACAGGCATTCATCCGGATTGTGATGGAGATATCAACAAGATTATTCGTAATATTTCTCTCTCTGTTGTCCTGCAAAAATAGAGATTACAATTCATTCGTCATAATTAAGGCCATATATGAACGTCGTCTCTTTCTTCCTCGTATCCATCTCTTTCTTCTACATGTTCATATCCATCTTCTTCATATCCCTCTTCTTCTTCTGTATACGAAGATGAATCATTAACACATTCTTCGTTTGCTGGTTCCAAAACAGTTTTTGCATAAAAGTCAATATGATTCATATTAAAATATTCTGTAATAACCCTTTCCTTGCATTGTGCTACCTTTTCAAAATTAAATTTTTTATCTATTTTAATTATTTTTCTACCAAATTTTGGATTAAATAATACAAATTGTTTTAATTTTTCAATCAATAATTCACACGATTCAACTGTTTTCTCTGTTCCCATTGTAAAATATTTATACAAATAAAACAAATGCAAATAGGGTCGAAAAATAGCAACCAATTTGTCCTTTGGAAATTCACGATGTATTTTTAATTTCTTGGTCCATTGATTATTTACAAATAACATGGAAGAAATATCATAATGTAAAATGGTATAAGGTGTGGAATATGTATAATTTTTAATGGCTGCTGTTTTTATCATTGATTCATTATCATAAATAAATCGTTTAATAGATAAATTGGAACGATAAAAGGCATCCAACAAAGGTGGCATATTAAAATTTCTCTCTTTTATGAAAGAATAAAAGGCAATAATAACACTATCTGAAAAGATTATATTGTTATATGGATTCTTGGATACATATGGTTCCAAGAAAAAATAAGACATATTTGTCAATCCTGTCACCAATATTTTACTTAAATCTGAAACTGTAAACAAGTATTTTGACTTGTTTTGCAACACAACAAAAACATTTCTATCAGTTTCTTTAATCTCATTCAAACATAAATCTGTATGAATCTGTATTTTTGCACGTTTATACCGAAAACGTTTCACAAGCATCGAAAAACCATAATAAACTCGTTGCGCCTTTGAAAAAATCGTCAAGAATTTATCTTTTCTCTCTTGATGAATGAAAGAATTATCTAAAAAATCACACAATCCCTTGAATTTATATCGCAAACTACTTGACGACAAAGAAAAAATACCGTGCACGTAAAACAATATATTTATTCTTTCTTGTGTTTCCTTTTCGTATATTTTTTTCCAATATTCATAATCATATGGTGATGAATATTGTATCTCTTTTACCCCCACAATATGCTGCATTGCAATAAAAAATATATTCATTTATTATATATGATATCGTTTCTTTAAATTCTTTTGTAATATAATTTATTCAGTTACACAGTTTAAAGAAATAATGTAATTGTTTTTGTCAGTGTGGTATAAATGTGATAGAAGACAATTACAATACACAATCCTAAAAGAATGGGTACATAGTAAAATATAGATAACAGAAAAAAAATAAATAAAACGCAAAATAAAAAAAAATATGTAATACTATTGTTTACTTTAACTCTGAACAATTTCATTATACATAAAAGAATATTATTTACAATTAGAAATCGAGAATGTAATCATTATCGCTTCCTAGATTCCTTGTCTTTATCGCTGCTACGTTATTCTGTATCATTAGCTTGTTTGTACTACACGGGTCGTCAGGATTCTCTACATCACCAAACATTTTCTCTATGGATGTTTCCGCGCTCACTTGCTCTTCCAATACAACCTCTTCCAATTTACGCATTTCTTCCAAATCAAGCACTACTTGGAATGCATTTGTACCAAAGAGTCCTTCTTGTCCACACATTACATTTGCTGAAACACCACGCATTGTATCCAATTCTGCGTGACGCGCTGCTTTCAAGAACATCTCTGGTGTTTCTTCAAACGATGCTTTAGCAATAGGACCAATATTGTCATTGTTTATTCCGTGACGGAATATCGAAATCATTTTGTTTGTAAAGGTCATACGGTCGCAAAGAACAGACAAATGATGGTAGTTGATATAGGTACCATCGAATTCAATAACTTCTGCAAATTCATTCTGAATAGTTTGACGTGCAGCTTCAATACCCAATACTCCATATATTTCAACAATGTCATTACTAAACGTCCTGTTTGTATCAATAAAATCTAAAGCCAAAATATCGAGTAAATTGGTTCCAATTGTATCTAATACCCAAATGTCTTGTTTTTTATAAGTACCATTGACTTCTGTTATATTGTCCTTGATTTTACGCAAAATTACTTTGCCAATTTTCTTCACACCACGTATCACAATATTATCAAGCAATTGATCTTGGAAATTTTTCAACAAATATATCTGATCAGACTGGTCCAACGGATTCATCTTAACCCGTTTCGATTGTGCGCTTTTGGTATTTGGTTTAAGCACTGAATTCATTCGAATACGAAATACTAGCTTGTCCGAATTGTAATCTGTATATATACAGGAAATATCGTTACCATAACTATTCTGAATAGTGAAATGTATATCATCCATCGAAATGTTCTTCTCCAACATCACCTCTGGATTCATCTCCATTCGTAAAATCCATTTTGATTTTTCGTTGGTATCAGTATTCGTTTGGTTCAAACACTCGTCCACCATTGATTCAAAAGCACGATATTGTTCCATCGTTAATATATCGTCAGCAATCATCGTATTCAAATCATCTGGATCAAAACAAATCTCTGTTGAACTAACGAGTTCACTCATCTTTGTGTGTTCCAATAAATACATGATACGTTGTGCCTTTTCTCGGTCCGTCTCTTCCTCCTCTTTTAAATAAATTGTAAGTGATGGATTCTTTGGTTCAGATGACAATGACAAAATTTCTTCAATTCTCGGCACACCACGCGTCACATTGGATTTACTAGAAACTCCCGCCATATGGAATGTATCTCTGAGCCCTAACCCATTCTTTGTCACAAAATTTTTTGTATCTTTGATTGTTACATCAAAGGCATATTTTGTGGTATTTGGTATTTCTTCGATACATTTGATGCAATCAAACAACACGTCTTTGCATAAGCAGTCTGTTCTATCTTCCCAATGAATGATGCCATCTATTTCATTCGGTATAGTAAGATAATGTTTGTTTATTTCATATTCGTAATCGTTTTGTAAAATGGTAAGCAGATTTTCTTGTTTGTATTGCAATTTTATTTGGAGTATTCCTGCTAATTTGTATGCTTGGTAGTTTGTAACAAACAATGTATACATTTGATGAATGTTTTCCGGCTTGGTACCTCTATTATTACTTTCCTGCTTTTTATAACTCTTAATATAACTATAAATATCCAACGTATTCAACATAACTTGTACATCTATCAACATACGTTTGGAATCCGAATTCATCGAAATATGTTTGCCTCTTTTATCGACAGTTCCACCCCCACCAATATACGCATCCAAGAATCCAAGAATGCATTCCCGGTTCGAAAATACAATGGTATCGTGTATAAATTTATTGTGGCTTAGTTTTCCGCACATTTTTTCCAAAATGTGACATAGCAGTGTGCAATACAATCGAATATCTTGGCTCGTCCATCCTTCTTGGCATTTGTTCTCGTGACGAAATACTTTGGTGGTAATGTTCCAACGCTCACAGAGTCGAACAATCGGTTCAAAATAAGCAGTATCGTTGTTTGAAATCGAACATTGAAATTTTGTCATACATCCTTCTGCTGCATACGCGCCCAACAAGTATCCAAAATCGTAATCCAAAGGTATTTTTTCTGGAATGGTACAGACATTCTGCGCGTTTTGTAGCATATACACACAATCTGGTTTGAATTCTGTATTCGACTTTGCACTGTTTTGTATTTTCTCACTAATACGTGATACAAATGTGTCACTTCGTCTATAGGGTAGAACAAATGTAGAACCATTGTGTTTTGACCACCAATGATATTCGTGCATCACTTCTTTGGCTTTTTCTATTTCACTTGTATAAATGTATTCCGTTGGTGGAAGAATCGTACGTAGATCCAATTCTTTGTTCTCTTTATAATCAAGTTTTTTTGTTGATACAGGTACATAATCTCCTACCTTCAAGGAAGAACCTGCGACAGGTACAATTTTTCCGTCCACCAATTTCAAGAACGATTTTGCTTTCGTGGCATTCACTTCTCGCTCCTCATTCGTTGTCACCTTGAGCATTGTATTGGAACCGTCCTCATTGATCACAGGATGACGTGTCACTGCTTCAATCTCTTTCCATACTATTTCACCATCTTCGGTACATGATTGAATCTCGTAATAGTCACTTAGTTCTGCATAAGTTGTATCCTTTTCAGCATAGTATTCGATTCTCTTGGGCATCGCAATATATTTTTCAACGAAATCACCAATTTGTACTGTTTTTATTGTTCCAATTCGGTCTCTTACTAGTAATTCGGTTTCATATGTGAAAGAATTTAATGTCATCTGTGTAGTTGGCTCACCAATACTCTGTGCTGCAATCATTCCTACCATTTCTCCAGGAGCCACAATTGCACGTTTATAAGCAACTACAATGGTCTCTAACAATATAGTAAGTGCAGCGCGATTAAATCGTTTTACAATAAGTAATTCTTTTGGTGCCAAATTGTAATAATATAATGTTTTGAACAATTCAGTTGGGACAGCACATCGGATTTTTTCCAAATTCGAATAAGTAGCATCAATCATTAGAATTGCTTCCCACAAAGTAATATCTACCATTGAATTCAATGTCAAATTCTGTTGACCTTGTATATTTCCAATAATATAAGCAAATGCAACCGGTGAATTGACTACAATGTCTCCTCTGTTCTTGAATACATTCTTCACCATCTTGTCTCTGTTACTCAATATATAATCTGTAATTGTTTTACAACGAGTTTGCCAAAAAGGAAGTTGTTTCTTGTGACGCGTTAGTACTGGTTTTAAAAAGATAGACGACAATAATTTTGTATTTTCTTTGTCTTCTGGTAATTGAAAATGCGCATAAATGTCTTGTACTCCCATTGTTACAATCGGACATATTTGATTTTCTACTTTCACAGGATCTATACCATCATCACCATATGTGAATTGTACAATCTTGTTTTTATTCGTTCGAACAGTCATATCATAGGATACCATTAAGTCTTCCAAACCTTTAATAAGTCTGCGCTGAATATATCCTGTGGAACTTGTGTCACGCACTTGCAGACCATTGGCAAGACCAAAGTTGAATGTTTCTGGAATAGTGAGATCATATACTTTGGGATGTGCTTCTACTCCGATAATATTGATTTCCACGATTGGATCAAGAACCACATTGTTATGGTTTATATAATATTCCTTATGTACAACAAATAACGAATATAATCCGGAATCATTTTGTTTAATTATTCCATAAGATCCAATACGACTTAACAACATATTTATACCCTCTAATAAACGTTTGCTGTTATATTCCTTTTTTTGATTTTTTGAAAATTCCAAAATTACACTGTTAATAAAATTTATTGGTGCAAAGAAAGCATATGATGGAACATATGCATCTTTGAACTCATTATGAGATGCTAAATCTTTACCTAATTTAGTACCATATTCTTTATCGAGAACAATTCCATCTTCTATTTCGGTAATAATAATAGGCGGTGCGCATAATTTTTGCGTCACTGGAACACATTCCCCGATACGAATCTCAGGAGTCGGTTTTTCCAACATTTTTTTTGTATCTGGATTCCATACAAGCAATGATTTGCTTTCTGTTACTGTTACACAACGACCTCCTTGTGTTTTTATTTCATATAACTCAATACCTGGATCGTGACGTGTAATAGCAACAATAGGACCCCATGTTACTTTACCATCTTCATCTGTCGTTGGTACAAAGATACGTCCTTCTTCAATATCTAACAATTCCATATTTCTTTCTGTGAAATGTTGCACTTTTGAACGGTTGGATTCATTATCTAATTGTCCATCAATCCATCGTCCTATTTCCGTATACAAAGGTTTCTTGTCTTGGATCACAACAATAGGTGTTTCCCAGGTAACTGATTTTACAGCCGTATCAATCAAACCTACACGGCCACCCATTGCGTGAAAGAACAGCTCTTGCGGTGAAAGACCATTGATATATGAACTTTCGACGAAACCACGTGCACCAGCCGAATCGTCGTATTTTGTAAAATGAGGTAATGTTCTATGGTCAAAACCATATGGAATACGCTTTCCGTCTACATTCTGTTGTCCCAAACACGAAATCATAAACGATATATTTAGGTCAGAACCTTTGGAACCCGCATTTACCATTGTAACAAAACGATTATCCTTACCTAAACTTTTTAATCCTACCTTTCCAACTTCAGCGGAAGCTTGATTTAGAATATTGTTTACTTGTGTTTCGAATTCTTCTTCATTGGAACGTCCCGTTTTGTTTTCAAAAACTCCAAGTAGGGTTTGATCAATAATATTCTTGACCTCTTTCTTTTTATCGGTAATAACATCGACAATCTTTAGATTGACTGATTTTGGGGCAATTAAGTCACTAATACCGACACTGTACGAACTTGTTTTCATGTATTCAGTAATCACGTTTTGCAAATCATCGACAAAGTTCGCACAAGCTCGGTTTCCATAGTCGTTGCATATACGTTGAAGTAGACCCTTTGTACCTCCTCCAAGTGTACCTTTTTCGAGTTGTCCGCGAATGTATTTACCATCTCGGATTTCAAGAACATTGTTACTCGTTTTTTCTTCTTCATCGTCTTTGAATAATTTTGTTTTGTATTTAAGCGAAATAGGCGACATAATTTGTGTAAGTAAATCAAAATTGGTAATTGGTTTGTCTTGTTCCAAAATTGTTTGTAATTCGTTTTCATTGACTCGGTTAAACATCATTAGTAAATTCATCGCGTGACGTGCGTCAAACGAGATACCCTCGCGTGTAAAACGGTTACAACCGAGCAATGAGTCTTGGAAAATACCAATAATAGGCGAATTGTTTGCAGGACTGACAATTTGGTATTGCACTGCTGCTAAATTACGCAGCTCGGATTCTGCCTCGATATCCTGAGGCATATGTAGATTCATCTCCACGAATCTCCCCCTAAGTTTCCATAGGGGACGGACTATATCTTGTGCCGTATCAGGTTGATTAGACCCTCATTTACGACCCGTAACCGTTTAGTCTCTGAACCTTCTCCATACTCTATCATAACGAGTGTAGGAGCTTGGCTGCGGATTGCCCATTGTTCCATTTATCACATTCTTACCATTGGGTTCGGCAGTTAACCGAGTTCCTCTTTGTTCATTTCTAAACAAGAGTGGTAGTGATAACTTTAGGGGTTTCCCGCAATTTGGTCACGTTGCTGAAAATATAATAATTCTAATATAAAGTCTTTTGCCATTTTTTTGCTTTCATCTAATGAAATATGAGTGCCACCAAAATCCGCTTTTTTTCCTTGAATATAGACATACCAACCATATTGTATATTATTACGTCTAAGCGGTCTCACATATTTTTCTATGTCAGAATTATTATCAATAATAACTCCTGTAAATTTTTGAAACTTTCTATCTTTAAAATAACTAATAACACCATTGGAAACTCTCTTTCTACTTTCATTGGTATGCATTGATGCTTTACCTCCAGTATTCAAATTATAACCATATGGAAATAGTGAATTATATTTTAAGATGTGTTCCGTTTCTGTATGATCTGCTTCATCCATTTTACAAATACATAGTAATTGTAATTTGAAATGTTCAGTACCATATTTACGTATTGCATTGTTCAAATAATGACATTGATTTTTTTTTGAAGAGAATGCTTCGCTTATATGGGAACGAAAACGTCCTTCCATTCCATATGGGCGATATCTCTTATGATTTAATATATGTGAGACCGCTTGACCTATATATACCTTTTGGTTGATTTGGTTTGTTATTTTATAAATTTCACAATATCGGTAGGTATCATTATCAAGTATTGAATTTTTCAAATTGGCACTATACTCCATTATTTATTATACTATAAAAGACTTTATATTAGAATTATTATATTTTCAACTAGGGAGTAACACGCTTTTCACGCTCCCTGTTGGTGACAAGATCTATCACCATCGAAGTCCGCATTGTACGGTCGGGTCGTTGCAACATTCAATCTAAAAGTGTCACCACGTTTCATTACACGAGCGATGTGACACATCATCGACATTCTATGCAATGTTGGCTGCCGGTTGAATAAAACTGGGTCACCGTCCATCATATGACGATGAACGATGTCTCCATTTTCCAACGCAATTGATTTTCTGTCTACATAGCGCAACGTAATAGAATCGCCATTTTTGCGTTCTAGAATTTTGGCACCGGGCCAGTCATCGGGTCCATTTAGTACGAGTTGCATCAAGAAAGCTCTATTCACGTCATTCACGAGAACAGGTTTAGTGATATTCTTGGCGATTTTCAATGGGATACCGAGTTCACGAATAGAAATATTTGGGTCCGCAGTAATAACAGACCGTGCTGAGAAATCCACACGTTTTGCCATTAAGTTTCCACGCATACGACCCCCTTTTCCATTCAGTCGGTCCTTGATAGATTTCAACGGACGTCCCGACCTCTGTGCTACTGATGCCACGCCTGGAATCTTGTTGTCTACTTGTGTTGCTACATAGTATTGCAATACAGTCGTCCAATCATCAATCACATTAGCGGGTGCATTAACATTGATTTTGTCTTGTAATGTCTTGTTTGTTTTTATAATATTGACCAAGATATGACTTAAATCATCTTCAGAACGTTGTTGTGCATCATGTTTTACAGAAGGTCGCATTGCTGGAGGTGGTACAGCCATTACTTGACAAATCATCCAATCAGGGCGTGACCAAATCGGACTGAATCCCATAAAGGATACATCTTCGTCAGAAATACGTTTACAAATTTTAACTGCCATTTCAGGTGTAATCTTGATGGAAATATTGTCACCTCCTTCTGTTGATGAAGAAGCGTCACCTTTCCATTCTGCATAAATAGTTGCTAGTCCATCCTTGCGTATCTTTTGGGGTTGTAAACAACCACATCCATCTTCAGTATCTTCACCACATCGTTTTATCTTGGATGCCAATGCAAATACATATTTCCATCGCGCTTCTGATAACATTTTCAATGCTTGTTTGTATTTTTCTTTGCTTATTAATAATTTACTACACTTGAAACATACACAACGTAATACTTTGAGAACAGTGCTTAAATATTGAATATAAAAGACGGGGCGTGCCAATTCGATATGACCAAAATAACCAGGAGTCTGCATATAATCGTGTCCATCGGTTGGACAAATGAGTCCTGGTTCTAGGACTCCCATTCTAGGATCAAATAACCCTCCAATAATTGGTTTATTGTTTACATATGTATCCCTCGAAGTAATTTCTGCAACGGAACCATTACGTATTTCTTCAGGAGATAATATACTAAACTGAATACCAATAATCTTGGAAGGTGTGTTTGTATATGAACTTACCGCGTTCGACTTTTTGTTCCCTGACATTATTCCTTATATAAATATAATTATATTTAGATTGTTTTAAATCAATTTTTTATTCAATTGAATAAAATAAAAATTGATTATGATTTAAAACAAAGAATGGGTAATAAAAGAATGACAAAAGAAAAGAAACTTGTTACCAAGCGTGAAGATACAAAGAAAATAGATGCAAAGAATCAGGCGCGTAAAAGAAACAATTCGGATGATGATGATGATGATTTCATTGATTCCGATGAAGAGGACGAAATGGATGCTTTGGAATATAAGAAATTTTTGAAGCAATTGTTTCCATCTAAAAATCTGGACAAACAAGTAAAAATGGGAGAGAAACTCAAAAAAATGATAAACAAAATAGATGATTTAAATAGTGATGAAGAAGAGGATTCCGATATAAGTTCATATGATGAAGAGGAGGAGGAAGAAGAGGAAGAGGAAGAGGAAGAATATTATTCTGTAAAAGAAGATAAACATACAAAGAAAAAGAAAGATGAAAAGCGACAGGAAAAGACGAAGACGTCTAAAGAAAAGGGAAAAGAAAAGGAAAAAAAGAAAGAGAATAAGACAAAAGACAAGAAGGTTTCAAGAAAGAGAAAACAGGATGAGGATGACGAAGAAGAAGAAGACGATGGAAAAAAAGAAAGTAAATTTAATATTGTTTTTACTATTGGTAATTCAGAAGAAGAGGAAGAAGATTGGGAAGATTATGATTCAGACTATGAAGATATTGATCCAGAAGATACAGAAGATGAAGATGAAGATGTATCATCTGTTTCAGATACAGATGAAGATACAGATGAAGATACAGATGAAGACATAGACGACAAAAAACAAAAAAAGGTAACAAAAAAGAAAATAGTAAAAGATGAAACGTTGGAAGTTGTTAACGATAATGCAAATGAAAACATTTCAGACCAAGACTTATTGAAACAGTTAAAAGGGATACAACAAAAGAACCCAATGATAAATGAATGTATACGTGTATGTGAAGAAAATATTGCGAAAAGGGAGAAACATACCAACAAGAAACAGCAGAAACAAAAGGGTAAAAACGAACGTATATTCAAGCGTATTTTGCGTGATAAGAATACGACCAACGATTATACTTTCTTTGGTTGTATGGAAATAGAAAATCAGAAAAAAATAATCAAACAGATGCGTGAAATCAACAAGATAAGTCGAGTTGAAAAACCTTATCGTATATCACTATTAGAATCAGACATTCCATCTACTTTTAAAGCAGTAGCGATGAAAAAGATAACCACACTTCGTTATATGGAACCGGGATCAGGAGAATATTATAAAATCAAAAGTTGGGTAGATGCTTTTATGAGAATTCCATTTGGAAAAACACAGAATCTACCTATTCAACTTAGTGATGGTGTCGAAAAATGTCACGATTTTATGGACAATGCCAAACATATTCTGGATGCTGCTGTGTATGGACTCAACGATGCCAAAATGCAAATTATGCAAATGTTAGGTCAACTTATTACAAATCCAGCAGCGATTGGTTCTTCAGTAGCAATTCACGGACCTCCAGGAACGGGAAAGACGTCGCTTGTAAAAGAGGGTATTAGTAAGATTTTGAATCGTCCGTTTGCCTTTATTGCGTTGGGTGGTGCTACTGATAGTAGTTTTTTGGAAGGACATTCGTATACATACGAAGGTAGTATTTGGGGAAAAATTGTTCAAATTCTTATTGATAGCAAGTGTATGAATCCAGTGATTTATTTTGACGAATTGGACAAGATAAGTGATACACCAAAAGGTGAGGAAATTGCAGGGATTCTAACACATTTAACGGATACAACACAAAATAGTCAATTCCACGATAAATATTTTTCAGAGATTGATTTTGATTTGAGTAAATGTCTGTTTATCTTTAGTTATAATGATGAAAGCAAAGTGAATCCGATTCTGAAAGATCGAATGTATCGTATCCAGACCAAGGGATATAATCAGAAACAAAAGACGGTGATTGGTACAGAATATTTACTACCACGTATCCGAGATCAAGTAAAATTTGAAAAAGAGGATATTGTAATTCCGGACGAGACATTGCATTATATTATTGATAATTATTGTAACAAGGAAGATGGAGTGCGTAATTTGAAACGTTGTCTGGAGATTGTATATACCAAGCTGAACTTGTATAGACTAATGAAACCGGGAAGTAATTTGTTTGAAGAAGATATGTCATTGAAAGTCGCATTTCCGTTTGCAGTGACAAAAGATATTGTTGACAAGTTGATCAAAAAAGATCGTGATGAAAATATGCTGTTCCGAACGATGTATATCTAAATGTTGACTTTCAACAAGAAATAAATAATATTAACAAACTTTATTTTAACGTATTCTACGTTTGGATTTTACTTTTCTTTTTTTGTTTGCTTTTTTGGTTCTTTTGAATTGAGTCTTTCTTTTCGATTTTCTTTTTCCACCTGTACATGTTGGTTTACATGATACTTTTGGTTGGTCAAAACCATAACTATTTTTTTGGTCTTCTTCTATTTTGTGACATATGTTTGTTCGAATTGTATTTATATCATCATCTCCATATTTACGTTTATATAATCCTTTATGATTTATATCATATTTTAGTTCATAAATCATTTCAAAGATACTTTTAGTTTTTTTATTATTAAGTAAAAACAATGCTATTGGATCATCTATCTCAAGTGTGACAGGTATATTCAGAAAAAAAATACTGTTATTAGAAAAAATACTGTTAGAAAATAAATCACCAATAATATTAAATTTTAAATAAATACCTTCGGTATTTGGGCATTCTCCGGAATAATAAGTGCTTGGATTAGAATGTTTTTTTCCAATATTTTTTTTAAGATCATTCATTTCATCCTTTTTAAATGCAATAGAAGTATTTATTATATAAGGCATTATATAAAATATAAATATTATTTTTATTAATAATGAACAAATATTTATTTGTTCTTTCTACTTCTAGTTCCACTTTTCTTTCTGAGAACAAAATTCGGATTGTCTACAGCGTACAAAAGGCGAATCTGTTTTTTTGCTTTGGTTAAAGAAGTGCATTTGGATAAAACGCGATGTTTTTTTCTTTTATCCATCTTTCTTACAGTATAACAATTTCGACGTGAAACTTTGCGAATCGTATATGGCATTTTTATATAGTATGCATATAGATTTTTATAAAAAATTGATTACAAAAACATAAGATTATAATAACAGTATAAAATGCAACCATATAAAAAACGCCGCGTAGAGTCTCTAAATACTTCTATAAAAAGACTTAAAGAGCCAGCAATTAAACCGGTTGTTTGTGAACACATATGGGAAGAAGATGAAATTGACTTTATGTCAGGGTGGACAGAAAAGTCAATGAGTATTACGTATTGTATTTTATGCTATAAAACAAAGAAATAGTTTGTCATCTTAATATTCACTATAAGGAACATTGTTGCCACCACGATCAATAAGATACTTGTATTGATTCACTGTCATACACGCACATCCAGAACCATTGGAATAGGAATTGGGACAACATTCAGGTTTGAATTGATTGTTTGCGAAAAAAACGAGTTCACCTTCAGGAAGAGGAACAGGTTGTGTAGGTCTATTAAAAATACTTTGAGCAGCTGTGTTTGGTTTTCCTCCTTTTGCATATGTCAAACTTGGGTCCGACCAAGCAGAAGTATTCACAGAAACATCTTGATATAAATTATATGGTTCAGAATTACCATTGTTGATATTAGCACCTGTGAATCCCTCCTTAACATTTGGTTTTATTGCGTTTTTTAATTTTCCTGCAGCAACAGCAGCGGCAGCACCTTTTGTTTTGGGACCTGTAGCACCTTTTGCGGCACCTTTTTCAGCAGTTGCTTTTTGTTCGAATCCTTCGTAAAGGGGGGGTCTTGCACATGAACAAAAAATATGCAACATCATAATGAATAATACAACCAAAATGACTAATACAATTTCACTTCGAATGTTAAGTCTTAACTCCATTTATACATAATTCATAGATAATTATTTGTAACCATCTATAAAAAAGATTCAATGCAAGAGTTATAATCTTTTCTTTTTTGCCATTCGTCTTCTTCTTTTACATAAAAAAATCCCTTGTCTGTCAAAATATGATATACAGATTGTCCTAAACTTGCCTCTGAAAGCATTGTCACAATACCATATACTGTGATATCATTCGCACCATTTTCTTTATTCCATAGTTGTTGTCTTACGCGAATATCCTTTATCTTGCAAGATTCATCGAGCGATATAGGAATAGTTGTATCTGGTGAAAATCCATGATGAAACCACAAATGAATTTTATTCTTTTCCATATGAAATCCCATCTGTTTTGAAAGAATTTGTATCTCTTTTTCGAATATTTCGTCCCAATCACAAAAGAGGATACCCCCCACATCAATTGTTTTCGATGTTGTATTCAAACAATATAACCAAGATTCATTGTTTTCTATTTTTTTTCCATCTGGATGTTCTGAAACATATATCCATTTATCTTTATACAAAACCCGATGTTTTCCACTAACTATGATATCATATATATTAAATAATTCTTGATTGGTTGCATCCAATTGTAGAACAGCTGTTACTTCTACGTTGTTTTTTAACAAGTCACCAGGGCGTATTTCAGAAATACACGCCATTGAACCATCCTTTCTTTCTATTTTCGTATCTTTATCAAAACAACTAGGTAGAGATGGTATAGGACTATTAAATTTAATATGCATAACAACTCTTAGAAAGGCTATAATAATAACCAATGGTATACTAATTAGTTCAAAAACGACGCGCAAATAAATAGCATAATTTCCAAAAATAGGAAATATCATCAATGTAATAATCAAAGCAGCCATTACAATCAACGCAATGACAGTCAATTGTAAAAACGCACCGAAAAATGATTTTAATGTAAAATAACTACCCAATGCTGTATACATACCAGCTGCCAAAACACCATTTACTTTTTGCATACTATCACGAAACGCAAGCATAATTTTTTGAATGAAAACCATAATATTGGCAATACGTTGCATTATTTCCTGGCTTATATTTTGAATATATGTGCGTACATTGGAAACAATATTACGAACAGAAGTAATGACATCCGAAATAGCATTATATAAATCTTGTAATCCATAAGTAACAAAGGTCAATGGATCCACAGCATATCCTGTAATGGAAGTCAAAATTTGTTGCAAACAATAGTTAAAATTTTCACCTGTGTATTCGACAATGGTAGAATCATCGGGTTTATTGATGAAACCGGCAAATGGAATTACTTTTGGATTACATCGTTGTGCAGCCCAATCGTTCTTAATGGGGCCGATTTGTTTCATAATAGTTGTAAAGGCAATGACTGAAAACAAAATGAGACATAAGAATAAAAAAATAAAAAAGGATCCACCATATATATCAAAAAAATGTAATCCGTCATACATTCCATTAATAATTCTTGATGTATCCTTTTTAATTTCATTTATAGGGGGAGAAGGCTCCATACTATATGCACGGTGAATATTCATTTATATTTCTACTCTTTATCTAAAGAAGATTTATTTTTGCAGACGATAATCTTCCCAATCATAAAAGTGATGATTACCTAAAACAATAGAATGATCGCTTGTTACAAGACAACTAAGATATTCAGTGGTATGTTCTGGACATTTTATAGCGTCTGGATGTTCACTCACTTGAATATATGTAGTTTTATATAGAATATAATGTGTTCCTGTTACATAAATAGGTATTTCATTGACACCTCCTGGTAATGAATAAAAAGTTTCAAGGGGATTGGTAGCTATTTTCATTGTTGTTTTGACAATGGCACCATTTTCTAATACATCATTGAGTTGTATATCTTTCATCGCTAAAATAGAACCATTTTTTAATTTTACGAGGGTGGATGGGTCGAAACAAGATCCCAAATAACGTAATGTCTGTCCTGGTGGACCATTCCATGTAGATTGTGTTGTTTTAATAGTTCCTTCCATAATATACATAAGTGTTACAACTGTGCCTATAATCTTTCCTATCAAATGTTGTAAACCTATTCCCAATTTCTGTGATTCGACGGTTATATTTACAAAAACACCCATAATAGAATCAGAAATGCTGGCGATAAAGGTACGTATGTTGCTAATAACAATGCGTATTGAATCAATTGCATCGGTAAATCCGAAACCCATATTGGATAAACTGGATGTGATATATGTAAGCGGTTCTAACAAATAACCCATAAAATTAGTTTGCATATTTTGGACACAATATACAAAATCTGCTTGTATATCATCGGACAATGGCATAAACATAGGATTACATCTGTATTTTGGCCAGTCTTCTTTTATTTGAGTATAAAAGCTATAAATATAAATGGATATTGTCAAAGCGAAAAAACCTAAATTAACATATATTAAATATACCCAATCAATTCCCTTTGGCATAATTTACTATATCATAATATATTTTCAAATAAATCTTTGCGATTTTCTTTTTGATTGTCTTTTCGATTTTCTTTTTGTTCGTCCCTTTGAATTTCTTTTTGTTTGTCTTTGTGATTTTTTTTTTCTCTTGTATCCTCCTTTTTGTAAAGTTACACCGTCTGTTAATTTTTGTGTAAATAATTTATTACTGGCTGCTGCTACCAATGCTTGTTGTGAAACTACATCGGTTCCTGGTGCCATATTGGATGGATATATCGGTTTAACGGTAGAAATTTCAGCGGTTCCTGCATCTCCGCCTTTTTTACCTCCTTTTGCTGCTTTTAACAAGTTACTATGAGCTGTTATTGTTTGTTGATGTGCTAGATAAGCGGCTTGATATGGACTTCCTGATTGTTGTGAAGCATATTGTGGTTGAACAACACCTGGGGTTTGTTGTGGCATACTATATTATATGAAGAAAAATAAAGACTCTAATACTTTGAACGCGTTGTAAACTATAAAACATTTTATTTGCCATCATTATAAAATGGAACAAATGGATGACAAGGCACGGTTACAACTACAAAAGATGATCCAAGCCAATAATGTAGAAGATCAAACGGAATTAATACGTCAACTAAAACATAGTGAATTATTGAAAAGTGACGTAGCTTCTTTGGTGCTTTTAAAGAGTAAATATGGGGACGATATGGAAACGATAATGAATGAATCAATGATAGAATGTAGTTTTTTGTTTACTTATTATACTGATATTTACAATAAAATAAGAAAGGATGAGATAGATATGACTATTTTGTTTGATTTTTTGAATATATTGGAACAGATAGAAAAGGGTGAATTAGATCAACATGAAGGTTCATTTGCGGTTGGTACATTATTAAAGAAACTATATATAGACAGTGCTTTGAAGAAATCTGCTAAATTGGATGCACAATATGAAACGGTGGAAGAAAGGGCAGAACCGATTGATATTTCGTGGTCAAAATTCAAGAATGCAAGAATGCAGAGTTAATTTAAAATATACTACCTGTTTCTACATCTTCGAAAGCTTTTTCTTTTTTACAATATTCTTCAGTATCTGAGAATCCTCCGATAAATCTACTTTTATAGAAAACCATTGGAAATGTTTTGTATTCTCGTCCTGTTCTCTCTTTGATGAAATCTAAAAAGGAGAATTTGAAATTTTCCAAATAAGAATCGCATAATACTACTGTATAAGGTTTATCTAATGAATCAAGTAATTGTTTTACTTTATCACAGAATATACAATAACTTTTTGTATATATTGTGTACCCATTTATATCTGGTTCTTCAAAAGTGGGTGGCATCTCAATAACGTGGGATGTAGAATATGACATATATTATAGAAATTGTTTTGTCTTTAAATTGTTTTGTCTTTAAATTGTTTTGTCTTTAAATTGTTTTGTCTTTAAATTGTTTTGTCTTTAAATTGTTTTGTCTTTAAATTGTTTCGTCTTTAAATTGTTTTGTCTTTAAATTGTTTTGTCTTTAAATTGTTTTGTCTTTAAATTGTTTCGTCTTTAAATTGTTTTGTCTTTAAATTGTTTTGTCTTTAAATTGTTTTGTCTTTAAATTGTTTTGTCTTTAAATTGTTTTGTCTTTAAATATTAATTTTTGAAATCAAAATTTGTATCTTTTATCCATTTTTCCAAGATAGGGAAATCGATTGTATCTTTTTCAGAACATATTTCGATTGTTTTATTTGTAACGGAATATATACCTGATCCATATAAAAAGTATCCAATATTTTGAGAAGGATCTATCAAATGAATAGTATATATGTTTTCTCTCTTTGCAATCGTATGTATATATTTTGTGTTTATAATCATTTTTGACAATTGTAAAAATCTTACCATTTTGTATTTAATATTTTTATATTATTTACAAAAATATTTAAACCATTCTCTCGTATATATTATAAAATGCCAAAGAAGAATGTCTTTACAAAAACCTTGGTTATTGTAGAATCGCCTTCCAAATGTAAAAAAATAGAATCATTCTTGGGATCCGGTTATAAAGTCATTGCCAGTTTTGGACATCTGAGAGAAATCGCTTCTCTCAAAGATATCGATGTTGAAAACGGATTTTGTGTTACCTATTCCATCGTAAATGACGAGAGAAAAAGGAAACATGTCGAATGGATGCGTTCTGAAATAGCCAAGGTAGATGAGGTAATTTTAGCTACTGATGCAGATCGTGAAGGAGAAGCCATCGCGTGGCATATTTGTGACCTCTTTTCTCTCTCTATCCGCGAAACCAAACGCATCGTATTTCACGAAATAACCGAATCAGCTATTCTTTCAGCAATACATTCACCCCAAAAACTCAATATGCCCCTCGTATATTCACAGCAAGCACGACAAATACTCGATTTCTTAGTAGGATTTACCGTTTCACCCGTTTTATGGAAACATATATCCAACTCACTATCCGCCGGCCGTTGCCAAACGCCTGCTTTGCAAATTATTTACGACAACGACAAAGAAATTCGTAATCATCAAGGTAACACTGTCTTTCAAACTACTGGCTATTTTACATCCTTGTGTCTTCCTTTTTCTCTTATTACGAATTTTACCGAGAGAGAAGAGGTACATTCTTTTATGGAAGAATCAACCAATTTTTGCCATCTTCTCTCTGTATCTTTACCGAAACGTATATATTATGAACAACCAAAACCATTGACTACATCACTGTTGCAACAAAAGGCTAGTAACGAATTGCATTTTTCACCGAAAGAAACAATGCGTTTGGCACAACATCTATATGAAGCGGGACATATTACTTATATGAGAACTGATAGTAGTGATTATTGTGATGAATTTCTCTCTTCTGTTAAAAAATGGATTCTATGTGAATGCAATGATACATCCTTTCTTTCTTCTTCACTCTTTTCAATAAAAAAGGAAAAAACATCTGCGCACGAAGCTATTCGTCCTACTCATATTGAATACCGTGAAATTCCTGATTCAGAAACAATAACAGCTAGAGAAAAAAAATTATATAAATTAATATGGGAAACTACTGTGGAAAGTTGTATGTCTGCTGCGGAATACGATTCCTTGACAGCAACTATATCAGCACCTCAAAAACGATACTACGAATACAAATGTGAACAAATTGTATTTTCTGGATTCAAAATTATTAAAAAAAAGGGATTGAATGATTCAAAGGAATTTGCATTTCTCTCACGAGAGAAAAGGGAAAAGGTTATCGAATGCCTTTCTATTCGAAGTGAAATGACTTTACAAGGAAAGGGACAACATTATACAGAAGCAAGATTGGTTCATTTATTGGAGCAACAAGGTATTGGTCGTCCTTCTACCTTTTCTTCTCTCGTAGAAAAGATTCAAGAGAGAAAATATGTTGTAAAAAAGGATATACCTGGTATAAATGTAGATTGTTCTGTTATGGAATGGCGAAGAAATGAAATGGGAAATGGAATGATTAGTGAATCGATAATCAAGAGAGAAATAGGCGCAGAAAAAGGAAAATTAGTCATTCAACCCTTGGGGGTTCTTGTTTGTGAATTTATATCGCAACATTTTACTTCTCTCTTTCGATATGAATATACAAATGAAATGGAAGCAGCCTTGGATTTAGTAACAAGTAATAAATCAGATTGGCAAGCAATTTGTTCTTCTTGCTATTCTATTTTACAAAAATGTTTAGAAGAAGTGAAAATTGGAAAGAAAAAAGCAGATATTGTGATTGACGAAGAACACACCTTTCTTATAGGAAAAAACGGACCTGTTATAAAGCGTGTAGATGCAAAGGATGCATCAGTGTCTTTTCTCTCTGTGAAACCGGATATTACATTGCAGGGAACTTTTTCTTTGTCTGAAATTGTAGACGATAAAAAGGATACAAAAAGAGATATGGGTTTATATCAAGGGAAATCAATTATTGTACAAAAGGGGAAATATGGATGGTATACAAAATGGGGTGATATCAATGTGTCCTTGTCTATTCTCATTGGAAATAGACCCATTGAAAACATTTCTCTCGAAGAAGTAATTGCAGCCATTGTTTCCAAAACATCTACCTCAAATATAGTAAGAAAAATAACCGATACAATAGATATCCGGAAAGGTGAATATGGTGATTATATTTTCTACAAAACGGAACGAATGAAACGTCCTGCCTTTTATAAACTCGATGGTTTTAAAGGTGATTATAAAAGAGGACATATTGATTTGATAAAAGGGTGGATACGAGAGAAATATCAATTGTCGATATAATCCTAGACGCGTTTCCACGAACAAACACCGTTTTTATTGGGTTTGGATATATACATGTTCCCATCGTTTCCTTTTACTGTTTTTCCACAGAATTGGTTGGCGGGGAGAGATGGTGAAGGTCTTCCTTTAAATCGTTTCAATGTTTTACTATGATTCTGTATCGCTTTACGTCCAGAAACATCGCGTATTTTTTTCGTCATATTTTGCCTTTCTCTCTTTGTTAAATGGAGGGGATTCGTTTTTGTGTTTAGGGCATATTTTAAATTGTTTATCCAAGAAGACTTGCACGACCCCTTGCACGTTCCTTTTCCTATACTCGAGAGAATACGCATTGCTGAGTTATATGTACCAATAAATGGCATTTATATTCTATTTAGAAAAAATAAAAAAATATAGTTATTATATAATAAAATGCAGGGGTTTTTTACAGGAATAAAAGGGTATTTTAACAGAGAGAGAGTGAAAGAAATTGGAGATATTGGTACAATTTATAGTGTGACTAATGGAAAAGTTACAGGGGAGAATTCAATGACTGCAAAAATGAATGCAACAAATAGACCAAATTATCATATATCAAATTATCCCCCTGGTGTAGAAGTAGAAATAGATGATCAATATTATGACAGTACCTCAGCTGCTTTATTTATTTTTTCAAAACCAAAAAATAAAAAAGTCAGTGATACAAACGATTGGGTGAGTATACAGGGTTCACAAATTAAAGAAGGAGAGAGATCCAAAATAATAGATCCAATAGACAAAAAAGAATATATTAAAAATGAAAATAATCAAGAGGAATATATATTTATTCCAAAAAATGGTTATGTTAAATATAATATATTAAAAGCGGGAGGTCCATCTAAAGGCGACTTATTTTATAAAAAAATTATTGATTATAATACTAATACAACAACTTGTAAAGCAAAAAGATATTATTTTGATGGTGATAAATGGGAAGAAAAAGGAGAAGTAACATATACATGTAATGATGGAGTTTTTACTAACCCTGAACAATATGGTGTAGTATATGTTGGAGATCAACAAATTAGATCTGAAGTTAGTCCTATGACAAGTGGAGGAAAAAGAAGAACAAAGAAAGGTAAAAGAAAAAACAAGAAAAGTAAAAGAAGAACAAATAAGAAAAGAACAACCAAGAAATATAAAACGAAAAAAAGACAATAACTTCTCTCTTTGTTTGGAATAAAGAGAGAAACAAGCAGTTCTTATGAAGCTTTTAAGGTGGTGATTTTTTATATGATAGTAATTGTGGTGTTAAAACGTTGAAAATCAAGGTAAACGAGTGATTGAATTTACCAAAATCAACCAATTGACCATTGTGATAGCGAAGTTTGACACGAATACGTCGTATTCTTTCGGCTGGTGGGTTAAACACCTTGATGTTTTCATTTACAGGAAATTCAAAAAATTGCGACACAGGAGGTGATTCTACAGGTATTTTTGCAAAGGCGGAATTATGAACACCCAATGTGGAATTGGTTGTTGTTGTAAAACTATCTACAGAAAAGGGTATGGTCTCATCAATCGAATTAAACCCTACAATTTCCATATAAATATAAGCATCACCCATTAAATTTATTTTTTGATTAGCTTGGATATAATTTACATATGTATTGTAATAACCAACATCAGGTGTCAACCAATAACCATTATCTCCACTCTGTAATGCTTCACCGTAATAAAAACGCGGATAAATATTGGGAATGGCGTTTTTAACAGAATTAACAGCACATCGAAAAAATCCAAGATAGCTAGGAAGCCCCCAATTTTGATATTCAGGCATTTGTGAAACAAATGTAGCGCAAGGATTTGTGAATAAATCGGATTTTAATTTGTACAAGTTGGAATCGTTTGTCAAAACAAAAGAAGAACTTTTGTTTCCAAACCACAAGGTTTGTGATACGTTATTATATGCTACAACAAACTGATTGTAACCTCCCATTTGTATAAATTCTTTACTTAATGCATCTTGATTTGTAGCTTTTAAATATTCCAATACAATCAAATTAATTGTTTGATTCATTTGGTTGGTGATTTCTGTAGCTATTTGTCCTGGATTATAGAAGCCTTGTGTAATAGCAAATAAATATTCCTTGTCTCCATATGCAGTAAGGGCTGCATATATAACCTTTTGTATTTTCGTAATCTCAGGATGGGGGTCTCCTATTTGATGTTTTCCTTCCGAGTCTATATAATCTACAGGTAGATAATCAGTAGGATTGTAAATTTTGGTAATTTTAAATGTCATTGTTAAATTTCCTCGTTCTACAGAAAAGGTGTTGTAATTGGATGGGAAACAGTAGCTACCCAAACTGACGGATGCTACATTTAGATAATCGGAAGGCAATTCGATTTCAAAATTGCACGCATCAGGCCATTTGAAATAGTCTCTGTCTTCTGAATGTATACTGACTACTTTTTTTTCAATCATATATTCTTTGCTATTTGGAATCAAAGGATAATTTGTATGTGTTTCAAACCGACTCATTTGTATATATTTATGAAAAAAAAAAGAGGTATTTAAATGCACAACCCCTTTTTTTCTAAAATGCAATAGATGCAAGGATAAAAAATATATACAAAATATACATCATGTATACTTCCAATCAATCTTTAAAAACGGGTTCCACATCGATTGTAAAATCATTTCCTGCTTCTCCTGTGTTTCAAACGTGGAAATATGCGAATTACAAGGGTATACCCAATTATTTAACACCTACTAATTTGAATGCAAATGTTTATATACCCAATAATTTGGTAGTCGGAGGTACAATTAGCAATCCATCAGACATTTGTATAAAAGACAATATTATAGATATTGAACAACAGTATCTAGATGGATTTATGCAATTGTCTCCCAAACAATACATTCTTATAAAAGAAACGGATGGAAAGCCTCATTTTGGGTTTATAGCACAAGATGTAGAACCATTGTTTCCACATTTAGTAAATGAAATAATTTCCCTTGAAGTTGAAGGCTCTTTGGAATCAACTGAATGTCCAAAGGAAATGAAAACTATAAATTATTTAGAAATGATACCTTTACTTGTTCTTAAAATCCAAGATTTACAAAGACAATTAGATGAATGCAAACAATATATAAATGAGAGATAATAATATCATTTTATAATATACAGATTAGAAAGATGGATACATCTTTATCGAAAAATATTACTAATATATTGCATAATATTTACAAGGGTCTTTTGATAGTATCCGTCATTATTTTAGCTATAACAAGTGGTATTTATTCTCTTAATGCGGTTCGTGGTTCCTTATTAGGTTATCTTTTCCTTTTAACAACAGTATTTCTCTGTTTTACAGAAATTGTATTAGGTTATGTAAACAGTCCATCGGGTTCCTTGATGTCATTACTATTTTCAATTTTCCCATTGTTATTTTTGTCTCTTGTTTATATGTCACTTTTCAAAATATTCTTTTTAAACCAAGATAGGATTGTTTCAGGGAACGTTGCATCTGGATATAAATTGTATACTAGGTCACTAGTAGGATTGATTATTTTGCAAGTAGCTATTTTGTTGTATAGTTTTGAAAAGGATGTATTCAAGGTGAAGAAAATGTTAGATATAGCAAGTTCATCGGGGCTTATGTTATTAGGTTTATTGACCTGTGTGAATGCATATATTATTAATACCATTTTGTTTTTTTATTCGACGGATGGATAATATTCTACAAATGATTGGCTTGTATAAATTTAAATGTCAATCCATAATGATAGTCGGTTTCCCAAATACCTGAAATTTTTACCATAAACATAATAACAGACGGAAAGGAATAAATTTTGTCTATATTTTCCAGAAATAATTTGATGCATCCATTTTTCATTTGTTCATGTATTTTGTATTGGGGTATTTTATTTTTGATATAAACTTTTTTCAATAAATCTTCTTCAATGTTTTGTAATTTGTCTACAATATCTTTGTTAGGGAGAATGGGAAAGGTGCATTTGTATTTGTTATAATATTTTTCAAAATGAACATTGTTAAGAGGGATTAGTATATTGAGTCCATTTAAAACAAAGAGGGGATTGGAATAAATGATACGTATAAAATTACCTTCATTCATTATATTGTTTTTGATAGGTTCACAGAAGAATAAATTGGAATTATCATATTGTTCGGTTGTTTTCGCAAGATTCATAATATATATAAAGTAAATCTGTTTATATATTATTGCAAAAATACACATTAAACATAAACGTAAGAAATAGAAATAAAGAATCAAGGTATACAATACAAGGCAACAGAATGAAATTTCTGGAGACACATTTTGAAGAATATATACAATCCTCTGAAAAGGTAAATTTGCATCCCAAATTGGAAAAAATATTTCAATCATTTCCATCAAAAATTTCGGATTTTAAAAACATTGTTTTTTATGGACCCAAGGGAGTTGGAAAATATACACAGATGTTGAAATCCATACGAAAATACAGTCCATCCGATTTAAAATATGAAAAAAAAATTAGTGTTACTTTTAACAAGCAACCTTATTTCTTAAAAATAAGTGATATTCATTATGAAATAGATATGTCTCTTTTGGGTTGCAATTCTAAATTATTATGGCACGAAATTTATATACAATTGGTTGATATTATTTCTGCCAAACAGGAAACATCTGGTATCATTGTATGTAAATCATTTAATCATATACATAATGAATTACTAGAAAATTTTTATAGTTATATGCAACAAAACAATGCGAATTCAGTAGATTTGAAATATATTTTAATCACAGAAGAGGTCAGTTTTATACCAGATAATATTTTAAATTGTTGTGAAATTATTCATGTCCCAAGACCGACACGTTCTATATATAACAAATGTCTCAAAACAAAAATGAGAATTGATGTTCCCTTGGAACATATTTCGAATATAAAATTATTAGCTTCTCTACCGTTGACAGAAGAATCCGCTTTGTGTGAATTATTACAACCACATAAAATAATATGCGACAAGATAATACAAGAAATACATGATATGCAAAATATGAAATTTATTCGTTTACGTGATTATTTATATGATATTTTAATTTATAATTTGAATATTACGGATTGTATTTGGTATATTTTATCTGTATTTATTAAGCAAAATAAAATAAAGAAGAAGGATTTATCTATTCTCTTTATAAAAACCTATACATTTTTTCAATATTACAATAATAATTATAGACCGATTTATCATTTAGAAAACTACATATTTTTTTTGATGTCATTGGTGCACGAAATGTAAGATATGTATAAAAGGTTTAGAAGTTTGTATTATTGTAAATAATGGATATTCAACAAGCTTGTCAAATATTACAGTTAGACAAACTGGTTTCTCTCGCAGAGGTAAAGAGGCAATATTATCGAATGGCGTTGGCGAATCATCCAGATAAAAATGGAAGTACTGCAAGGTTTCAGGAAATAAACGAAGCATATGAAACTATACAGAGAGAATGGCAGGAAGAAGAGGAAGAAGAGGAAGAAAAGGTAAACAACAATTCGTATGCTTTTTTTCTACAATCTTTTTTAGGGGAATGGTTTCAGCCTGATGATAAAATATATGATATTCTTCTTTCAATGATGCAAAAAGGATGTCATAATGTTACATTGCAGATATTTGAAAAGATAGATAGAGAGACAGCGATTCATTTATTGCCTTTTATTATTCGTTTCAAGGATATTTTACGTATAGAAGAAGAAACAATGAGGCAGTTACAAGATATTTTGGAAAAGAAATGCCAGGAGATAGAAGCTATGGTTGTGCTTCGACCTTCTTTGCAGGATTTAATGGAAAACAATGTATATAAATACGAATATAAAGGAGAACGTTATTTTGTGCCATTGTGGCATAGTGAGATGGTTTTTGAAGATGTGGATGCGAATGATTTTGTCATTAAATGTGTACCTAATCTACCTAAAAATATAACAATAGATGAGAATAACAATATACATATTTATTGCGAGCCTATTTCGTTGTCTCTTTCTCTCTTGGAGACAAAAACGATACAAGTTTGTATTGAACAAAGACAAATGTATATACAAACAGACAAATTATTTCTTAGACGGGAACAGATGTTTGTTTTCAAGAGAATGGGGATTGCGAAAATAAACGAGAGAAATATATACAATGTGGAAAATCGTAGTGATATTATATGTCATATAACTCTCAAATAATTAGTGTTATGGTATTTCTTGGTATTGACTTCGAATTGATTGGCAACAAAAAAGATAAAATAATACATAACAAAGGACAAGGAATATAAACGACGGGAGCAATAATTTAGATAAAAAAATAATGATATTATTTTCCTTTTTATGACCAAGAGTTGTTTCAAAATAGTCGGAAATAGTAGTCAATTTTAATATTGGTTTATGGGATTCATTAAATAGAGAATAATAATCATAATAGAGTGTTTTTGATTGTAAATCCACCAAAAATACGAGATGATATATATTGTTATGTACATGTTTTGTTTCTATACCTAATGCACGAATCATTTCTATTATTTCGGTATGTTCCCATATTACAATGGCATCTGTGAAAGACAAAGCATCTTTTTTGATATGTTGTAATACTTTTTTATATTCTCCGATACAAAAATTGCTGTGAATTGTTTTATAAAAGGGGAAATAGATATGTAGATTATTATAAATGGTTTGTGCTGTAATCCACATTCGTTGTGATTTTTGACATTGTTTGTTTGTATTAATGGAATTGGTATTTTGTATGCACATTTTTTTTTCGTGAAAACTGGATGTGTATATGGCGATACGACTTGTTTGGGGTATCCAAGTTTGAAAATATAAATGCCAATTATTTGCACGTTGATAACCCTTTTTACTACAGCAAGGATTGTCTTTGTTATGTGGTTTGTCACAATGACGCAAGAACCAAATTCGTTGCAAACCGACTGCTAGTTGGATATAATAGAAAAACAAATATAGTTTCATTTGATTATATTTGTTTTGATTATCTTTATTTTGTTTTTATTGGATTCTTATTGGATAAAAAAAAAGTTTCGTTTATTTTACAACAACAATAGTTTATTTTACAACAACAACAATAGTTTACTCAATAGCACTTGCTATCTTTTTCTTAACAATCTTCTTCTTCTTTGGCTCCGCATCCTGCTGCTCATCGACAAGGGTCTTTACTTCTACATTTACTTCCGCTTTTACCTCTTCGACTTTGATTTTCGTCTCAACATTTTCCAACTTGATTTCCTCGTATTCTTCTTCCTCATCCGAATCTTCAACTTCTTCCACATTCTTTCGAAAGGGAATATCATCTTGGTCGATTACATCCACAACTGGTGGGATAGTAGACTTTAACTTTTCCTTATCTGAAGTCTTCAATTGAATAAAGCATTGTCCTGATAAAGCTCCACGTGGTTTTTGTACAACTACCTGAACCAATTTCCAAGTAACACCAAACTTACCATTTGCAAACCAAATTCCACCGCACTGGATAAGTGCTGCAACATTGGTTCCCTTTTGAATTAATTCCATAGGTGTAATCAATGGATTTTCTGAATTAGGGAAAAGTTTCTGGAAATCATCATCATATACCTCGACTCTGAAAGATCCTTCCCACGAAGGAATTTTGACTCGCAGAGTAGGTGCTTTGTTGTAATCTGGTTCACCGGTAACTTTATCTTTACTATATTTTAAAATGGGTGTATATAATGCTTCTACTACTTCTGAATTTTTATGTACTTTTCCAAACCACTCTTTTGAATTAATTAAAGCATCATCCTTGATTTTTTGTTCAAAAGCCTGGATGTTCTTAAGAAACGCCTCAGTATCAGGATTTTTATATTCTTCTCTGGGAAATTGCAGAGACATTTCAAACTTACCGTTTCCCTTGCCCGTTTGTGGATCTTGGAAATCAGATGCTCCCCAGGTGAGAAGCAATGGGGTTGAAATACGAATACCAGTATTTGTGGTCTTGTTCAAGATATTAACATTCTTTCCACCTGAACTATTTGCCTTGGGAGAAGAATACTTGATATTCTGCACATTGAATTGAGTACCGTCGATGATTGTATCAGCCATTATAACAACTTTATGATATATTACATTGTCAAATCTTTAAATCAATTTTTTTTTAAAATAACGAAAAAAGCATAAAGTATTGATTTAATTGTACTATCTCTCATTGAAAATAAATAAAAAAGAAAACCAATACAGAAAGATTTTATTTATAGATATATATTATATGAAAGAAAAAAATACAATAACAGATAAAATGGAGGAGTATATTCAATATTTGAATGAAAAAAGTGAAGCATATATGAAACAAAGAGAGAAAGTAGCAATAAAGCAAGATGAAAATGATAATGAAATAGTTCAACATACAACAGATATAATAAGACAGAAATGGAATGTACAACAATTAAAAACAACAGCAAAAAAATATAAATTAAAAATATCGGGAAACAAAAATGAATTAAAATCGCGTATTTTCTATCATTTGTATTATTCAGAACATGCAACCAAGATACAGAAATTATTTCGTGGAAATTTACAAAGAAAGTACAATGATTTGCACGGACCTGCCTTTTTCAAGAGAGAATTATGTACAAATATGTGTGATTTTCTCTCTATGGAGGAAATGAAAACATTACCTTATTCTCAATTTATTAGTTATAAGGACAATGATGATTTCATTTATGGTTTTGATATTATTTCTCTCTATAATTTACTTGTAAAAACAGGAAAGGATGCAAAAAACCCCTATAATAGAAATTCTATATCTCATACTATGATGCACACGATGAAGCATCTGATAAAATTGAGCAAATTATTAAAAATACCAATAGATATAGAAATAGAAGACATACAAGTGACACAACAAAAGAGTATAGAGTTGCGGGTGTTGGATTTGTTTCAAGTGATTGATTCTTTAGGAAATTATAGTGATCCTGCTTGGTTTCTCTCATTGAATAGACCAGCATTGCAGAAATTTACGAGAGAATTGATGGATATCTGGAATTATAGGGCACAGATAGCGGACGAAGTTAAAAAGAACATTTGTCCTCCGTATGGTGATCCTTTTCGTGGATATATGATGCATCATTTGTATCAAATGCAGAATATTTCACAAATGCATCTTTTTATTTTGCCTATTATAGAAAAATTTGTAAAAATGGGTATAGACAAAGATAGTAAAGCTTTAGGTGCTTATTATGTATTGGGTGCTTTGACATTAGTAAATGAAAATGCGGCAGCGTCACTTCCGTGGTTGTTTCAATCGGTTTCGTATATTTAGGTCTTTCTTTTTTCATTTGTGACTTCTTCACATCACAAATATATATTATTTGCGTTAAATAACTTAAAAAGTAAATATTAAGGTATAGTATAATGGCTAGAACCAGTAAACCCACCACAACCACCACCACCTCCAAGACCACTGAACCGGTTGCGCTTTCTGTTCCTGTTACTACAGAAGTAAAGAAGACTACCAAGGCAAAGGTAGCTAAGAATGTTATTGAACCGATTATTGATGTAAAGGCAGATGCTACGATTGATGCTTCTGTTGATGTAGAAATTATTCCTACCGATTCGTCTCTTACTGATCAATCGATTGATTTCCTTGCTAAGCTTCAGCAGGTGAGTGTTCTTATTTCTTCTTTGAAGAACGAGTATCGTGTTCTTGAAAAGAAGTGGAACCGTGAACTTAAGATTGCTCAGAAGCAAAATTCGAAGCGTAAAAGAAAATCAGGAAACCGCGCACCCAGTGGTTTTGTTAAGCCCACACGTATCAGCGATGAGCTTGCGTCTTTTTTGGGAAAAGACAAGGGTACCGAGATGGCACGCACTGCTGTGACTCGTGATATCAATGCTTACATTCGCACCAACAAGTTGCAGGATGTGGACAATGGTCGCAAGATCAATCCTGATGCCAAGTTAGCTGCTCTTCTTAAGTTGAAGAAGACAGATGAGTTGACTTATTTCAATCTACAGAGATATATGAGTCCTCACTTTTCCAAGAATGTAAAGGTAGAGGCTGTTATTGCTGCAGAGGCAACTGCGTAAATCGTAAATCGTAAATCGTAAATCGTAAAACGTAAAACGTAAATCGTATAAAAAAATAATAAAAATACATTTATTATTTTTTGAATAGAGGAAACATAAGTTTCAAAAGGAGGAAGCGTAAGCTTCAAAATTGGGAAAGGAACAATCTTGTTTACAGAACAGTGTCATGTATGTTAGTAAAAAGGGGTCCAAATGGGGTTGCCAATACAATACATCATGTATTGTAATTTTTTCTTCAGATTCTAAAAGTTGAATATTTTTGTTGAGAATAAAATGAAAGGCAAAGGATTCGTCAAGTGTTTGTGTTTTGAGTATATCCCATAATGAAAGGACATAAATATTTTCTCTTAGAAAAAAAAGGGTATATTTTTTTGCGTATAAATCGACATTATTATTCATATAATATTTTTAGATAATATATAAAACGTAGTAGTATTACGTAACTTGAAACATTTGATTAATATGCAAGAGTAAAGGAATATTGATATCATATTGCATTTTTTTTTTCAACCATTCATAAAATGAAATTTGTTTTCCAGAAGAAAGAGACATATTATATTTGTATTTTTTGTACATTTTTATGGTTTTTAATAAATGAAAAGAAGAAGTATCCACAGTATTATAATCCGTCCCCGAAAGAACACAAATTTCCCGCAATTCTTCTTGTGAAAATCCAAGATGATGTAAAATATCTCGTACAGAATACAATGTCAAATGCGCATTATTTAATTGCACATTACGAACAATGCGTTCACAACCATATACAAACATATCCATATCCTCGCTCATACAAGCCCATACCTTTCCTCGCTTTACAAGCAACGCACATTCTTCGTCAGCCTCTCCTTCTGCCTCTATAATAGTATATCCAAAGGAACCAATAAGTTTCTTAACATCCATTATATTTTCATATGACAAATAAACCGCACGTCGTTTCCACTGTAATAATTCCTCCTCTAATGCACCACGTTCTTCTTCCGTGCTTGCATTCCAACGTTCCAATAACAAAGTACATTGATTCTTCGCCTCCCATCTATCTTGCCTTCTTTTCTGTAAAAGGTCTCTTTTTTCAATAGGGGCTTTCCCATCGAAAACAAAGATAGGAGAAATATTGTAGCTTTGAAACAAGGACAATAAAATAGTCATATGCGGAAGCAATGCATTGTCTGTAGCAAATTTATACATATAATTATGTGCATCAATACAAATAGTTCTGTTTGATAATACAGAAAACGAATGCATCTGTATCGATTTTTTGCAATGTTTCATTAAATATTGATTCAAATGTCGAATACCCATATAGTTTATATTCTTTGTTTCAAATCTCATTTTTATTTCAATTTTCTTTTCTTTTCTGTTTTCGTTTTTGTATTGTTCCTTTGTTTCATTGTTCTACATACTGGATTTTTCGTATTGTCCCTTGAAAAATCTGTAATTATATATGACGACCTTTTCGGTGATTTGCTTTTACCGCGAATAGGAAATGCTTTGTTGATGAGTTCATCGAATTGTTTCTTGGTAATAAATACATCTTCACCATCACAAGGATGTGTTTCTTTTGATATAAAAAACGAAGCAAGACCATTCGTGGTAAAAGATGCGGATGCACGTATTTTTGTCATATCAAAAAAAACCGCTTTATGGATATTGTTGTCATATAAAATAATGCGACAAACAGGATTACCGTTTTTTTTATATATTTCCGCAGTCGTAAAAAACATATTGGAAACAGTAAAATGTTTCACCAAGGTGATTCTGTATAATATATTTAAATAATTACCGTGGGCATACACATTAACATTATCGTATGTATTTTCTTCTTTGATACAGTCCAAAGATGTTTCATAATTACTGTCGGTAGTAGATTGACAATTATGTACAAAGTCTTTTGAATTATCCGAGCAAGGATGATGAAACCCTGATTCTTTAAAGGGAATAGCGGTTACTATATCACCTTTGGTGGCAAGTCTTGAAAATGCGATTTTTTTTTGTTTTATATATTTGCAAAATTGTTCACTTACATATTGGTTCATACATCTGAGACTAGCCACTGTAAAACATCCGATTTGTTTTTGTAGAAAATTATAATCAGACGAATTGTATGGATGTGTATCTCGTATTTTAATCCAATAATAAGAAAAAATAGTACTCAATGCACCACCAATAGAATGACCTGTCGTCATTATTTTTACAGAATTCGGATTTACACTTTTCAAATGATGAACACATAAATAACGTATCGATTCAAGCAACGTATGTATTATTTCCATTAAAATTTTTAACAAACTGTAAATATACCCTTCTTTATTCACATTAAAAGGAAACAAGGAATCAAAATTCAGAAAATTTGACAGTGTCTTGGGGCTATATGCTCCTCGAAAAGTGACCCAAATAGTATGCGGAATTCGTTTATCTGCAATAACGTATACTTCACCATAATTGGAAGTAGCAATTGATATATAACTTACAAAATGATTAGCACATTTTGCGTGTAATCGCGCCTTTTTCCCTTTTTCTTCATCATTCACAATATTAATACGTTTTGCCATATTGTTTTCACCATCTGAAAAAGCAATGTATTTCTTACCTTTTCTTGTAAAAGTAGGAATAGAATGTGACGAATCATTTAAATGAAATATTTTTTCATCGTTGAATATATCTTCTAAATGTGCTACATCAATACATTGCATTATTTTTTCACTAATAATAGGGCCAAAAATGGAACAGTATTTTTCTACAAATTCTGCGTCATCTAAATAGGTTAATCTTGTTAAAACAACACCGTAAAAAGATATAAAGGTGATATTTCCATATTTTTCATTTTTTATTAATTTCATTTTGTAATACTATTACTTTACAATAATAATATAAATTACTATTGAAAAAAAAATGAAATGATTATTATTATGTTCCTCTGAAACAAGTATCTAATAAAATGAAAACACGTTCACAAACGAAAATATTACAAGAATTGTCAATCGATTTTGACGAATCGAGTGCTGCGTGGCGTTCCAACAAGAAATCCATTGGAAATGGAATGTACAAGTATACATGTAATAATGAAAAACCGTGTGCACGCTTTGCATTACCTTTCACTACCTTTTGTAAGTATCATTCCAAAACAAAGGATTAATTATTTTGTCATTTATATTAAGAAAAAAATAATATATAATTAATATAAATGGAACCCTTTTTTATTGAATCGAAAGATTATGCTATTCGGGAAAGAGGTCCGGTTTTTTATAAACGCGATCAAATTGTATTGCAATTTGATGAAAGTATAAATGAAAATGAAAATACCCAAGATACACACTATCATTTTTTTAAGTGGGATATAAGTTCTAATAATAAAGGTAGAGAAAGAAATGATAATTATGATATATCTGGATTATTAGTACAGGGAAATACATATGCATTTTCTGACATCTTGAATCCCACGAAGGAGCCACAAATGTTGAAATACATAAAGACGACAGGTGATTTTCTTATATTTGGTGAACCTACTACTTCAGGTGGTAGAAGAAGACGACGGACGAAAAGACGGCGATCACGACGACGAAATAGAAGCAAACGATATAATCATCATAGATGAAACTAATGGACTTTATCAACCAGTCAGTCCTAATGGACTTTTAACCAGTCAGTCCTAACGGACTTTTAACCAGTCAGTCCTAACGGACCTTATCCCCATTCAGATGCTGTCATTCGCATATTTTTCAATAAAAACAATTCCTTCCTTTCTTTCGGATTTATATTGGATAAAAAGGATTCCATACATTCAACCCCTTGTAAAATAGATGGTGATTTGTATTTTTTTTCAATAAAATCACAAAAGGAACCGACATTCTTTTGTGTTTTTCGAAAGACAAACAGCGCATTACCATTGTTATGCTTCGACCACGAGAGAAAATTTTCATAATTATCCAATAAAACCATTGTAATAATAAAATATGCCAATACATTGGTTTTCTCTCGATAACTATTTTTTGTATCCCGATGTATTATATCTTTATAACGTAAACCCATAAAATGCAATACCTTTACCATTTGAAAAAAAGAAAAGATAATTTCAATTCGCATTAAAATATCAAATGTAGAGAGAAAATACGATTCATCTCTTTTTTTAAACGTAGTAGAAAAAAAACTACAAAAAACAGCATTCCATATACGTGCCCATGTCTCTGTATATGCTTCATATAAATTTACTTTGGAATCTACTGGAAACATGTGTAATATTCTCTTGTTACAATTTTCCAATGTCATATTTGAAAAATCCAGTGCAAAATTATGAAATGTCTCGTGAATCAATACCTTGAACCATTCCTCCTTTCTATATACCACAATCTCACTGACACGAGGACATGTATAAGTAAAAGCCGTATTCACATGATGTTGATCCAATATTGTTTCATTCGAATCTGGTAATTCCTTCAAAAGAGAGGTCTGATACAAAAAAAGATGCAATTCGTGAGAACAATGAGTGGCTGAATGTGCGTGAACAATATAGAGCCATAATATAATTCTCTCTACATAATCATTGTATATCTCTTCTTTTTCTTTATCCCCTTTTTCTTTATCCCCTTTTTCTTTATCCCCCTTTTCCAAAATGAAATGAATAGTTATTTTACGATGAAAGAGAGAAAAGGTATAAGTAAATACAGTTTTTGAAAATGTTTCAATATGTTCCATCACATCTTCTGGAAAGCTAGACCGCTTAAAAGTAATCGGTTTCGGTATATCCTTTATATTATAAACAGATCGTTTTGATAACTTTATCCATTGCGAATCTTTACGTTTCTCTTGATGAAACCATCGTTGAGCTTCTATCACGAGAGAAAATAAGGAAAGAATATTATTTCGTTTATTTATATGAATAGGCTGAATACATTGATTGTCCATAAAAAAAGATAGCAACTCCGCGCTTGGATTCGTCCACTTCATAGTATCTATATATATGTATATAAAATACTTTCATTATTTTGAAATGGAGAGAATATAAATATACATTTTTACAATCGCCTTTTCAAAGGATTCAATCATAGGCGTGTTAATAATTCTCTTGTACAATGGTATATATATATTTTCTGTGTATACAATAATTGGTTTGTACATCTTTGTATAATGTTTCAACGCTATTATAATAATACGAATCATTTTATTACAATAATACGTAATATGTTCATCTATAACTTGCAAGGAGAAACGTTCACTTGTTAAATAATACCCAATATCATTATATAGTTCACCCTTTTTATCCAAACATTTATTCAATATAGGTCGTATATATTGCATACATGCAATCAAACGTTTACAATTCTGTATCGTCTTTGGTAACCCAGACAGCAATGTATTGATTTTATTCGGTGAATACTTATATGTAAATAACCGTAACCTTGTATGAGTATCCAAAAAAGATACCATATACATTGATGTATCTTCATTCAATAACGATCTGTATATTGGTACGAATGTATTATTCTCTCTCATTATGTATACAGATCATAACAATAATAAAAAAGTTTTCAATTTTTATAAAATAGACGGGGGAGGACGCAATTCGTGACGCACCTTCATCAACGTTTCAAACAAAACAGGCTCGGATCCACGCTGATGATGCATTAATTTGGCACGCTTGGTAGCCAATAACAAACGTTTCAATTCTTCATTCTGATTAAATTTTGCCTTTTGTGCTTGATACATTTCCTGTTCTGAACGTTTGGGGAAAAAATGAGGATCCATTGTTACCTCTTTGGGTCTCAACAATGTACCCTTAAATTTACCTGTTTTACCACCCGCCGCTTTCGCCATTACTGTATCCTTTGATAATTCTGTTCCTGAATCGAGTGAAAAGGACAAGTAAAATTCTGGGTTATTTTCTTTGAATTTTGATGCCTGGTAATAATGCTCGACTGAAGACCAACGATGGTTGTCCAATGTAAAAGGATCCACCCAAAAATTCGATAATTTCTTTCGCCAACTCGGTATATTTGCTAATTCTGAATAATCACGTAACTCGGATTCAGGTACCTTTTCCCCAGCACCCTTTCCAGGCAACGGTTTGTCATTTGATTTGGAATAAAAAAGAAATACCACATCGTCGTCATATAAATCCAAGATTTTTGATTCTGATAATTCTTCAAATTTTGGTTCTTCTTCCGAACCATTCTTGTTCATCTCCTCCTTTAATACCAAAAAATCAGGAATAATATAAAAAGGACCCGCGTTTTTCTCTAAACATTTCTCTACAATCATCTTTTTTATATCAAATGGTATCTCTCTGAATGTAAAAATTTGCTTCGTTTTATATCCAATTAACTTGTAATGATATCCACTATATTCCACTATAATATAATATTCAGGCTCAAATATACCCTTTGATTCCAATACCAAATCATTCAATTGACCACAAGCAAGAACATTCCGTAAATCCTTGTTTCTATAAGCTTCCTGCGATAATAAAATAAATTTAATATTCAATATTCTCTCCAGTGTAGAAATCGACCACGTGTCCCCCCAAAATTCACATGTTGTCATCATTTTTTGCAAATCTTCTTTACTTTTCACCTTTTTCATAAAAGCAAATTCTGATACTATTTCTTGTGATATCTTTTTTTCTTCCGTTTTATGTTGCATCTCATTTGTTACCTTTTTTGCTGCGTCAATCAAATCTCTCTTTTCATCTCTTCCCAATGTATTTTCAAACTTTGTTTTGAGAGATATATGCTGCTTTTGTAATTCTTTCAATATCTTGGTGTCTTCAATTATAGACTGACTAGCATTGTCATATATTTCTTTATAATTAAAATACATTTTATCATCAACCTCTTTGGCAATTTTCTCTCGCAATTGAAGAATAGTCGTTTGATGACCTATTTGTGCAAAAGCATCTCTCACCGTAGCAAATAAACAATCACCGCCTCCTTCATTATCCACTATATAATATTGATTGTTTTCCATATATTGTTGTATCCATGTTGCATTCTTTGATACATCCTTTGAAACACTTTTATATTCATCTCTTTCTCTCTTTGCATCCATCTTTGTTTCTTGTTTCAAAGAAGACGGTACAACCATATGTGCTGCTTTTGTAAAAATATCACGACGAATCTCGGGAATATCCAGAATATCCTTTTCTACATCCTTTTCTATATCCTTTTCTACATCTTTTTCTACATCCTTTTCTTCATCAAAATCTGTATGCGCCTCTGGCTTTAACCGAAGTTCCATCAACATATCTCTCGTAACAAAAGAATACAACAAAGGATCTCTGTATTTCGTTTCCCATTTCTCTAATTTAAAATTACCCCTTTTATCTACATATTTACTCTGTTCTCTCGTCTCTATTTCATACAAACCTATCTGTACAACCTTTTTGTTTTTTTTTACTAAATAAAGTGGAAAATAAATAACCCCCTGCTCCTTGTAATTGTCCTTCATATTGCCAACAGCAACTATGATTTCAATATGTTTCATTTCTTCATTTTCTATGATAATTTCATATAATATTGCCTCCTTTTCAATATCATCCTTATCTATACTTTTTAATTCTGAATATTGAACCGCTTTATTCAATCTTGAAAAAACCATATTATATATTGTTTGGTAAAAAAGAGAGAAACGGAAAACGCTTCAAACACATATTTTTACTCAAAAGTAATAAAGAAATATATATATGTATCTATATGGAAGCAATATCTTATACATTGTATGAATTGGAACCCAAGGATAATGATATTCAAAATCTATTACAAGAATTTGAACAAGAGTTGATAGATGATGAAGATGATATAATTCTCTCACAAATAACTTTCTATGATAATAATTTCAACAACAAACAACTTTTATTAATTTGCGAATATTATGGAATAAATAAACAAGCACGAACCATGAAGAAACAAGAAATTATTAGTATCATTCTACTGTTTGAGAGAAATGAAGCAAATGCGGAAATAGTTTTGAAACGTAAAATTTTATGGGGATATATGGAAGACCTCAAAAATGACAAGGTGATGAAACGATTCGTTATATGGTGATTACATTTCAATCATATCCATACATTTAAAAATCGATTTGTTTGACAAACTTGGATATGATTTCGGCTTACTATGTGCCAAATGTCGAATAGTTTCCATAAACCATTCGACCTCTTCAAACCATACTTTGTTATACAAAATAGCAATATTTTCCACCATTTCATCCACTTCTGATTTTTTATTGTCTTCTTTTATGTATTGCATTACATTTGTCAATAAATGAACATTCAATTCTATAATCTTTTCCACCGTTATAATTTTATGAAGTGTCACATTCACAAAAAAAGAACTTAATGCTTTTCTTCTCTCGTTGTTTTTATTTATTCTACAAAAAGCATCGTAATTCTCTTCTGCATTTACGTGCTCTATATTATTGAAAATTTCCAGAAATTCGTTGAAATTTTTATAAAATATAGTCTTCATAATGTCAAAATTGGAGATTAAATCGCTATACAAATCCGCATACAATTTTGAATAAAAACGATTGTTGGATGCAATTTCAAAAATAGCATTACCTACATTGGACATTTCTGCCGTCTCTGTCAAAAGTCTATGCAAAATATCTATAATAATAACACTCTGCTCCTTGTAATTCTTTTCCGTCATTTTATTCAAAGAAGAACGAATAATATCCATTTCTGCTTCCCATCCTTCCTTTTGAACTAACTTTGTCGCCTGAAACGTTCGAATTGTATCCCAATCTTCATCATTTAATACTTCATTTGGTTTCATCGCCTTTTTCTTTTTTTTGTTATTTGCAACAAACTCATCCCCATTTCTCTCTATCCTGTGAAACGTAGGAGTTTTAATATATGTCGGTGAACCCACTTGACTCGTCAATTCACTTATAATTTTTATTGTATCCTCCGGTAAAGTATAATTAAACCCATTGAACGTAATATTCGAAAAATCATGTAATGTATATCGTCGTATATTGACTTCCGTCATATTGTTTCTATTGTTGGCGTTTTTTTATATTACTTTTTAATTTGTTTATTTATATTGTTAAAATACAATTATGCATCAATATTATCATTTATTATAAATTAATGCAACCTACTATGCTGACAATTAAGCATAATAATGTATAATAAATGTATAATAGAAAATGACAACTATATCAGGACCATTCAACATTGATCAAAATTTTATAGACACACATAGTTTTCCAATTACATTGGCAGGTACAGGTAATTATACTGTATCAATTACAGAAAACATTGTATTGAGATATTCGACGATCCAACAATATTTTATTGTTGGTGCGAGTAATATTACATTGGAAGGGAATGGACATACAATTCAAATTGCTAATTATAATAATCCGGTCAATAGTGCCAAAAACAATATATCCAGTCAAGGTTATTATATTGGTTTGATACAAAATGGTATTGTTGATTCTCCTGGATACAATACTTTTATTGTTCAAAATGTGCATATAGATACACAAGATGGTTCACAAATTGATATTCTATGTGGTTGGATTGGGCAATCCTATTTCTGCGGTTCTGTTACTAATTGTAGTTCTACAGGAAACATTGGTCAATATTGCGGTGGTATTTGTGGTTCCAATGCAGGAAATCTATCTACATGTGTAATAACAAATTGTTTTTCTTCAGGGACTATTTATGGTGGTGGTATTTGTGGTTGCAATAACGATTTTAATGGTGCATCATGTTTGATTACACGATGTTATTCTACAGGAATCATACAAAGTAATGCGGGTGGCATTTATGGTGGACATATAAACGACAAGACAAATTGTAATAACAATACCGTAACAATAAATCATTGCTATTCTATAGGAAACATAGGACAAAGTGCAGGTGGAATTTATGGTGCAGATAAAAATTCCACAGTCAATAGTAATAATATATTACGAATATCCAATTGTTATTCGGAAGGAGAGATGATAGGTGAAAACAGTGGAGGTATTTGTGGATCATATTTACAAGTTATATCCAATGATACAAATATTTCCGTTCTTCAATGTTATTCTACTGGAAACATGAATAAAAATTGTGGAGGTATTGTAGGTGCATATGCTATTTCTGGTGCAGAAAATGCTATTCTTGTTATATCTTATTGTTATTCTACGGGTATTATTGAAGGAGGGGGTATCATCGGTCGTGAGTTGTGCTTGAAATCAAAAAATAATAATACTATTGTTTCTTATTGTTATTCCACAGGAAATATTGTAGGAGAAAGTGGAGGTATTTGTTGTTCCGCAGTCCATTTCAATTCTAGTAATTGTACTCTTGATATTTTTCAATGTTACTCAAGAGGCGACATTAATGGTAATTCAGGAGGCATTTGTGGAAGTGATATCAATAACCCTGCAACAGATTGTATAGTTAGATTATCTAATTCGTATGCCACAGGAACAATACAAACCCAAGATCCAACTATAAGCGCAGGAGGTTTGTTTGGTAAAAATATAAATGGTAGTATTCAAGGATGCTTGGTGATTATAGAAAACTGTTATTTTGCCCCTACAGAAGGTCTATTGTTGTTGTATGGTAGTAGTTCTATAATACCCAATCCCATTCAGACTGGTTGTTCTTTTGGATGGAGCAATGAAATTGCCAATTTTTTTTTATCCCCCTTGGATGTATGGCATTCCTTTGCTCCTTTCAATGAACCGTATCAATTGACTTCCTTTTTTTCTGCTGTGAGAGAAATCGAAACAAGTGGTTTAACCATTGTTCAAAATGAACCATTTTCACTTACTTATATCATTCCTATCAATCAAAGTCCGCAAAGGTTTTTCAAAGGTGAATATAGTTTACAAGATATTTCAGGAAGTACAATATCCTCCATCATCATTGAAAAAAGTTCAAACACAATTGTGTTTCATAATATTATTTTACAAACAAAAGGAACAATCGCATTGTTTCTTGTTCAAAATGACCCTATTTTTTTAGATTCATTTTATGTGACTGTAGAACCATCCGCTATTATTTGTTTCAAAAAGGGAACCCAAATTTTATGTTGGATAGATAACAAGGATACTTATGTATCTATACAAAATATTGAAGAAGGAACGTTGGTAAAGACATACAAACGCGGCAATATTTATGGATACAAACCAGTCAAATATATATTAAAAGGAATATTGGAATGTTCTATGAAACATTCATTGAATAATTTATATAAATTAAGCAAAAAAAAAGATTTCCGTTTGATTGATGATTTGTATATAACAGGTAATCATTGTTTACTCAAAGACAAATTAACAAAAAAAGAAAATAACAATATGAATTCCTTGTTTGCTTACACAAAAGAAATGAATATTCAATATGAAAAAAAAATAGAAGACAAATATAAATTAATTGCTTATTATGACGATAGAATGGAAGAATGTTGTCAAGAAGGAACAGAAATAATATATCATATTGTTTTGGAATATAGTAAAAAAGGGAAAAATGCGGCTATTTTTGCTAATGGAATCTTGGTAGAATCCACAGACGAAAAAACGGCAGAACGAGTACAACTAAATGTATGTAAAAAAGCATTAAATAGAAAAGAGTTTAAATAGAAAGACAAATATATCTATTATGTCAATAGAAATAGGAAAGTGTGGTAAGGATGAAATAACGGAAGAGGATAATTATATTTATGATCCTTCTTATGAAATTGAAAATTGGGATGATTTAGAAATTGACGCCAATTTATTACGAGGTATTTATGCTTATGGGTTTGAAAAACCGAGTCCAATTCAAAAAAGAGCCATTAAACCGATGATTATGAAAAAGGATATTATTGCACAAGCCCAATCGGGTACAGGAAAGACGGCTACGTTTACTATTGGGGCTTTGTCAAACGTGGATATAAAAGACAACAATGTTCAAGTATTGATTTTATCACCTACGAGAGAATTAAGTCGTCAAACGGCAAACGTGATTCGTTCGATAGGGTCAATGTTGGAAGGATTGCGTTTGCAAGTATTGGTAGGTGGTAATTCTATAGACGAAGATACATATCAATTGAAATCGAATGTGCCACATATAATCACGGGATGTCCAGGACGTGTATATGATATGATGCGAAGAAATGTTTTTTCCACCAAAAAAATCAAATTAGTCATTATGGATGAAGCGGATGAGATGTTTTCGACGGGTTTCAAAGAACAGGTATATAATATTTTTCAATATTTCAATAAAGATATTCAGGTTGCTTTGTTTAGTGCTACATTGCCATCGTATATAAATGGAATTATTAATAAAATTATGCGAGACCCTGTACGTGTTTATGTAAAGGCTGAGCAATTAACATTAGAGGGTATTTCACAATATTATGTTGCAGTAGAAGATGATAGACAAAAATATGCAACATTGAAGGATTTGTATTCCTATATTTCAATGTCACAATGTATTATCTATTGCAATAGTTTGAAACGAGTATCTGATTTGTATGATGCAATGATAGAGGATGAATTTCCAGTATGTAGGATTCATAGTGGAATGGAAAAGGAAGAAAGAGACAATGCTTTTTCTGATTTTAGAGTGGGGAAATATCGTGTTCTTATTTCATCAAATGTGACTGCAAGAGGTATAGATATTCAACAGGTAAGTGTAGTGATTAATTTTGATATTTCAAAATGTGTTCATACTTATTTACATAGAATAGGTAGAAGTGGTAGATGGGGTCGAAAAGGGATAGGAATTAATTTAGTGACAAGAAGAGATATATGTAAAATGAAAGAAATAGAGACACATTATGCTTGTCAAATTAATGAATTACCTGCAGCGCTGGATAAATTGATGTTATAGTAAAAGCGTTTGAAATATGAAAAGGTTTCAAAATGAATATATAAGTATGGCTATTTTAAGAGGTAAACATAGAAAGAAGGAAAAAAGAAAGAAAATAGGTATAGACGATATAAAAAACAATATAATAAGGAGGGTTAGTCATTGGGTATACAAGACGTTTCATTTTGAAGCCATTTCAAACCATTATTTTTTAATGTTGCATTGTATATTTATTTCGTTTGTTTCGATAGTATTTATATTCTGTACGAATGTATATTATTTGGTAATATTGTTATTTATTATCACGATGGATGCGTTTTCGGTGGTGGTATTTCACAAATGTCCATTGACTATTTTAGAAGAGAAATATTTGGGTACTAATACAAGTGATGAAAGAAGACATAATATGGAAAAATGTGGTATTGTTTATAATTGTGACCATGAATATGAAAAACAGATAGAATTACTTATTAATGTTTGGTCATTGATTGCAGTGAAATGTTTAGGTATTATTGGTTTAAAAACATTTGATTTTAAAATTATCGACTTTCATAACACATATATACATAACTCTGGGTCACGGTAAAAACGAAGTAAAATTGTATATGGTAAAGTTATGACATTTATAAAAGAGGAATTTTTGAAATGTAAGAATTATATAAAAGAGGAATGTAAACAAGCTTATCATAATTTTATACCATGTATTTATTCGATAAAAGAAAATAGTATATCATGGTCATTGATATTGACAGCCATTATTATTATATCTCATTTTTCAATAAAACCCATTTGGTTAGGATGTATCAATTTTTTGTTATGTATGTCTATGGCTTATTTCACACATAAATTCAGTCATCGAATTGAAAACATTTGTACAAGTATTCATCGTTATCATCACGCAAACCACAATTTCTTTTCGCAGATAAGTGAAATTATTTTGGAATTTGGAGTATTGTTTTCGGTTGCACCTTTTTTTTTAATATTTAAAAATTCATTATTTCATTCGTGGATTGTCTATTTGATTCATCCGTGGATTTTGATGTTTTCAGTGTTTGTTTATTCATCGATACACAATATTAATTATAGTATTATTCGTGTGAATAAAGTGCATAGTTTACATCACGTTTCACCCAAATACAATATGGGTCCTGATATATTTGATGTATTATTTGGAACCAAACATCCGAGTGATATTGGTCCTGAAAATACGAATCATTATATACCGAATATTATCATATCTACATGTATTGTATTGTTTCTTCAATATTTATACAAACAACCGCGGTACACAGAAACGATGTTTATAATGTTTCATACATTTATGGCGTTGTGTACGCTTTTTTTAGCGATATCATCTTATTTTTTATATATTTATGAATTAGAAGAAAAATTAGATAAAACGATAGAAAGGGCAACCTTTGCGTTAAAGAAAGCTATAATTAATCCATAAAGAGGTTATAGATGAGTCTTTCTAATATAGAAAAAATAAATGATATTTTTAAAATACCTCTTTATTACAACAAAGAAAAAAAGGAATTACATAAAAACATCATTACGGATTTGGAATTGACAGAAACAATAGATGCTTCAGGGACGTCTATTTTTGAATATACATTTCAACCAAAGACACAAATTGGTAAAAAGGTATTGGAACAAATGCCGTTGCATTTTACGACGGATATTACTTATTTAAAACAGACTCAAGAATTGATAAAACAATACAAGACAGGTGTAGAACTGGTAAAACCGGATGACATATTGGCTATATGGGATACGATTAAAAATGATACAGGTTTCAAGGATCGTTATCAATATTTGGATTGGGCATTTTTGGAGAGTTTGAATCATTCCAAAGAGTTTTTGCAATTAATGAGTATATATAATTTGTGTTCTCCTGTTCTCTCTTTGTTAATGCCTTTGTTTATTTTGATAATTCCTTTTTTTGTCATACAAGCAAAAGGTCTAACATTATCCATTTCTGAATATATACAAGTATTAACAGTATTGTTGCAGGGACACGCGATTGGTAAATTATTTACAAAATTCAACAGTGTTAAAATGGATGAAAAGATTTATTTACTAATTAGCGTTGCTTTTTACTTCTTTTCTATTTACCAAAATGTATTGACATGTATACGATTTCACAAAAATATAAAAACAATGCACACTTATATGAAACAATTGCAGGTGTATTTGAAAGAAACAGAGGAAAAAATGTATTCCTTTCTCTCGTTTTCTTCTGCCTTGACAAAATATGAAACTTTCAATGAAAAAATAAAAGAACATATCTCTGTATTGGCGACATTGCGTAAGGAATTAGAGTTGATTTTACCCTATCAGTTTTCACTACAAAAGTTTTTACAGTTAGGGCATATATTGAAATACTTTTATAAATTACATTCGGATGTTTCATTGAATGAATCATTTTTGTTTTCTTTTGGATTTCACGGGTTTGTAGAAAATATAGAAGGATTGAAGGATAATATAGATAATGGTTTTGTACAATTCTCGAAAATAGATAAACCGGGTAAAAAGGGCAAAAAGGATAAAAAGGGTAAAAAGGGCAAAAAGGGTAAAGAGGGTAAAGAGGGTGAAACGATAGAAATGACAAATACAGAAGAAATAGATGAATCTTATTTCAAAGACAGTTATTATCCTCCTTTGAAAAACAGTCATCCAAAAACAAATGATATTTATTTGAATCGAAATATGATTATTACTGGCCCAAATGCTTCTGGTAAAACAACAGTATTAAAATCATCTCTCATTAACATTTTATTGACACAACAAATAGGGGCTGGCTTTTATTCTGAAGCCTATTTAGAACCGTTTCATTTTATTCATTGTTATTTAAATATACCAGATACATCTGGAAGAGACAGTTTGTTTCAGGCAGAGGCGAGACGATGTAAGGATATTTTGGATATTGTCAAGGAAAATGAGGGAAAGAGACATTTTTGTGTATTTGATGAATTATATTCCGGGACAAATCCAGAGGAAGCAGTTATGAGTGCCAATGCTTTTATGAATTATCTGGTTAAAAATAAAAACGTGCATTCTTTATTGACGACACATTTTGCGGATTTATGCAAACATTTAGAGAAACAAACAGCTTTTGTGAATTATCATATGGATACGAGAGAAAAGGATGGTGATATAGAGTATACATATACTTTGAAAGATGGTATATCTGAAAAACGTGGAGGTGTTCAAGTATTGAAAAATATGAATTATCCGAAAGAAATTATAGAAAATACAATAGCAGTTTAATCACTTAAGAAGAAAAATATTTACTATGTAAAATTATTTATACATTAATTCGTTTTAATAAAAAATTAAATATATATATGATTTTTAAGAATGGCTTTAAATGATATATTTCCCACTTCATTTTTATTTCATTTAGGAATCACAATGGTTCTGATTGGCATCATTAGTTTATATTTTTTACAGAAATGGAATGAACAAAATCATAAAATTGCTTCTATGTTAGGGTTAGTAACCACATTGGCGGAAGAAGTGACCTTTCTTCGTACGCGATTGAAATTAAATACAAACATCGATTATACAGGTGGTTCAGATGTACGAGAAAATTTAATACTTGTTTCCGATGATGAGGATGAGGATGAGGATGAGGATGAGGATGAGGATGAGGATGAAGATGAGGATGAAGACGAAGATGAGGATGAAGATGAAGATGAAGACGAAGATGAAGACGAAGATGAGGATGATGGTAATATTAAAATCATTACAATGAATAGTGATGAAAATGTGGATGATATTCTTTTGAGTGACATCAATGATTTGGACGAGGAAAAAAAGGAAGAGACTATAGCTAAATTGACGGGTGAAGATTTTATCAAATCGATTGATCTTTCTATTTTAGGTGAAGGGGAAACGACTGATTACAAGAAAATGCCATTAAATAAATTGCGCTCTATTGTAACAGATTTGGGTATTACGACTGAAGCTTCTAAATTAAATAAAACAAAAATTTTATCTTTGTTAGGTGTTCAATAAATGTTTATAAACATATTTTTTTTCGAAGCTTATAATAAATGTCGTGGGGTACATGCTATATGGGAGGTTCCAATAATATTCATTTTGATTTCCCTCCAATTATGTCAGATGGTAGAAATTTTGCTTCTTGGCAACCTGAATCTGTAATCAATGATGAGATTCGTCATAAAGAGAGAATCCATACCAATTGGGAATATCGTCAGTTTCTTACAAACAATGCAACACAGATAATGAAATTGAATAACAAGGAATCTTGTTATGATTTAGGATTGAATCCCCATGTACAATCTGGAAAAAAAGGATCGAATAACATTCCTTTTACATATCATTCTACAAGTGACGAGAGACAACCATCTTTTGGATATTCTACGAGTCACTTAAAGAATCCATATATATCAAGAGAGCAATTAGAGGCAAGAATGATTGCTCCTTCTATTACAGTACCGTCTTCTTTTTCTCAAAAAAAAGTGCAATAAATGATGAAAATATAGATTAAAAAGAATTATATGTATATAACACATGTATCATTATATATTTGGTTTAACAATGTTGAAATCATTGTCACCTTATTTCAGAAAACATATATTAACAACATTACATTCACATGAACTGCTCTTTGTACAGACATTTTTTATATCTATTTTTGTATTGTTATTTTTCTTGTATAAATTTTATTTAGATAGAGAGAATGTGATGATAAAAAACATATATGCTTTAAAATGGACACAATTATGTTGCATTTTTTTTATTGCTATTCTCACAGTTCTCTCTTCTATTTTGCTTTATGAGATGGATAAGAAATTCAATACACCTTTAATAAATGCTATTTTTATGCGTGTAGGATCAACCATTGCGTTATTGTTTGTAAGTATTATTATATTCAACGAGAGATATACAATAAGTCAAATTATTGGATTTATTTTTGTTTTATTTGGTATTTATTTGATTGGTAGTAAGAAAGGAGATTAGTAAAACAATTTGTTAATAAATAAGTTAAATACTTTTTTTGTATTCAACTTATAATGAGAGTATTGAGTATTGATGTTGGGATAAAACATTTGGCATATTGTTTGTTGGAAAAGGGGGATGGTGATGATTTTCAGATTATAAAATGGGATTCCATCAATGTAGCCGAATCGATAGACTACAAGTGTTCTCTCTTGAACAATGAAGGACAACCTTGTCAACAAGCAGCCAAATTTAAAAAGGATACACAATGTTTCTGTTTGAAACACGCCAAGAAACAATCCTTTCACATTCCCACATCAAAGATGAATGCTGCCTTTATTAAAAAACAAAAATTTCAAGCGTTGTATGAACTAGCAGACGAATATAAGATTGTGTATACAAAACCTATTTCAAAATTAGATTTACAATCTATTTTTTTAGAATACTTGTATACAAGTTGTTTTGATCCGATTGAAGAAACCAATGCTTCCAAACTAGATTTAGTAACGATTGGTAGAAATATGATGACCAAATGGGATTCCGTTTTACAAGGGCAAAATAATGAAAAGATAGATATGGTTATTATTGAAAATCAAATCAGTCCTATTGCCAATCGTATGAAGACGATACAAGGTATGATTGCACAATATTTTATTATGCGATACAAAGATTGTGGGATAGAATTTATCAATGCTTCCAATAAATTAAAGACACTTTTACCTTGTATTAAAAAAGTAACACCACTGTCTTATTCCGAGAGAAAAAAACTGGGTATTGAGAGAACAAAGGAATATATTAAAACAGATGATGTATGGAAATCATATTTTGAAAAACATAAAAAGAAGGATGATTTGGCAGATTCCTTTTTACAAGGAATTTGGTATTTGTCTCAAAAATAATAATATATCCTTCGCGTAAGACTTAAAATTAAATGTTCTTATACTTTCATAAGAATGAACGAGGAAATAATAGACATATCAGCAATCAATGATTGGAACCCTTCAATGAAGTCGTCGAATTTTGGGGGAGGATTGGAATTATTAATGAATGAAAAAAAATTGGAAAATTCGAAACAAACATCAGATATTCATTTAGATGATTTGAATTTGTTGGAACGAGAATTAAATGATTTAGTAGATGGCGAAAATGATGGTTTCTCAAAACCAGATATGTTTTCTTCATCATCTAGCTTTCAAGAAGAACAAAAAAACAATGTTCGGTTTTCTGATGCACCGCCTTCTTTCGATTCGAATCCCTTTTCTAATAACACAAATTCATCTTCTTCTGGGTTAGGGCAAGGTACAGCTAATTTAGATGGAGATTCAAAGACTTGGGATGGATATGGAAAATTCAACAACATACCTTTGAATCCGGACAAGAATGTATATTCTTCGCAACCACAAATGTCAAAGGAGGAATTGTTGCGAGAGAAATTCAAGTATTTACGAAGATTAGAAACTTTAGAGGGAAAGGGAGTCAATTTGACAAAAAAATATACAATGGAATCGCCTTTGGCAGAGATGCAAGGTGAATATGAAATGATTATGGAGGAAAAGGCAAAACAGAATTCGATTAAATTTCAGGGAAATATGTTGATGGCGTGTATCAATGGTATTGAATTTTTAAACAACCGATTCGACCCATTTGATGTCAAATTGGATGGTTGGAGTGACCAACTCAATGAAAATTTAACGGATTATGATGAAATATTTTCAGAGTTGTATGACAAGTACAAAAGTCGTGCGGCAATGGCCCCAGAGTTAAAATTACTGTTTCAATTGGGTGGAAGTGCTATGATGGTTCATATGTCGAATACAATGTTCAAATCTGCTATGCCAGGAATGGATGATATATTACGTCAGAATCCTGACCTGATGCGTCAGTTTCAAACTGCGGCTGTGAATTCAATGGGACAGACGAATCCTGGATTTGCTGGATTTATGGGAGGTATTATGAATCCAGGACAGCAACAGCAACAGCAACAGCAACAGCAACAGCAACAGCAACAGCAACAGCAAAGCGTACGACCTGGTAACAATAGTTATGGAACATTGAATAGTTCAGGTCGGGCTGCATCCAGTCCTGCGTTCAATGATGGTTTTGATTTCAGAGAATCGCGAACTCCTGAAATAAGCAAACGTGTAACACGTCCTGAAATGAAGGGTCCTTCTGATATTTCTGATATTTTGTCTGGATTAAAAACAAAAACCATCAATATTCCTGATGTAGGAGGAGGTGCAGGAGTAGCTACAGGAATTAATATCAATGAAAATAGTACCATTAGTATTTCAGAGTTGAAAGAAATGCAAATGGATGGAAATATGCCAAAGAAATCCAAACGGCGACAAAAATCAGAAAGAAACACCGTAAGCTTGGACATCTAATCACATATGATTTTTATATATGTATATATTACATATATGAAAACATTACGAAATAAAAAAACCAATAATTATACACAGAAAAATAGAAACCGCACCTTTTTCCAGCGAAAAATTATTCCACATATAATTTCCATAAAAAATGCATTTTTATTAAAAACAATCATAAACGATTTTTTCGAAAAGAAGATAAAGAAAAAAATAGAAAAGTATCCACGTCCTTTTCCAGAAAAATATAACAATTTTTTAGAACGAAAACGAGGCCGTTTTGAAATAACACCACCTCCTTTTCTACTCAAAAAAATATGGAACTTGTTACTCGAAAATAAATCCTTTGTAAAACAACGCAATGAAATAAAAACCATTATTCTTGAAAACGCAAATGGATATAAAGAAGAATTAGGTATTCTTCCCGTAGAACCCCATTCAACAAGTGGTGATTGGCATAGAGATATTTTTATTACAGGAAAAAAGGACTTTGTAAAACCACCTTTTTATATTACACAATTGATTTATTTAGATGACAAAGCAGACACTGCTTTTTGTCTGCATAGTGAAACAAATCCCAATAACAATCCAAAAAAATATGTCAAAAAAAATGTTTCTGCAAACACTGGAACTTCCATCGTATTTGATGGACGTACTCTACATAAAGGATTGGAAAATAACACAGATGAAACCAGATACGCTATTTACATCGTTTATTTTACAGATTCATATGTAGACAAAGAAAGTCGACTAACAGAAATATTATTATAAATTTATTTAACCAAACTACCTACTTCCTCACGTATACATTTCATAAATTGATTCTGTGTCAACAAAGATACAATCCCATTTATCATGGCGAGCGACATTTGCATTTTTACTATATCTTCGTTTAATGTGAGAATAAAATGCTTCATTTCATCACGTCGATTAAATTCGTTTAATTCATAAATAAAATCATATAATTTCAATAGGTTGAAATCGTCTTTGTCATCAAGGACCGTTTGGAAATGATGACAACAAATAGTAACCATTTTTTTCATATATTCCACAGGTATTTTTTCCAATGTTTCTCTCGGTTCCAAAGAATAGAATAATAAATCACGTGCCACATTTTCTATAGGCATCATATACATCTGTAACACAGTAGAAAAAATATTACGTCTCGTTTCTTCACTAATTCGTATCACTATTCCAAAATCAATCAGTCCGATTTTATATATATATTCATCGTTACCTTGTGGTATTTTTTCCTTTATAAATAGAATATTACCAGGATGTAAATCTCCATGACTCATTCCATTTAATAATAAAGAACTCATATTATAATTCATCAACATCTTGGCATAAATAGGATAATCATTTCTATCCACTTGCTCAATAGTATTTCCATACAAATAATTCATCATAATCACGTCTTTGTGTTTTCTGGTTATTTCTGGATATACATATGGAATTTCTATAAATGATAATGTCTCACAATTTCGTTGAGATTCCAATACATTGTTTACTTCTTCTTTGAAATCCAATTGCTTCTTTAATAATTCAATGTTTTTCTGAATGGAAGAAAATATATCATATATTTGAAACCATTGGAACAAACTCATTATATTTAACAAAAACAAAATATTGTCTATCGATTCATTCAGTTTAGCTTCAATACCACGTCTTTTTATTTTAATAATGATTGATCCACATTTACCAACTTGCTTCATCTTATAAATGAGAGAAATCATCCCTGAACGTATCGGTTTTTCACTCTTTTCTTCGTATTCAAATAATACATTTCCAAAAAAATCATAATCATAATTCATTGTCGTTGTTGTTTCTATAGGGACCAAATTATATTCTCTCTTGCATATTTCTAATAACTCTGTATCAATATCATCATCTGTATATCCTACATTGTCTGTAAAACGCAACAAATGCTGATTAATATCATCGTCTATCCATTGCTTATTCATTGCAATGGCTTGGAACAATTTAACATATAATATATTTTTCTTTGACAATGATTCTGTAATATTTCGTATACGTATCGCTTTATTACCAAACAAAACATACAAGATATATTCATACAAACACAATGAACCAATTGTATACAAATGATAAAACTGTTTCATAAATCCCCACATTATTTACAATAGCCAAGTTTTTTATATATTCTTTTCTTACTAAATGTTCTAAGAAACGGAACGTTTCGACAAAAGAAACGGAACGTTTCCCTTAGAAAAAGGTAAAGAAACAACCAAGTGAAATAAATATATGGAAAAACATATGATTAAAAATGTGTTCATTACAGCACCATTCTCTCATTGAATGGATACTTCCTTTGAAAAAGAATACCAAAGAAACAAATAAACAAAACAAAAAGGCAATCTTGTACCAAAGAAAACATGTTTTATAAAACACAGTATAGAGAGAAAAGGTAACAATGCATAATTTTGCCATTCTTCCATCGATATAATGAATAGTTGAATTTACAATCGGATATGACCAAAAAAAAATAGAAATAAACAGTTGTATAGCAAGAATGCTTTCAAAATATACATCTACGATTTTATTCACTTTTATATATTGATCCTTTTTGACAAATATAAAATATAATATAGGTAATCCGAGTAAAAAACTACTAACAACAAGGTTATTAGTATTCATTCGCAATACAATTATTATTTTTTTCTCTCTATACTTGTTTCGTTTATTTTGTACGGTTATTTTCTTTTTCTTACAAAATTGATATAAAAAATAACAAATAAATGATTAAGAAATATAATGTCTAATATGTTGAAACCTATTATCATCATTGATGCCAGTTATTTTTGTTTTCATCGTTTTTATTCTATAATGCGTTGGTGGAAAAATGCACACCCTGAAGAGGCGACAGATGTACATTTACAACCTTTGTTTGAAGAAAAATTCAAAAAAACGTTTCAAAATACATTGAAGGATATTCCCAAAGAAATTGGTATTAATAAAAATGTGAAACCCTTGTTCCTCATTGGAAAAGATTGCAAGAGAGAAAACATTTGGCGCAATGCTTATCATGATAATTACAAAGGCACACGTAAATCTGTAGAAGGTGCTTCTCTTTATTTTAAACGCGTTTTTGAAGAAGAATGGTTTCAAAAAGCTGGCGCCTTGTGTATTTTAGAGCATCCAGAATTGGAAGCCGATGATTGTATCGCACTCACTGTGAAATGGATATTAGATAAATATCCTGAAAATCGTATTTATATTATTACTAGTGACAAGGATTATTTGCAATTAGTAGAACCTCGAGTCCAAATATTCGATCTATCCTTTAAAAATATTGCCCTACAAAAGAGCAGCACAGGAAACGCAGCCAAGGATCTATTTTGTAAAATAGTAATGGGTGATCCAAGTGATAATATTACACCTGTATTAAAAAATTGTGGACCAAAAACCGCCGCCAAATGTTTCGAAGATCGTAATTATTTTGAAGAGAGAATGAAGAAAGAAAATGCCTATGAAAAATTCAAAACCAATCGTTTCATTATTGATTTCGAATATATACCGCAACATTTACAAGCAGCTTTTACCGATTTGTTACCAAGTGTATTAGAACCTTTGTTATCAAACGATGTCTTTGCATCTTCAAGTGTTTGATACTATCTCTGTCCTTGTAATTTATATTCCACTTCGACGCGTTTTTCTAAAAAAACCCCTTTGTCCTTGATGCATTCTTTTTGTAAAAGAACCTCCTTTTTTCATACCTGGAGGAACATATCCAGGGATATACATTTCAGATGGACGATAAATCAATCCAAACATTTTTGCCCACGATTGTCGTATTTTTTCATATCGTGATTGACAACCTAGTACCAATTTCTGTTTGAAAGGTATTGCGTCTTTTCCAGGATATAATTCCAAATCAACAATCACATAATACGATAAATTAGATTCATCTTTTTGAAAAAAGGGGGATTGCATATTTTGATTTCTATTTGTATTTAAATAAGAAGATGGTAATACAGAATTTTCAATCGCACCACCCATTTGCATTCCACCCATTTGCATTCCTCCCATTTGCATTTCCCCGTCAGATTTTTTATCCAAGATTTCCAAATCTTCTTTATTCTCTTGCCATAAATTTTCCATTTCTGTAGGAGTGGCATATTTTATTCTCGGTAATACTTCTTCGAGAATATTACTCGGTCTATTTTCCTTGTATTTTTTTTCATATTCCAACATTTTCACAAGACATTGATTATTGTACTGATAATAAGAATAAAAATATTCTCTTGTTCCAGGTCTTTTATCTTCCAATTGATTTATCTTGAAAAAATCTTTAAATATTAAATATAAAAACAGCGGAGGAATCTCTTCAAATGTATATACAAAATGTGGTTTTTTTTCATTGCATATATTATTATATACCGGAGCCGCATCTTTCGGATTATCACACAACAAAAAGATATAATCCCATTTTGCATCTCGAATCATATTCCTCCCAAACAATGAATCATCCGTATAATAATAAAATGGTTCATTTATATTTAAAATAGGTTGCTCCCAATCCAACATTCGTTCCGCCGTTATCATAACTGTATCATAATTGTTCCTTTTTATTTTATACTCAATATTTTTTTTATCTATATCTACTATACAACGAATCAAAATATTATTCCATTCGGAGATATTTGGGTCATTTAATTTCGATATATTCGTGTTTTCATCTATTCTATTTTCTGAAAATATTGCATCCCATCCCCTTTTCAAATCTCCTTTTGATAATGTAAAACCAAAAAAAACATTACCTCTACGACTCTGTAATTGAGATATTGTTTTCATTAAAAATAAACCATTTATTTTTAAATTTTGGATAATTTCATACAAATTATACAATAATAATTTACAATGCTGAATCATAATATCAAAATGAGGTGTCTTTTCTTTGTAAAAATTATATTTTTCTAAAAAAAATGCTTGTAACATTTCCAAAAAATACAACAATCTTATATATTCTAATTCCTTTCCCGTCGAATCTTTTAATTCCTTCCTTATACTACCTGTAATAAGATTATCAAAAATAATACCTTGTTCAATGGTGTTTTTTATTGTATCTTCTCTTGGATTATTTATGAAATAAATAGGACGATTCATTTTATCAAATGTGATATCATCTGGATGGTTTGCTGTATTTTCTTCTATAAATCCTTCTAGTAAATTTTTCGTATATGTATTCATCGTCACTATTTTAATTTTTAATACCTTTTCTATAATAAAAGCAAATTTATCATAATGATTGTAATCTTTATTCATACGCATACTAGTTATAAATTCTTCATTCGTTTTTATTTTACTCTCTAAAAAATCTTCATATGAACCAGTAGTCGCTTTTGTTATGTTATTTATAAAAACGACAAAGGTTTCTTCTCCTCCATTGTAGAAATAACGATATTTATTCCATTCCAATTCTATTTTATTTTCTATTTTTTTCAACAAATCAGGATATTCTCTTGCATAAATAGGATTGGATTTATACTCTTTTATATAAGGAATCAATAAATAAGAATGAAAAAGAAGAATCGATTTATGAAAATAACCATATTCTGAGTTTTTCAAATGATCCAAAATCAAATGTTTCAATTGTGCCTCTGTAAATAAATATTCATTCGCACGTGAAAAAGGCAAATATCTACCTTCTTCGTATCCATCCCCCTGTTTGTTTACATCACTTACATCATATTCATCCAAATACGGTCTACATGCATACTTATTCAATGTAAATGTCTGAAGCATTTGCATCTGTCCATTCAAAGCATCTGCAATACATTGTAGAAAAGAACGTGACTTTGTTATTTTCCATCCTTCTGTTTGTTTCATTTGCTCTGCTACATAAAATGGCTTATTTTTGTTTTTCGATGTCTCTATATCAATAAAATTTTCTTTCAATAAATATTTTAATTGCTTTTTAAAATAAAATTCCAAACGGGTATCTTTATTATAATACAAACGTGAAAAAAATAGACGTTTCAATTCTTCATTTTGATTCAATGGAATTTCTTCCGTTTCTTCGTTTAATTCCTTTATGGTAATCGTATTACACGTTTTCATAATACCACCTTCTGAAATTTCAGGTATCAATACATCCACCGCTTTTTGATATTGTGTTGTCAATTGTTCCATTTCTTTGTTCATTAGACCAGTTCTATCATAGACATCCCCAATATATCTTTTATTTTGTGTTATCAATATATCTATATTACTATCTATTTTTTTTACATCCCAATAAATAGAAAAAGGTATAAGACCCTTTATCTGATATATGTTTTTTTTAACATTGTCATAATACAATCCCAACGCCTTGTATTTATTCTCTTCCAATATAGTTTTATTTTTTTTTACTGTTAGATAAGATAATTGACGCCCAATATCTTTTGAAGAAATACGCGCATATGTTGTAATCATCTCATATGCAATTACCTGTGATTGTTTCAAAGCCATATATATTTTTCTTTGTTCCGTATATGTATCCTTTTTGTTCGTTTTTAAAAACGAAAAATATGACAATGAATTTTGGTCTTGTATCGATTTAGATGATATTTGTAATTGATTTAAAAAAGAGACACGTTGTTCTAATGTATATTTTTTTTCATATGTTTCCAATAATTCATAACTTGTGGTTATTTTTTTCATCGTGTCTTCCCTTATTACACTAAAAAAACGCATTGTTTCTTCTTTCAATATACGCCACATTATTTCCTGATTTTTTTCATACATCAATAAAACTTCTTGGTAATATACATCATATTGTGATTGTAACAACGACAATAATATAGGAAAATCGTACCATTTTTCCAATTCTTCTCTATATGTATATTTCAAATCAATGCTATTTTTTAATTCCTTGATATGCAATGATATATTTACCTGTAAATTCTTTGTTGCATTTATATAATCTACATTTTGTAATAAAGAACGATAACAAGCAATATCAAATTCAATATATTTATTTTCAATCAAATATTTATACAAATCAACTGAATTTGTATTTTCTCTTTTCATACGTATTAAATCATTTGTTCTCACCTTTAATAATTCATCATAAAATTCAACAAAAGCAATCACATAATCTGTTTGTAATTCAAAATAAGAATACAATATTGTATACATATCAATACATAAACTCAAAAATGATTCCTGTGCATTTAAAATAGCAGTTACTGTATCCGTAAATTGTTTTTTATATTCTTCTTTTTCAAATAAATACTTCTTTTCGAAATCCTGTCTTTTTTTTAAATTGTTAATAACTGAAATAAATGGCAATATCAAGTTGTCAAAATCAGCTTTTTTCTGTAAAACCGAACGTGGGGTAGCGGTTGAAACAGTAGAAGATGCAACATCCTCGTTTTTTTGTGTCGAATTTACAATTTCTTTTAAAAGGGATAGAAATGTATCAATAATTGTATTGACTTGTTGTAATAAATTTTGTAATACCAATATTGTATTTTTATCCAATTGTTCATTCAGAAGCATATCTGGAAAAATTTGCAATCTCGATTGAATAATACTCGTTTCTTTCTCTTTCATATCCAATAAATATTGTATTTCTTCTATTTGTGTTTGCATAATAATTTGATACTTGTCAGATTTACTCAAATTGAGATTGTCTTGCATATATTTTTTCAATGTAGTCGTTCTCGTTTGCATATTTTTGATGTATATTTTTACTTCTTGTTCCCATTGCCCCCAAGAAGGATATTTTTTATCTTGTGGATATGATATTTGCGATTCAATCGTATCCATTTTCATCATCATTTTTTTTATTTGAATTTGTATTATTTGTTGCGTTCGGATTTCATCTTGCAACAAAGAAATCCATTGTGTGTTGTTTTTTTGTATTTGCTGCAAAGCATCTGATTTTCCGTCACCACCTACTTGGACCTTTTCTGAATCATAACGTTTCATTTTCAATCCATATGTATGATCAAAATCATCTTGTCTTTCTTTTAATAAACGCGCCTTTTCTTTGTAAATTTCATATTTTTTCTTTAATTCATTCGATTTTTCCATTTCCGTATTATAATCACGATCCGCATTATAAATCATTGATAATGATATGGGATCACTTACAAAATTAGGTGTTGATGGGTCTAAATTCAATGCTTGTTCTTGTGTATAATGAACACCAAATAGCATATTGGCTACTTCTGGGATTTCTGAACGCATTGCAGGATTGGTCAACAATGAAGATTCCAATACTTCTTTCTCTTTTTTCGTCATTTCATATGTTTGTTTTCTCATTTGCGACATTTGATTATAGAATTGTCCGCGCATTAATTTTGGATTTAGATTATTCAAATCATTCCATTCTTTTTTTGCGATTTCTTCCATTTGTGCTTCATATGGATGTGTCAAGCCAAACGATGTATTTGACAACCCAAACGATGTAATGTTTCTCGTTAAAAATTGTTCTTCAAAATCCTTTGTTTCTATCGCCCAATCTCCTCGTGTCCAATTATAATTATAAATAGTATATGGTTCTCCTTGTATATAAAAATTATTATTAGGTTTGAACAATTGATTTAAAATAACACGTATACTCTTATCAATGATACCCCTTTCCGTAGCTTCCAATAAATCATAATAACGACGACCCATTATATTTGTTGAAACAGTTCCTAATTCCAAACTATATAATAAATCTAGACCACTTGATTTTCCTACAATGGAAGAGGAAACTGTTCTGTTTAATAAACTTTCAAATTCACCCTTGTCGAAAAATTGTGTAAACACTACTGAAGGTGGATATCCTGTTGGAATAGACGACGCAATTGCGTCATTTAACTCAATCAATGGATCAAAAAAAACAGTATCTGATTTAATTCCTGGTACAGTCATCGAAGGTGTATATGAAATTTTGGAAAATCCTCGTATTCTTGTATTCAATAAAATATTCAATGTTTTTGGATATTTTGGTGGTTTTTGTGTTGAATCTTTTGGATTGTTGTATATAGGATTTCTATTTTTATTTTGAATAATATTTAAATTCATATTATATTGTTAAAATATTAAAAAAAATATTTTAACACGTATCTTACTATTTCTATGGGTTTCTATGGGGTTTTATTTTGTAAATTGGTTGGAATTGTATCATCATATTTTGCAAATTTATCATATGCATCCTTTTGCGCTTTTCGTTGTTTCTCTCTTCTCGCCTTTTCTAGAATAGCAATAGCAGAATTTATTTCCGTATCCGTTATGATACCATCTTCATTTTGGTCAACCAATTTATGTAATATACGATAATTTTGTGGAACAATGCATAGATTACTTTCTTCATTGAATAGATGCTCTGATAATACCACAAAAATAGCTGTTAATCCCAAGGATGTATAAATATCACGTGTTCCCATCCACGCCATGGCAAATACCAATATTTGTTTACTCAATGATAATTTCAAGTATTCTTCTGTTGATTTGCTAAATTGTATGGAAATAAATTTAGATCCTACATTTAACAATATCATAACAACTCCTGCAAAAAATTTACTACTATTTAAATACATTATATGATCATGCATAAAAAGAAACGGATTTTTAAAAAAACCGTTTTTAGTTATTTTTGCTGTTGGTACTTGAGTAGAAAATATAGGCATCATATTGTTTCCACCAATTAATTGTTTTCCCGTTTTATCAACAGGGGTGGAATGGTTAATAAATGATTTTCTTTTTCTACTTTGTATTTTACCCATAGTATGAATGAATATTAAAATTTTTCTTTTTATTTATATGATGCCTCGTTTTTTTGAATAATGAGAGAAATATTTTTTCCATTTATCTCCCGTTCTCTCTATAAACAAACGTGTTTTTCTTATGTGTGGTTGATATATTTTTTGAATAACAGGAACAAATGGTTCACGTAATTTGTCATTTTGTATCATCTGTTTTTGCAAGATAAGAATACAAATATACATCCCCACTAATACAAAAATAGAAACAATGATAAAGATCAATGGTGACATATATTATTATCAGATTTTATCCTCTATTCTTTCTCTATTCATCCAAAAGATGTTGTATGTGTTGATAAACTTTTGCTTGTATTTTTACCGTAATAATACGGAACAGGTTCTACATCAGATGTATCCGTTTGATTCATTTTCATAAAGGTATGAGAAGAACGAGGACGCATCATCTTTTCTAAACGAAGAATATTGTCACGTTCTCTACCATACTGAGAAGGAAGGAAAGGTGTATGTATGTTTTCATAGGATTCTTTGGTAACAGATGGCTTCTGTGTAATAGGGACCTTTACAGAAGTAGATATATCCGTTGGTGTTGATTTTTCAGGACTAGGATGTGATTCTTTTCCTTGTGAAAGAGAACTTGATTGAATACTTGTCTTCATAGTAGGTATACTAGGTTTCTTTTTATCCGCAATAGATGCATTCTCCATACCTTCCAAAATCAATGGATTTACTTTAGGTTGAACTTTAGAATGATAAATAACTATGACAATAAAAGTGAAAAGGAAACCAATAAAGGAATAGCACGATGTTAACAGAATAACAAACAACAATAGCAATGTTCGTCCTAAAGTATCATTGAAATAATAATATAATTTCAAGGGATGTTGAATAAAATACATTACCAAGGCGAGAGAAATGAACAAAATAAATTGTTTCATATAGACAAGTTATATAATGAAAAGATAAAAAAAAAGATGGCCTCTGTTTTTTATTTGGTATGAGAACCATTTTCAGATTGAAACTTCAAATTATTATCTTAATTTTATTTAAGAATGTCTTTAGCAATTTATGCAGCACCATTTGATTCAGATTCATCTAATAACAATCATATAGACAAAAAAAGAATATCCAATAACAACAAAACCCAAAAACGGTATCCTACAAATCATAATCAAAAGGAAGAACCTATTACTACTAATGCCGATAAACAAAGAGTGATGTCGGTATTGCATTCTATACAAAATTTACCTGCTGCTTCTTCCGATGGAGATTTGGCGGACTATCATAATGAATTAAATATGGATTCGTTTCAACCTCCGCCACCTCCCGTATCAGCAAAAACAAACACTACTCCTAGCAAAGAATCATTTATTTCACAACCACCACCTTCCTTTTCTGAAATAGATGGCGAAGATACAGATTATTACAAACGATATATACCTAATTATAACGAAATATATAGACGTTCTGGTTATGAATTAGAATCTGAATATCCAAATATGAATAAGAAAGCACCAATAGCAACATCATCGATAATAACATCATCTAGTAATGATACTCTTGTTGAAAAATTAAATTATATGATTCATCTCTTGGAAGAACAACAAGATGAGAGAACCAACAATGTAACAGAAGAAGTAATATTATATTCCTTTTTAGGCATTTTTATTATTTTTATTGTAGATTCATTCGCACGGGTAGGAAAATATACACGGTAGTATGCGATAAAAATCCGATATTCATTATCGCATTTTTAATTCAAAATAAAAACTCGTTTCGGAGAAAAAGTAGGATAAGCAAAATTATAAAAGAAATATGCTGTAGGCATCTTCATATTCGGCACACCTAATAACGATAGAAAATAACCATTGTCGGATATATCTTCAATCACAGCATATAGAAATTCTTCGTGTTTTTTTTTTAAAAAAAATAGAGAATGTAAATAAGCCTGTTTTATTATTTCACGTGTTATTTCCTTGTTACAAATAGAACTGATACAAGAAATAACTTCCACCTTTTTTCGAATAAATGTGCACGATTTTCGAAAGAAAAAGGCAGCCTGAATGTCTGTTTGTTCTCTATCAATGAGTAAATAACAATATAGATTCCCTGTTTTTATTAGTTCCATCCAATTGCCAATATCAGTAGTTGCAAAGAGAGAAAATGTCTTTTTTTTTTCCTGCATAAACATATGCAAATTTTGTGCATTTGTTGTTCCGACTTCAATCAATTGATATGGAGGTGGCAATGTAAAGGGTAAAATCCAATCTTGTATTTCGAAGCCACATGTATCATATATACATAAAGGAACTATACCGGTTAATTCACTTTCTCTCTTGAAAAGAGAGACGTGTATATTTCGATTCATTCGCCGTTGATTGTATTCGTGTGTTTGTATCATTTGAGGTGCGATACCCTTTTTCCTTTCTCGTTTATCTACACATAAAAAGTCCACATAATATGCATAAAAGGATGAATCTGGATCACCATTTTGAATAAAAATATGAATGGGGCGTGATGTCATGAGAGAAATCATTTTTTTATTGGGTATTTTTGTAATATTTTGTTCTCTCGATATCTGAACCAATGGTTCCTCTTTCGAATAAACAGAAAAGAAACATTCCGCATTGTGTCCCTTGAAATAAGACATTATATTTTCTTTGGATGGAGAGAAAACGTTTTCCCCATTTTTTAAATAATGTTTGCAAATAAATTGTACCATCTTCTCTCTACGAAAATCTTCTAATCTAGAAAAGGCAATGGTTTCAATTTCCTTGAAATGACAATAGCTATTCTTTTCCGGCAATCCTAATTGAATTATTCCCGGTGGAAAAAAATAATAGCCCACATCGTATATATGAAAAACAGGTTGCAACCGCCAGAACTTGAAACGATGTCGTATATATGCAAATAAGAAAAGAATGAAACACACCATTGTAATAAAACATTTCTGAACAATGGAATTCATACTTTTCTCAATATGAGAGAAAAATATATTCTTATTATTACGTTTCTTTATATTGTAAAAAACAATTTAAATACCTTCTACGTTTCTTTATATTGTAAAAAACAATTTAAATACCTTCTACGTTTCTTTATATTGTAAAAAACAATTTAAATACCTTCTATACTAAGAAGGACGAACAAATACATATAAATATTGATATTCATAACCTGCTTTAACAAGGTCCACCTTGGAGTGCACTGTAAATCCTACATCTTGCACCATTTGCACTACAGTTTCCAATGCAGGCATATTCATCTTATGCTCGTGCTTACGCTTGCCTCCTTTGTTAAAATGAATTTTTTCTACAAAGTTGGCAGTATCCTCATCTATTTTCATCTGGAAGTTTGCTTTATATTTAAAATTATTGAATATAACTTTACTTTGTGTGATTCTTTCTTTGGCATATCGTTGAGGTGAGAGAACAACCAGTGGATTCGCAGGTGGGATGATTGGGTCAAAATTATCTCTATCCACTAGATGGACTACAAAATAACCACCAGGTCGAAGCCAGTCATATACATTGGAAAAAAACGTATCCATATCTTTCATATAATATACTGTAAAATACATGCATAAAATATGCGTAAAAGATTGTGGACGAAATCGAGTTGCATCCATGGCATCTCCTTGTACAAAATCCAATGCGGGATATAATTCTTTTGCTTTTGCTACCATTGCCTTTGATATATCCATACCTGTGACAGAATAACCATCTTTTGCCAATGAAGAAACATCATGTCCGGTTCCAGAGCCAATATCCAATATTATACTTTCACTGGTTGGTGTTGTTTTTTGAATGAGAGAACCGACTTCATAATCATTGAGAATATCATTGAAAACGAGTTGATCATATATATCTGCATAAAACTCATCATACATATCAGTACCTTCATAGAGGGTAAAAGAATCCACGGTTTCAAAACCTTCTTTGTTGCGACGTGAAAAGAAAGAATTTACAAAGAGCATTATCACTATAAAAATAAGAAGAATTCCAAATATCGATTGTTTTTTCATTGATGATGTAATATGTGACAAACCGACCATATATGTATTGTTGCGATTTTTTTTATGTTTCAATACATTATATTTATTGATATTACAATGAATGATACGGAAATAAATGATATCCGCGAAGAAAAGGAATTCAAAGGCATTACCTTTTCAGCATTTAAGAAAACGGATGTTAAAAAGGAATTATTAAACAATATGATTGCATCCAGAATAGAACAAGCGTGCTATTGGACAGCTGAATTTATTTGTGCGGGTCATTATAGCGATCTATGGGAAATTATTTTGTATTTTTATAGTCGGTATATTCATTTAGGAAATCCTAAACTTGCCATGTATTTGGAAAGACGGATTCAACAATTTAAAGAAATAATGCAGATAGGTTATGTTGGTAATTTATTACGATTGCGAAACAATCCAAAAATTAGGCGAATGTTTTGTGAAATAATGTGTGTTTTATGTTTTGCTAAAAGGAAACATAGTTTTGAAGAAATAAAAATAAAAAAGGAAGATTTTGATTTGACTCAAATGACTGATCGTTTCAAAGCGCCTTCTGTTTCTTATGCTCCTTTGGTTATGATGGAAGGAGACCCAAAGGAATTATTTATTTCAATCAATGAATTTGTTTACAATCTTTCCAAAGAGGGGCGAAATGTTATTCATTCTTGTTATTGGTTAGAATGGATTTTGGAATATGAAACTATCTGCAAGGGTAAAAAAGAAAAATGTAAATGCGAGAGAAGAAGTAGTATGCCTGTAGAATCTTCTTGTCAGATGGATATTGTTTGGATTATTTGGGATGCTATACAAAGGGAATCTAAAAATCATTCTTCTTTTGTCGAAAAAACGATTCAAAGTCTTCTTTTTTTATTTTCTCTCAAATATACTTCTGGATCTGCAAAAAGAAAAAAATTCCTGTTGTATTTCGCCATATCTCTCTTGACGGAACCAGTTGCTGTGGATGAAGAAATGATTAAAAATAAAGACCAAGTAGGACAAATTGTAGACAAAAGTGATTTATTATACAAACAAATTAAAAAAAACGAAATATCACCCAATACGGATTATTTATATCAAAATGTAAAAAAATCGAATTTAGATAAAACCATTGAAAAATTAGATAAAATGAATCATTTCGGAGAAACATTTATACCTCGTTCGAATTAAAAAGAGAGAAACTATGCATACTACAAAATGAAATACCTCGGTGGAAAGCAACGGTTGGGAAAACATATTTCTCTCTTTTTACTCGAGATTTGCCAAAAATCTGATATATCATTGGATGGTTATATGGAACCCTTTTGTGGTTCTCTCGGTGTCTTGAAAAATATGACAACCAATGACCTGTTTCCAAAAATCATCGCCAATGATTATCATCCTGATCTAATACAAATGTGGAAAGAGGTTCGTGATGGTCTTTTTATATATCCTACTAATGTTTCAGAAGAAGAATACAACAATGCTAAAAAATTATTGTCACCATCTGCATTGAAATCATTCATCGGTTTCGGGATGAGTTTTGGAGGTAGATTTTTTGGTGCTTATGCGCAAAAATATGTCAATGATAAAAATGAAGATTTTTGTAAAGAAATGATGCATAGTTTACAACGTATCTCTCCAAAAATTACCCTTGTCGATTTTACAAATATGGATTATCGTGACTGCGAACCCAATAATATGTTGGTGTATTGTGATCCACCGTATAAACAAACAAAATTTCCTATCAAATACAGAAGAGATGTAAAACATTATGATATTTTTGATACAGATGCTTTCTGGGATTGTGTGAGAAAATGGAGTGCTCATAATATTGTCATTGTTTCTGAAATGACGGCACCGGAAGATTTTATCGAGGTATGGAGTTTGGAACGTTATCGAAGCGCCTGTCAAAGCACCAAAACACGTTTCCAAAATGTACATTCTGAAACTTACAAAAAAGAGAAGCTTTTCCTTTTTAAACACTCACGTGATGTGGCATTATTTCAGTAAAAAAAGATTGATTAGTATAGACACGCAAATAATATTGTCATACCCATTAATTTGTATATTGTGTTGTTGAATACTGTTTACTGGTGTAAATAAAAATATATGATTTTTTTTTTAGCAAAATATTGTACTATAATATATGACAACGATTCGTAAAAAACTGAAACGAGGAAAAACAAAAAGGCAAAAAAATGAAAATTACAGTAATAATTTTGAACGCGATATCGTCATAAAATTTTTAGTACTTTTGAATACTGTCAAGTTGTATCATTGGAAGACGAGGAGTTATGCTACACACAAGGCGACGGATGAATTGTATTCGAGTTTGAACGAACACATTGATAAATTTGTAGAGGTTCTTTTAGGTAAAACGGGGGGTCGTGTTCATATGGGGAATATTATATCGTTACCGGTGTTTGATTATTCTTCAGTGGATGAATTTAAGAATAAAATGATAGAATATAAATCGTATTTGGTGGGTCTGAATGAAAATCATACAATGAAGACAATGAGCAATACGGATTTGTATAATATTCGCGACGAGATTTTAGGTATTTTGAACCAATTCTTGTATTTATTGACATTTACGTAACATGAATGTAAAAATTTAATATTGCTATTTTATTAATGGAAAACACATCCAAAACTGAACCCAAGAGTATAACGAGCAGGTTGTCTTCCTTATTTTCTTCGGCTAACAAGGATGTTTCTGCCACTAATTCAGCCACTAATTCAGCCACTAATTCTGCCGAACCTACTAAAAATAATATAACGAGTAGATTACCTTCTCTTTTTTCTTCGGCTAACAAAGATAGTAGCAGTAATGCTGATAGTGATACAGCTTTACCTCCTGCAACAACAGCAACAGTAGGAAATAGTGTAACAAGATGGTTTTATTTTGCGGTATTTTTAGTGATAATATTCTTTGGTTTCGTATTTTTTTTCGTTTACAAAAACAATGGAACTATGATTAAACAGATATTTCTCTCTTTCAGTGCATTGTTTCAAATCATTTGGATTCATTTAATGTCTTATTTTTCAAAACCTACATCCAATCCTACTTCTACATCTACATCCAATCCTAGTTCTACTTCTACATCCAATCCTAGTTCTACATCCAATCCTAGTCCTAGTTCCACATCCAATCCTAGTCCTAGTCCTAGTTCTACACCTCAACAAACGAATAAAGAGGCTGATTCTCTTAATAAAACATTGGACAATGCACAACATGAAGACGATGATGATTTTAAACCAGATGATTCTAATAGTTCTATACAAGCTAGTAAATCTAGTAGTAAATCCGGATGGTGCTTCATTGGTGAAGACAGAGGATTTCGAGGTTGTATCAAGGTAGGAGAGAACGATAAATGTATGTCAGGAGATATTTTTCCAACGCAGGAAATATGCGTCAATCCAAATCTAAGACCGTAATGCCTACTTATTTCGATACAATAATTATTTTTGTATATAAATTTATATATTTTATATACAAGAATGTTTTCATTTATCTATCAATATTTTTTTGGTCCGTCTGTTAATAATAAGGAAGACATAATTATTTCGTTAGAAAAAGACAACACGAGATTACGACATCTTTTGAATCAATATGAAAAAGAAAAAAAAGATACACATAAAATTTTATCTCTGAATAAAATCCAATTTAAAAAATACGAGGAAAAAATAGAAGATATAAAAGTATATAGTTCTTCTCTCAATATTCAAAAAGAATATTTATCTCAAATGATAGAATTCATATCACAATTGGAAACTATTGTGCAAACCAATGAAAATATAATTATTGAATCTAATACAGATATTACAAAAGAAATTTTGTTATAGTAAGGATGAATCATCAAAAGCTCCAGAATCCAAAGTCTTCATACGTTGGGAATTCATCAACGGAATCATATTTATTTTTAGCTTCATCTTGTTTCAATCGTTCTTCATCTTGTTTCAATCGTTCTTTCAATAGTTCTTCATCTTTATTTATTTGTTCTGAATTCAATAAAGTAATACCACCACCTCCTAATGGAAATCCTAAAAAGTAAAAATCCTTGCGACATCCATCTGTACAAAAAGTAGCACGCGTATTTTTATAGCGACGTATGGCATAACTAGAAGCACCTACACCTGAACCACTAATATAACGATTAAAAACATTCTTGGTTTGATTATTCGTGAAATTCAACAAAGGGAATCTATTTCCACTTCTTTTCTTTAATGCAAATCGATTTTGTCCCTTGTAAAAATTTCCATACGGCATTATATATATTATTGATAAAACTTTTCTTTTTTCAATAATAAAATGTGACTATATAGTCCCTTGTTCCTTATGAAATCTTACGTGTTGGGATGTCCGATGACACCAAATAAATCGAATTCTCGGTAATTATTATGTACTCTGTACTACTCCTGTAAAATTTTGCAATCGGAGATGTATATTCATCTTCCGTTTTTACAAGTAATTTCTCACCTGATTCCTTAATGCCAATCAAAGCCTTTTTATCTAATGACGAAGACCAATAATCAAGCATAATTGGCTTGTCCTCCACAATGGCCAATTTTGTTGCGTGTTTTAATGTGACATCACTCGGTAATCTATAATTACTAGCCTCTGTTGATTTTGACCTTTCCTCTGAAGACGACGACATTCAAAATTATACTATTTAGATAGTCCATCTCTTTAACCTCTTTATTCCTTATTTAATTAATATAGTTATGAATTTAAAGCCACATTTTTGACATTGCCTAAAAAGAAACGAACAAGTTTCTAAATTTTACAGCTATGAATAATATGAAGTAAATTTGTAATATTTAAAATAAATTTGGCTTATGTATTTAGTAGCGCTTTATAATATTTATATTTAATAAAGAATGCATTTATTTATGTTTCTCTTTACGTTCTTTCTGTTTTTCATTTTAACACCTGGTATTTTAGTCACGTTACCACCACAGTCAAGTAAATACGTAGTAGCTTTTACTCACGCTTTCGTATTTGCTTTAATATTTTGTTATCTTCATAAAATGGTTTTGCATTATGGTATGATGCGCGGTTTATCATCGATCAGTTAGATTGATTTAATCTGGGTAAAATTTTATAAGTTATTATTCTATAATCTATTATTATATGAATAAAGCAACACTTGTCATATCTCCCAATGTAGTTAACAATTCGTTTTATTCATTAAACAATGTAGACAATTACAAAGAAAAAATAGAAGCTTCACTGGATGAACTTATTAAAAAACAAACAGCTTTGTTGGTTGAATATATATTGTTTATATCTGAAAATAGCAAAATAAAGGCAATTTCCTGTAATAAATTTATCTTAATTCGTGGTTTAGAAACCGTTTCACATGTATTTCATATGATTTTGTATTATACAAAAAATATAGATTTAGCCTTTTATCACAGTCAAAAAGCATTTTACTTTTACGTAGAATTCATTGAACAAATAACAGATGTGAAACATATGTTTTTAAATTTAAATTCGAGAGATGCATCACTATTTGTCTATAAGAAAACTATTTTTGATGTCAACAATGAATACAGAAAAAATATGATTGAGAATTATGACAAGGAAACGATGGATTATCTTGTCCTCTATAGCAATTCTATAAAGCATATTTTATTGCATTTTTTCCAGAAAAAGGAATTTATATTTAATAAAGACTATTTACAAAATATAATAGAAAAAATAGAACATCTTTTTTCAAACAAAAAACTATCCACATCGATTATACCCTTTATCGATGATGTAAATACAAATGATTTGTTTGCTTCATTGGAAACATTTATGCACAATTCATCATAATTGTCTTTCTTCTCACCTTTTTCTTTTGTAATAACAATGCATCACCTGATATAATATTTTGATGTATTTTGGGAAACTCGACCGTTAAAATTTTTTTCAAAAATTCATAAATACTATACAATACATTATCGTCACACATACCTACAATTAATATACTACCTGTTCTGAATATCATAAAAGACACTTCTACAATATTCTTATCCTTTTTGTTTGCACCTATCGTATTTTCCGATTTTTTCTGTGAACCCGTTTGTACATCCGAGTCACGATAATAATAATATTTACATTGAATACCAGGATAAGAACACGGATCATATATGCATTGAATATTGTATTTACTTTTCAATAATTCGTAAAATATCTCTCGATGAATGTAAAAACCACAATTAAAATTCGAATTCACCAAAACAGTATCACTTTTCTGTAAATAAGACAAAGGTTCCTCTGTAAATGGTTGCAAAATAGAAATAATGGTATTTAATAATTCATTAAATATATTGTCGTTTTGTACACCCGGCATTTCCATTTTACCTGTATTAAATACTTTCACGTGAAATTCCTTAAAAGTATCGTTTACTTTCATTCGCAAAATCATAACAAAACAATTATAGAAGGCACTCTTCTTTTTGGTCCGATAGGAAATCAAATCTTTCTTTGAAATCCCTACACTCACTTTTCTTATATCTTTAAATTTAATTCTACCCGTCGGATTATTAATACTCGTAATAATATGCTCTTCGAAAAATTGTTCATTCTTTAGTTTCGTCTGTATTTCTTCTAATTCTTCTGGTACAAAAGAATTAAATTTCATTTGCTTCTTTATTACACCATTTTTAGGACTTGCATAAGGTATCACTTCCAATCCCCAAAATATTTTCTTCAAATCTATCGTTTGATTCAAAAAGGCAATTTTTGATTTTGTTGAAATATATAAATCACTAATCACAGGAACAATATTTTCCCCCCCTTCCGTGATATTAGCAGACATAATTACATCATTGTTGTCAATCGCTTCCACCTCTTCATCATCATCATCGTCAATAATATATTCATTAAATTTTACCCACTCTTCATCTATATTGGATAATACATTCATTCTATTACTATATTAAACACTGTTTCTTTAAATTATTTAAAGATTAAATAAATCAATTCTTTTTCTTTCACTATATAAAGAAATGAATCATATAGAAAAGGACATAAGCATACATAAAAAATACAACGAAGACAATATTTTTTTCGATCCATCCAAAAGTTCCCCCCCAAATAATTTTCTTTTAAAATTACATCAAAGAATGGCTCTTTTAGACAGTACTTATTCCACCAAAATAGATACTATTATTAACAACAAGATGAAAATGAACGATAGTGTCAAACAACCCAAATCTACGTAACCTCTGTTCGCAATAGATGAGACAATTGAAATATAGAATAATGCATATAATGACTATTTTTACATTCTTGAAAATGCATAATATTTTCAATAAAATTTAAAATGGTTGGCTTAATAATCTCTGTTTTATTGCGGACAATATAATTCAAGAAATGTTTCAATATATTTTTTTTATCCATATTGCTAGTCATACTAATCGTTTCTATATAACTCACAATTTTTTTCTTATTTGGTTCTATGCAAAACATCTCATACATTTTTTCCCATATTACCGAATCAATAATATTGTATTTTGAATTTAAAATATTCTGATTGGATTGCATAAAATTTATCATACTTCGAATATCTGATTTATATAATTGTTGTATTTGTTTCAACGAAGCCAAGTCTATATTTACCTTTTCTGTCGTTGCAATATGTTGCAGAAAATCTATAATGTCATTTTCTGGTAATTGATTGAAACGCAAACGAATAAATTCATTTTGTAATCCATCATCTATTCTACTAATATAATTACATATCAAACAAAAACGAACATTGTTGTTGTAATTTTGCAACAAATAACGCAATGCCTGTTGTGCATTGTTTGTCATGTAATCGACTTCATCCAATATAACAAATTTCATTCCATTGTGGAACAAAGCATTTGAATTAACAAATTGATTTATTTGATTACGTATAATATCAATACCACGTTCATCGCTTGCATTCAAATGAATCGTTAGACCTTTTGTTTTTTGTTTATACTTTTCTTGATAAGCGTTGATTATATTAATAATGGTTGTCGTTTTTCCTGTACCTGGTGGTCCATAGAATAACAAATTGGGAAAATAAGATGTTTCTATTATATTTTGTAATATTTTTTTGTTCATTGGATCCAAAACAATATCTTCAAAATTCGTTGGTCGAAATGCTTCTACCCAAGGAATTTTACTCATTCGTCCTTGTATTTGTTTTTTATCTTTATATCATTTTCCAAGTCTTCATCTTTGTTGTTGTAAATCATTTTCTATTTTTTCATATTGCTTATTATTATATTGTTTAATGTCCATTTTTGCGCGTATTTGTCGATATATCTCTTGTTGTAAGGAATGATTCTTTTTATTATCATCCTTTTTAATTCCCATAAATTCCTCAATTACCTTTATATAATCACCCTTTTCTTGGAGTCTTTCTCTCGCCTCTTCTTCTGTGTAAGTTGTCTGTCTTTGAATTATTGCAATTTTATCCTTGTCCATTTTATATTTACTATAAATATATTAAATCATATTAAACGAATCACTATTTATTAATGTAACAGAATGACGGAACAATATACATCTGATACTCAATATACCAATAATACTCAATATACCAATGAAATAAATAGTATTTTATTGCAGGTTAAAAATGTTGTTGCAGAAGGGTTAAATCAATTATTAAATGATTATAAAATTAAACATTTGGAAAATGAATTATTAAAGTGTCGTTCAGAAATGGAATTATATAAAAGAGAACTATCAAAGATACGTTTACGAACAAATGATGTGATATTTGTTGAAAATGAAAATATATCTCTCAAAATTGAAGATCTGACAGTAGAATCAGAGTTATTTGATAAGGAATTATTTATAAAAATTAAAAAGGAACCAGAAATTAAAAAAACATTAGAAATTAGAAAAGAAGAAGAGGTAGAAGAAGAAGAAGAAGAAGAGGAAGAAGAAGTAGAAGAAGAAGTAGAGGAAGAAGAAGAGGAAGAAGAAGTAGAAGAAGAAGTAGAGGAAGTAGAAGAAGAAGAAGAAGAGGTAGAAGAAGAAGAAGAGGTACAAGAAGGAGAGGTAGAAGAAGGAGAAGTATATGAAATAGAAATAAAAGGTAAAAAATTTTATACATCAGATGAGGACGATGGTTCCATTTATGAATTTTGTGAAGATGAAGAAGTAGGTAAAAAAGTGGGTTATTTCAATGAAAAATCACCCGTTTTATATTAACAATAATGTATTATTATAATATAAAGAATGGCGTTTCTTTGTACTCCTAGTCTTATTTATTTAATTTTTTCATTAATACAAATTGTTTTGGATACGATAGGTGGATTATATAACACTGTATTTTTAAAAATAGTTGTAACTATTATTATTACCATCTTATTAAATATTCTTTGTCAAAGAGGTTTAGGTGTTGTCTCGTGGATACTTGTTTTCATTCCCTTTTTATTTATGAGTGTTATCATTTCAGTATTACTCTATATTTTTGGTTTGGATATAGCAATAGGTCCTGTTAAAGTGGAAACAGACAATAATGCTTCTACTCCACCACCACAAAACCTACCACCTTCTCATAATGCTCCTCATGGTGAATCTATTTATGCACAATATCCACCACCTTGCCCTTATAGTTGATAATTTGTAAAATAATAAAAATACAATTGTAAATATAGTACATTGTATACAATACACTTTAAGAAAAATTTAAAACCATTTAAAAAAATAGCATAAATAAATATAATGTATGCTATATTTTCTAATATCTTGAATATGTCATCAATATTACCTGATTTATTACTTAAAATAGCTCTATTTTTTGGTGTAAGAAACGGAATTAAAAATATTATAGTTTTTTCATTTCTTTCTTTCTGTAGAATACAGTTGTTTTTAGAAAATATATACAAGGATTTCGTCTTGTTAAACAATAGTATTGAGAATGATTCTATTTCCTTTGTAAAAATGGGTAAAAAAATACATGATAAACATCCTGATGATTATGATTTTATAATATATTCACATATCCTTTCAAAAAAGAAGCATAATATTATTTATTATGATATCGAAGAAGGATACTCTTGTGTTTTACCGTGTTTATATTCATTTATTCGTTGTGAATTATTTTTAAATAACAAAACTTTTACGATTCCTTTTCATAATGAAAAAGAAACATTTTATATGGTAAATAATGTAATTAATAAATATATAATTCAATATTTAATGTATTCAATACACAATATAGAGCTAAATGTAGATGATAAATATACAATGCGTATTATTGATCATAATGTAAATTGTTTTACATTGGATGAAACCGATGAATTGTTATTAAAAAGAAATACATATGACATTTACAGAGGAACACTATTTAATACATCTGATGAGAGAGATGAAATTTCTTACAATATGGATAACAAAAAAATATCTGATTCTATTCTTTTTGTAAATGTATTTGATGATATTCTAGAAGAAGAGACGAAGAAAGAAGAAGAGATGAAGGGAGAAGAGACGAAGGGAGAGACGAAGAAAGAAATAAAGGGAGAAATAAAGGGAGAAGAAGAGACAAAGGAAGAAGAAGAGACGAAGGAAGAAGAAAAAGAGATAAAGGGAGAAGAAGAGACAATAAATGATGTTCTTATTGAAAAGAAAAAATGGTTTTCATTGTCTTTTTTATATCACAAAAAAAAAGAATAATTTATAAAACAATATAAAAACTAAAAAATACTAATAATAATGTCAGCGAATGATGCGGCGCTTCAACAACCCATAAACGATGTAGAAACATTTCATTCTTTGTCAGATAGATGGACATATTGGGCACATTTACCACACGATACAGATTGGTCAATAAAAAGTTATAAGAATATTTATACAGTGAGTACAGTTGAAGAGTGTATAGCAATTACGGAAACATTACCAGAAATATTAATTAAAAACTGTATGTTATTTATTATGCGAAATGGTATTACACCTGTTTGGGAAGACCCAAAAAACAGGAATGGTGGTTGTTTTTCTTATAAAATTGCGAATAAAAATGTTTTTGAAGTATGGAAAGATATGAGCTATGTATTAATGGGTGGTTCTATAAGTGAAGAATCATCTTTTGTAAATTCTGTGACAGGGATAACTATATCACCCAAAAAAAATTTTTGTATTATTAAAATATGGTTATGTGATTGTAAAAATCAAAATCCATCTATTATATCGAGTGAAATCAAGGGTATTTCATCTTATGGTTGCTTGTTTAAAAAACATATACCTGAATTTTGAACAATAATTATTTATAATTTCATAATGTAATATTATGAAATCATCCTTACCTACTCTTCCTTTGGAAGTAATAAACATTATAATGAGTTATATCATAAAACGTACAATATATAAACCATTGACATCAGTAAAGAAGAATATTGATTATATGAATATTTTTTACAACAATTCTATTTCTTTTTCAAAATATTTTTTTTTGAAACACCAACTTATGAAAAAAACAAAACTTGTAGATTAGATAGGAAAAGGACGACTCTTTTGAATTACCAAAGGTGTAGGCATAATGATTGGTTTTTTTTTATATATATCCGTTGTCTCTAGGTCTTTGAATTGAGGGACCAAGGGAGGTTCGGGATGAACCAAATTGGTTGCATTGATACCAAATAGGAATGATTCTATTTGAATGGAATTATGTGAGAGTTTATCCATATAAATTTGTGCACCGTGTAAACCATTTCCAGGTAATTTTGTATGATATGCTTCTCCGTGTTGTGAATGTTTAAATAAATTATAATGTTGGTTGTCTTTGTCCATTTTTACTTCCAAAGCATAATTTCCAGGTGTATTTTTATTTCGCGTAGACGCCATATATTATATAGTTCCAGAAAAAGTTAAATCACTATTTCGGTATACAATTCCCTAAAAGTATCATAGTATCTTGTGAAAAATCACCTCGTTGAAACAATTCACAGAGCGCAAAATGCATAATATGAAACGATTGATAAGAGAAAAACATCATAAATCCGAGAGATGCATCATTGTATACCTCTCCTTCTACCTCTTCTTCTCCTTCTTCTACCTCTTCTACCTCTTCTTCTACCTCTTCTTCTACCTCTTCTCCAACCCCAATCCCAGCACTCCGCATCATTTTTTGACATATTTCTTTAAATTCATTTATATATATTGAATTTTTCAATATAAAGAGAATATGTTCGTAAAGAGCTGCTATTTTATCAGACAAAATAGAATCATTGAATTCATTCATTTCAAAAGCCGCAAGCAATTCATTTTTGTATAAATAATCATTCAATTCTTTATCAAAATGATTATCAAGCATCATTTCTCCGTTATAATTGTCTCCTTTTTCTCTTTTATAAGCACTCGATATCGGATTCAAATCAATCAACTCATTGTCATAAAATGGATACGTGCATAGAAATGTTTCATTGTACATTTCTATACTATTTTATTTTTGTACAAATATTTGTCCGCATTATGATATACCAAACTTTTCATTCATAATTGTCGCTTTTGTTTGCGGTGCCTGTTTTTTTTGCACCTTTTTTTTCGCTTGATAATGATTCGATGGAATTATTTTTTGATTCAATATAAATTCATCATTGTCTTCATGAAATTCGGGAAAAATACGTGTCATTGGTTTGTCTACCATCAAAAACAATCTCTCACTTCGCAAGAGTGAACGATACTCTTGAATCGATAAATTACCATAATATTTATCCAACATATAAAATGGATTCGGAGCCGGTTTAATATTTTTGTTGTATTCATATATTTTTGAATATATATGATTCATTAAATGATACCTTTCAAATTTAATAGAACTATCAATATTTTCCTCCATTAAATGTGCAACTGCACATTCCGGACTACAAAAACAACCATATACCTCATATTTGTCTTTGATATAATGTTTCGGAATAAAAATAGCCGAATTATCAAAATCATATGAACACCAAAAACAAGCCGACTTTTTATCTGATATATTGTTCGCGTGCAAATTTTGTTCCAATATCTTTAATTTTCTCCATAATTCCTTCTTCTCTATATGTGCATCTTTCTTGTCAAATAAATCATTGTGAACCTGCTTTTCTTGATCCAATTGTGTCTCTATCTCCGTTTTTACTAAAAACTCTGGTTCCAATGGATTATATACCATATGTACATCTTGTGTCGTCTCTTCTTCTTCATAATCATATGATACTAAATTATAATTTGTCTCGAAATTATAAGGGTCAACGTTTGTTGTTGTTGCAAAATCACTATTTACATCCAAGTCTTTCATTGAACATTTTAAATGTAAAATAATATTAGGCTTCTCTTCTTTCACATTATTGATAATCGCATTTTTTTGAATTATTTTTCCACCCTTTGGCTTTCTACCCCTTTTCCTTAATTTCTTTTCATCATCCTCCTCTTCTTGCAATAATACTTCTCCTACTTCCTCCTCCAATTTCTCCTCCAATTTCTCCTCCAACTTCTCCTCCAACTTCTTTGAACGCTTTACCTTTGTACCGTCTTCCAATATCTTTTTTTTCATTTACTTTCTATTTATGAAGTTTCATATAAAACAATATTTAAATTGTTTTATATATTGATTTATGCATTATGATATTCCTTGTCTCTTGTCAATTCACGCGACGGTAAACCACCGCGAATCCATCCTTCATCGACGTGTCCTTCGATGCAATAAGCTGGATTATTCATCTTTGATTTTATTTCTGGCAACAAAGGTGTTGTCGAATATTTCAAATAACTTTTTTCAGGTAATCGTGTAATAGTACGTTTATTTGTAATCATTTCACCCTGCTGTATTTGTGCCTCCAAAATAGGATCCACTGAACCACGACCCAAAAAGGGAACCGTCGCAAAAGGACGTTGAAATAAATCAATTCTACAACGCGGATGTGTAACCAAACCACCCAGTAACAAATTTGAATTGAAATCAACATTGCAACCACCTGCACCCATACCATAACCACCCGAATAAAACACACACGGTTGCATCGTTGCTAATTCTATCGGTTTTTTCATATTACAATCATTGGCAAAATAATTTTGTAATGTATAATTGCAGGATTGAATATTTTGTATAGTTTCTTGGTCTTGAAAACATCTATCGTTTCCTATTCTTGACATATTCTCAAAAGTGAAATTTGTGACAAATGCCATAATATATACATAACAATACATTTTTTTTTTACTCCCATTGTAGATTACAAAATTTATGAATATATTTAATATAAATTATATCGTGGATTGTCCTGAACACAAGCAAATGGGTCACCATCTTTACAACTAGGCATATTTCCATATAAAAAATTAGCAAAAGCACCTTGATCGTTTGGAATTCGCGTGTTGGCCGTGGAAAAGAAATTCCTATTTGATTGATCTAAATTAAATGTTTCTCCTAAATCACCAAATAATTGCTTATTCGTATTTTTTATACCTGGATTCAACTTTTGTACCATCTTTTTTACCGACTTTGTTATATCATTCTGAACATCCACATTAAAAGAAGGCGGTGCCGATTTACGTTCCGGTTTATCCTTTATTTGCGTTAATAAAACATTACCAAATGGATTATTTTTATGACCAACCTCGTAGTCTGATTTTATATACGTGTCTAGATTCATCCCTCCATTTTCCCCTTTTCCATTTTCCCCTTCTCCATTCCCCCCTTTTCCATTTTCCCCTTTACTCGTAAACCCTTCCTTTTTTGTATTACTCTTTCCTTCACTGCTATATCCTTTATTTTTAAATAAAAAACACAACACTGCTATCGTTATCATACCCACCAAAAGTATAAAAATATTGCGCGTAAAAAAGAGTCCAATCAATGTTAACAACAGTATCAATCGAGTCATTGCATTTAATTTCTCTTGTGGTGTCATAGTCACTGTAGGCCAGATATATAAAATAGAATCTTTGTTCAAAAGAATAGTTGGGTCGTCATACCAATAAGGCATTGTCGTCATTTATATATATTCCTTTTAAATAATTCTTCTTCTCTCGGTAAATATATCTGTACATTATTTACCCTTTTTATTCTTTTTTTTCGTTTTATCACAATTAGGAACATCCTTTGGTGTCATACCTACACTACTAAACAAAGATATAATTTCTTCATCAGTCAAAAGCGGGGTGGATTGCTCTTGTTGTTGCTGCTGCTGTTGCTGCTGCTGTTGTTGTATCTGTTTTAATTCAACATTTTTTTTCATTCGTTCTTTCATTTTCGACATATTCGTATTTTTTTTTAATGCATTTTCCATTGCGTTCATATCTATCTTTGTGTTTCTATTCAACCCTGGTGCAGGAATCCCCATTTTACTTAATAAATTTTGAATATTATCCATCCCAGGCATATCCTTCATATTTTTAAACAATTCTGTTGCCTCTGATAACAACTCGTTCTCTTTAATATCACCCCTCTTTATTTTCGTTTCTAATTTGTCCTTTACATTGTTCACCAAACCCATTATTTTGGCTGGATTTTGAAATAAACTTTGTAATATCTCTTTGGGATCTTCTGAATTGAAATTCATATCAAAACTTTCAGCTGCTTCTTCTGCAATTTCTTTCGCTAATTCACCCAATTTTCCACTCACCATACCCGATAAACGATCGTGTATATCATTCGCACTAGGTAATGTTGATTCCTTTTTATCAAAAATGTCTTGCATAGAAGAAAGTGTTTCCTGTAATTTTAGTTTAAAATCGTCATGATTAATCTTTTCAAACAAATGCAATGCATCCCCGAAAACATCCTTGTTCTCTATACAACCAATAATAGAAATCATTATTAATTGCAAATATTTCCATATCGTCTCTTTTGTTTTTTCACTAATATCTGATGCCCACAAGTATTTAAAACTTATCCCCGGTAGAAAATCGGTGTTTGCAGATTTTTCAAACATCTCCACATTTTGATACAAAATATCAAAAAATCTCTCTGGATATACCTTTAAACAATGTTGAAATAACCGTTCCTCCTTATTCTCTATATCATTATTCCACCATTTTTCAATAATAGGCACATATTCCGGAAACGTTCTGGCAATATCCCCCACAAAATCCACCACTATTTTTTTAAATTCGTTTGGTACAACCGTTTTACTTTTCTCTTCTTCTAAAGACATTTTATTTTATATCATTGTTATAAAATAAAAGTCTAAATCAAACTTAGGAGATAATATATCCCTGCATAATAACTATTCAAAATATAACATTGATAATTTTGATAAATTCTGAATATACTTCATCGATTTTTCTTGATCCTCATCTTTCATATTTTGAATCTGAACACGAATACGATTAATACCCTCTATTATTTTATCTGAATTCTCCGCATTTTGTAAATCATTACCATAATCCTTTGAAATAAAAAATTCCAAATCACCATTTTCTATCTCCGTCTTGTATTTACTTACCACCGAATAATACCAATGCTTAATAATCGATTTTTTATTTATTTTACGCATAAGCGTCATTGAATTTTTTACCGCCTTTATATCAAGATTCTCAGGAAATACCATCTGCAAATCCGACAAGAATTCCACAAAATGCTCATTAAAACCCGATAAAATCATTATCTTGTGATCTTCTTGACTACTTTGTTCTTCATTGGCAATCATATCTATTATCCTATTTCATAATCTATTTAAGTTTTTTTTGTGCAATTTTCTTTTTAGTTAAACACGCTTTTGTAATTGATTCAATTCTTGATCCCTTTGTTGTTGCAACTGTTCAATAGTAAGCCCTTCTCCCATTTTACTTTGTTTGTAATCAAAATCATCCGAGGGTGTAGGAATCGTTCCAGAATCATTCAATGAAACATAATTATGCATTTGTCTCATTCCTCCACTCCCCTTGGTATTCAAAGCATCCGCATCCATATCCAAAAAACTATATTGATCTGATGCAATTCCTCCTAAAAATCCACCCCCTCCAAATCCAAAAGCCATTGGCTCCATATTATTTTGTGTAGCCACCTTTGTAATAGCTTCTTGTCTCGGCTTCAAATAAGTATAAATAGCATCACCATACAAAACCCGATAGTTTTCACTTAATAACAACAATGCAGGCACCTTTTCCACATTTTCTGGCATCATTATTTTTTGTCCATTTTCCATAACTATATATATCTTTCCATTGGATTCCTTTACTCGCTTATCTATACATATAAAATGTAACTCCTTGTTCATTTGCGTCTTAGATAGCACCTGCAATAATTTCTTGGAATGTTCACAATAATTGGAATAATATAATATACAACTCATCCAATTTCTTACAATATCTATCGGATTAAAACATGCATAGAAGAACGCGTTCTCTCTTTATAAGAAAATTGATTCTTAAAATAAATATTAAAAAGAAAACACTATAGTATGAACATGTCAGAAAAAAAACGTCCTATTATTAAAATACTTAATGACAACAAAGACGATACTCTTCGTTTTACATTAAGTGATGTCAATGTCAGTATTGCAAATGCTATTCGTCGAACCATCTTGTCCGATATCCCTACTGTCATATTCAAAACAACCCCGTATCAAGAAAATCGTGCTACATTTATAGTCAATACAACTCGATTCAATAATGAAATTCTAAAACAACGCCTCAGTTGTGTTCCAATTCATATCACGGATTTAGATATGCCATTAAACCATTATCTTCTCGAAGTCAATGTGGAAAATCTAACAGATACAATTCAATATGTTACCACAGAAGATTTTAAAATAAAAAACATTCAAACTGATACCTTTTTGAAAGAAAAAGATAATCAAGCCATATTCCCCCCAAATGAATTCACTGGTTATTATATTGATTTTGCACGTTTACGACCTAAAATTTCAGACGATATTCCTGGAGAAAAATTACATTTCACGTGTGAATTTACCATTGGAACTGCAAAAGAAGATGCTACATTTAATGTAGCAGCCACGTGTTCCTATGGATACACAGAAGACGCTGTTGCCATTGAAAAGGAACTTGCTAAAAAGGAACATCAATGGAAAGAAGACAAAGATGTCAATCTAGCATTTCAAATAAGCAATTGGAAACTATTGGAAGCCAAGCGCATTGTTAAAAAGGATAGTTTTGATTTCATTGTGCAAAGCATTGGTGTGTTTTCTAATGAAGATTTGGTCAAACAATCCTGTCATCTATTGAACAAACAATTGAAAAAATGGATTCATACCATTGAAACCGACAACATAAAAATGGTGGAATCACAAAATACAATGAAACATTCTTTTGATATCATATTAGAAAATGAAGATTTTACCATTGGAAAAGTCATTGAATATATGATGTATTCCTATTTCTTTGAAGGTACACGTATTCTCTCTTTTTGCGGATTCAACAAAATGCACCCCCACGATACAGACAGTATCCTTCGCATCGCATACAAGGAAGATACTGAACGCACCGTCATAAAACAACATTTGGTCACTGCTATTACCAATGCCATTGATATATTTCATTCCATTGGTTCCAAATTTTAAAATGGATCCCCTCGCACAACCTTTTGTTTCATATAAATTAAATTATATACCTAAACAATTTAAAGCCGCATTTTAAAGCCGTTTTTTTACATATTGTAAAATAAATCACCGATGAAATAATAAATAGAAACACCCACTGATTCTAAAATAATATGAATTGGAAATCCGGGTACTAGTTCCATCATCCGTTTGCAATTGTATTTTTCATTATATAATAATAACATAACCAACAATGCCAACCCAATAATAATACCTATATTTCTTTTTTCTTTACCTGAAAACAAGGGATAAAAATAAGTAAATAAATATGTAAATATAATAATAAAAGTTGTAAAATAAAACAAAAATGACAAAAACAAAAACGAAAAGATATCCGCCGCGACCATAATTGTCATAAATATATAAAAAAATCGACTAAATGACACCTTTTTGAAATGAGTATAGAGAGAAAGAAACATAAAAACAATTGTTATATACGCAACAATATGAATCACTCTTGTGTTTATATATTCCTGTATATGCATCGCGTGAGAAAACGTATGAAAAGATTCAAAAATAAATAATGTGATCAAAAATAAAAAGGGATACCATCTCTTTGTTATACATATGAAATATAACAGAATAACACACGCAACCAAATTCACAATTACAGAATATGGTTGAGAAAATAAACCTTCCTTTTGTGGTTTTTCACATGTAGAAAACGGAAATATAAACACATTTTTATTATTATATTGCTCATTTGTATTTGTCATATTTTTTAATATATATATAATATTATTATAATATTATTATTGTTGTATTTTCAAAATACAGTGAAATCTATAAACCATGTATTTCGTGTAATGTATATATTATTCTTACTTCCATTTGTATAGTTATCTTTTCCTTTTTAACTTTTTTTATGCTTTAGAATTTTCGTTTGGTGTAAATACAAACAAAAATGTCTATGATAAATATAGGACATATGTCTATAGAATCAAATACAATAGACGCAGAATTAGACATAACATTAAACTTAGGCGATATTATTACTTTATATGACCCTACAAATGATATTATCAATCAACAAACCTTTTCTATTGAATACATCGATAAGGAGAGAATGCATCTTCTTAATGTACAAGATTTTACACATACTACATTGAAAATTGACGCAACAGGTGTCATACAACCAGGTACAATTGAATCTATTGACCTTTTGTACCGTAACCCAGAAAAAGGATATGCACGACAAAACAAACTATTACCTGGAACTTGGTTAAATATTTATTTCGGAGGAGAAACGCCCGTTATTGTTACTGGTGAAATTACCAATTTGGAAGAAGATATGATTGAAATAACAACATATCCTGATAATGATATTCTTTATATTAATTTTGCCTATCAAGGCATCCCCCTTGGATTACCTATCGAACAATTTGAAATCAGACGGAAACCAGAAAGAAAAGAACAAGATAGAGAAGAAAGAGAAGAAGGTAGAGAAGGTAGAGAAGAAGGTAGAGAAGGTAGAGAAGAAGGTAGAGAAGGAGAAGAGGACTTTCCTACAAAAACAGAAATGAAAAGAGGAGAAGATATCATTCTTCGTGCAAGTGATATTTTTTTTGGACAAACGTTGTCTCCTCTTCGTCAAGAGATCAATGTTGCCTCTTCCAAGGAACGTTTTAATTTAGAAACTCAAACCAATGATCTTTTAGAAGATTTATTATCTTCTATTCCAAAAACACAAAGAACTACATCTATCCTTCAAAGTACACATATCAACATAGAACGATTCAAACAATTACGATCTGAATTCTCCAAGTTGGATGAATATGGAAACGTCATAGGAAAACGATTCAAAGGACCTCAATGGAAACCACTCGTTGATCATTTACATCAATTGGATACTTCTTTGTATTGGATTGTACCTGTTGTAAAAAACAAGAAAAAGGTATATAATATTACCAGTGCAGAAGATTTTCCTGATATTGTACCACTTACAATGACTGAAGATTTGTTGGAAATAGATGCTTCTATAGAAAAATACAAATCAAATACTGGTTCCCAAGAACAAAATAAATATACCGATCTTCTTCTGGATTGGCAACCTCTTTTTATCCCGTTTGAAGATATTAATCCTGAAATGACACGCGATATTTTATATTCTTTACCTGTAAAAACAAATTTCAATGTTATTGTCAATAACTTGGACGATTTTACGTCTTCTGTTGTTAAAGATGGATCCGTTTCAACTCGTCGGTTCGTTCTTCAAAGATATACTACTTCTTCTAGAAATGAATCCGCTGATACAATGCAAATAAAATCCCTTGTTACTCTTCCTGAACCTTTTGTTCGTTTCTCTCATATTCAACTTCCTGGTTCTTCTTTGTATCTTCGTTCTAATCTTCATCTCGCTTTTTTACAATATTGGAAATTATTCAAATCAAAAAAAATTGTTATGGATGTCTATTTAGATACAATTGAACCACAAACTAATACAAGTAAAAATAGAGAAAAGAATATCCCTGATACCACCTTTTTAGATGACATAAAACATTACGTTTATAACCATCCACAAATATCAGGAAACGAAACATTGTATCGCAACTATTTAAATACTATTGTCCCCAAAACACGTTCTCTCTTTCATTCAATGAAAAAATTTATTCAAGGCAAATTGTCCTTTGTCAATGCTGTCGGTTCTTTGGAACCTTTTCTCGTCTACACTGGTGATATTACATATACCTTGTATGTAGAAATCATTCGTTTCGTCAATGAACAAATATCAAAATACAACAAACAATTTATTGAAAAGGGACGACAATTTATTTCCCTTAAAAAAATGTCTTCTCTCTCTATTCCTATTCAACACAAACAATTAGAATTCCTTTTCCATAAAAATCCACAACAATGGTCTCATCTAATGAGAGAATGGCATCTTGAAACTGCTTATAAAAGCAATTCCGAATTACTCACTGATATAATGAGAGACAATGCAGGACGGCTTTTATATTACGCTATTTCTCTCGAAAATATCAACACCATGATTCCAGAAAATATTTCATCCATTTTAACTGAAGAAAAACGCAACAAAGAAGACGATAAATGTATTTCTTATATCATCGCAAAACAATATGATTCTATAGATGCAATGGAACAAGACAATGGAAAATCTATTTATTTTGATAAAAAGTTTGATACAACCAATTATGGTATCCTCGATGATAAAAACGGAAATCTAGACAAAAAATATGAACAGGCACAAAAAACAATGACACCAGAAGCTTACCTCGTCTTTTTGACAAACCAATTGAGTAAATCATTCGATATTCGTGAACCAGAATATATGGCACAAACATTGATGGATGGAATGAAACGCGTCGTCGATGGTAACCTCGCCATTATCTATTCCATTGAAACTGATAAAATGGATTATTTCAAACGTAGTCATAATCGTTGGGAAAAAGACGATTCCATTGATCCACAAACCTTTGCCAACAGCCAAGATTTACTATGTCAATTTCAAAATGATTGTATCCAAGTAGAAAAAGAATTTATTGAACATTGTCAACCTATCAACCTAAACAAAAGGGATGTAGCAAAGGAAGCAATAAAGGTGATTGTAAAGGAATTCGACGAAAAATATCGCGTATCAAAAGCAGAATTAGAAGCCACATTACATCGACAATTTGATTATTGTATGCATATTACTCCTGTTCTACAAGACATACGAGAGAAGGAAGCATTTAAATACAATTTATTTCAATATCAATTGGGAATATCTTCTCTCTCTGAAGAATTAATTGTATCTCCTTATCTCTCTTTGTTCCATATGATACATGGTCAAAATGATTTTATTAAACGACAAAACGACTTAGTTCGCTTTGCCTTGCGTTTTACGAGAGAAGCATATTCAACAGAACAGGAACATTGGCGCTATTGTGTTCAAACTGCTGTCCCTTTGATGCCCGCCTTTTTATATACCCTAGCATCTTCTTTTATAGAAAATCCAGATAATTATATCCGGACACTGGATCTCGTGATTCAAACCAATGGTGTGCTCAGCGAGGACGGCGATTCGTGGGTAGACAAACATAGTGGATACATCATTCGTCGCATTGATTTCAGTACAGATGAAGGATATGAAGATGGATATCGTGTTTCATCTCGAGAAACGATGGAACTATCAGCTGGTGATATATTGCAAGAGAGAATGGAAGAAAAAGTCGCACAAGAAAAAAAATATACCAGCAAAGAAGCCAAAATGGCTTTTCTTGTCGTCTCTTCTCTCGCCGATTTTATGGGAATCCCCGTTGATGCCCATATCGAATGGATTATTAAAACCATCGTATTTACCTTTCCTACCGCAATGCCTTCAGAATCAGAATATAAAATACGTGCGGAAGAAATGGCAAAAAAGGGGAAACCAATGTTGCCTTTTAAACAAATATACAATATGACTCTTTTATATCTTTCTATGGGTGCTTTTTTTATTGGAATACAAACGAGTATCCCTTCTATTAAAACACGCAAAACATTTCCGGGTTGTGTTCGTTCGTTTACTGGTTATCCTATGGAAGGAACAGGTGACGATTCTGGGTTAAAATATCTTGCGTGTGTCGTTTACAAAATACGTTCTTCAGACACTGAACCGTGGTCAGCACTCAAAGGAACCAAGGAAACAGTCATCATCACCAAACTCAAAGAATTCATTGACCGATTTTACATCAACCAAGCCGATGTCCAGCGTCGATACAGAGAAAAATTGGATTTTCTTCTCCTTGAACCCAATGATGCAGCGATACCGGAACAACATAATGTGGTGCAAATGTGGCGCCATTTTCTACCCCCTTTATCATCGATTCAAATAAAAACCGTGCAACCCTTGTCAAAGGATTTTAAAACAACTTTGATGCAAGAAATGCGAAATGGTTCCCATTCACAGAGAGAAAAAATATTAATTGTTGAATCAAAAATATTGCTTTTCTCTCTTGCTATACAAGAAAGGATCCAACATTGTCTTCAAACCAAGCAACTTCTCCTGAAGAATTCCGCCAATGAACCCTTTCTAGAAAATGCTTGTTGTCATTCTTCCGAAAAGGAATCTACTGTCGCCTATTTTCAACGTGAAGAACCACTCCTGTCTCAGTACAATAAAATGGTGTCCAATTTGTATCGCATTATTGATGACATTAAGGACATTCATTCCGCACCCTTTTTAGTCTCATTGTTTGACACCAGAAATGTATATTTACCATTAGATACACAATTTGCTGAAGAAATCATATATCGTTGCTTTATTCAAATGTGTCGGTTTCAGTCAGCGCTACCATTACGAGAAGAATTTATGGCTATTTGTAGTGAAAAACCGTCTTATTTGTATTCGACAGATACCATATATGATAAAATTCGAAAATTGAAACAAGATGGAAAACAGTATGACAATGCGGCTCTCTTGCATTTATTACAAATGGTGCACAAAAATAATATTGTTCATAGAATACACGGTTCAGAATTAATTATAGTATCTCCTATGCAACGATTTCGCAATGTTTTGGAAACAGCGATAGAAAATCCTTTTTTACAGCGAATGTCTCCTTTGTTGGGAGAATCATTGGATGTTTTGTTGGAACAATACGACTCCTTTGTAGAAGAAGATACAGATGAAATGCGTGAATGTAAAAATTATCTCGCCAAGAAAAACGATGCAATGCAGAAACAAATCTTTGCATTTCTAAATTCCTATTCAACTGCATCAAAGAAGGAGAAACGATTGTGTAAAGATATCATCGAAAAAGGTATGACTTGGTCTGATTCTAGTGATTCTTTATATAATTCTGTCTCTTTTATGAGAATGATGTTGCAGAACATTGTCAAGACGTTTCCGATGATTATTACAAAACGTGTGAATTATGAAAACATTCCGATTGCTTCGTATTGGCGGTTATCAAAAAACCACGAAAATGATTTGCGTCGTAATGTACGTGAATCATATTCTCTCTTGCAACCTTTTTACAACTCTTCTCTCCTCTCTGATGTATTGGATTGGATTCCACAACACGGAGATGATTTTTTATTGTTGGTACAAGAGACTCTTTTGTTTTCTGATGTAGAATACAAGGGGATTTCAACTCATACTATTTTTGATGAGAGAACAACACTTCTTTTATTTGAACATTATCTTCTTCTCTCATTGATAATGTATGTGGAAGTAGGGGAATATCCTTCTTTGTTAACAGAAGAGGAAAAAGAAAAAGAAAGAGAAGAAAAGGAAGAAACAGACAATGATGAGAGAATAATGCAAGGAAATGCGCGTGATTTGAGAGAAGAAATAGCCAATTTACTCGTTTCTTATGTACGTATTTTCGACAAGGAAAAAGCAGATATTGATATTTCTTATGAACGAGTAATGGATGTAGTTTTTAAGATAGCAGAACGAGAGAAAGATACATTTACAGATCGATTAAAAGTATTGACAGAAGAAGCAAGAGAAATAGATACTATTCTAAAGATTAACCAACTTGGTGTATGGAGTAAAGGATTACAAAAAGGGTTGACAACTTATGTGAGAGAAACGTATGATGAAGAACGCGATTATATGGAAAAATTAGGCGATATGGAACGTGCACTGCGTAAAAAAAACAACGACATCAATGACAGCAATATAGATATCTATATGACAGAGGCGTTGGAACAAATGGATGTAGAGGCAGAAATCGACGAAGAAGTATACAATATGTCAGCACTCAATGAAGCAGAAGATGATGGTGATTATTATAACGAATACAATGATACAGGCTACGACGATTGAATACAGATTTATATTGTTTCCAAAAGGTAAACAATGTAAACAGGAAATTCGAAAACGATATATTAAGATGTATAAGCTTTGTAACCATACAATCCAGACAAAATAATAAAAATGGCACTTGTTACACCAAATTTAATTTTGTCATTGTATTGCTTTCCTAGTAAATCATCAAATACGAAATTTGCTTTGGAACCAATAATCAAACCCACAACAAGACCTGCAGTAATGAGACAGGCATAGAAATAATCAATCTCTTTACGCTTGTAGTAATCGTAAACACCAAACAATCCTAAAGGAACACAACTAATAAGTAACATAGTTCCAGATAATTTATCTGTTGTGGGAATAATTTTCAATTGAAGAAGTAAATACATCATAATAGCTGATCCACCTACAGTACCAATAAACGATGCATAAACACCTGCAAAAAATCCAAGAAAAACAGAAATCCATGTATTAAACAGCATGTATATTACAAAAAGAGACTATTTTATTTTGCGAAAAGTTCGTTTTTTTTAATCTTTGTTCATAATAATGAATCCTACATTTATTCGAAACAATCCTTTGCTAACAAGTATTGCATTATTTCTTTTGTTATTTGTAACGGTGCAAATGGTAAAGCCATCTTTTTTGTATGATACAGATGGTAGTATTCGTGATTTCGGTATTGGATACAGAAGAAAAACAATTTTACCATTGTGGCTTTTTTCCATTGTTTTAGGCATTTTATGTTATTTATTTGTTTCTTATTATGTTTTTAGTCCACGTTTGTTTCGATAATCATTTGTATTCATTTTTTTCTATCTATAAATAAAAATGGCCTTTTTATTCGGTAGAAAAAAGACAACTAGAAAGTTACGAAAGAAGAGTAAAGGCAAGAGTAAAGGTAAAAAATCTGTACGGCAAAGTAAGAAGACGCAGCGCGTCAAGGTCGGAGGTGTAATAATACTATAAAATTTTTCGTTGAAAATTTTCGTCTTTCTATAATATAGAATGTTTGAATTTTTCATCGGTAAAAAAACAGCGTCGAAAAAATCGACAATCAAACCTAAGAAAACCAAGCGCGGAAAAAAGAAGAATGGCAAGACACGACGCGTAAAAAGAGGTGGTCTTGTCGTTATGTAAATCTTTAGGAAACATCCTTTGTTTCATTGTTACAAAGGATGTTTATTATGTAACATAGATTGTTTCTTTTTGAGCATCCGCATCTTTTTGCATCTGCAATTGTGTTGCTATATATGTATCCTGTTCTTGTGCCAATTGATCAGGGGATTTTACACAAGGTTGTGTAGACAATTTAAATTGCGTATAAAATATAATTATAAGACCTGTATAAAACAACCACAATATCTCTCCTACATTATCACGCATTGTAACAAGATGGAATAATTCTTTCCTCTTTTCCAACAATGCTTTTCCTTGTTTTGATTCGGGGTCCCCTGTAAATTCTTCTTTCATCAATGGTTTCAACATTTCCCAATATTCTACAAAATTACCAGGAACAATTTGATTAATCAAAATGGAAACATTACCAAATATTTTGATAATTGATTGCGCCGTCTTTTTCAATTCAGTCTTTTTGTTTTCGTCAATCTTTTCATTTGTTTCAATGCTATCGACTGTGGCATCTATCATTATTTCTCGTAACAATTTGTTTGCACTTTCTGCTACTACATAATATCCAATGACATTGGAAAAAGCGCATTTAAAACCAGGAAACATAATAAGAACTACCATAATGGCACCAAAAACCAATACCCAAGGAATAAAAGTAATAAGAGCCGCATTGGAAAAATTATTAGAGACACTTCCACCACAATTTATTACCAAAGCAACTGCATTGGTGAAAAATTGTAGGACAACTACAATAATTAAAAAGAATAACATCAAGGCATAGTCTTTGCTATCTATTTCAGATGCGGATTTAGGATTTGAAAACATTTCATCCACATCGGCATCCTTTTTCATAAAGAAATACATTATGATAGTAATTAAAAAAACGATGATGGATGGAAAAGTAAAATCCATATGTCTTCTATATGTAATAGTTATGGACAATAATTTCCACTTTTTTTTCGTACAACTAGAGACATTCGTTAAAAGACAACAATATTCTAATATTGATATTCTAATATCATGGAAGCTTCTAAACCTATATTAACAGAACCTGGTGTAAAGTATTTTTTAAACGAGACATTGAAACAGTGTAGAGATTTTAAAAACAAATATAACAATACACTCTTTAATATTTCCCTTTTTACCGGTTTTATGTTTCTTTTAGGAACGATTTTATTATTCAAATACAAAGGAAAAATGACTTTTGAAGAAAAGGAGAACCGTGAAAGAGAGAAACAATATTATATTTTATCTAAAATAAAAAATTATCAGGAATCGAGAGAACGTGCACAACAAGGTCTTATTACAGGGTTACCACAATGGAATGATGAATATGCATCATTACATCATAAATAAAATATCAGATAAAAATATGAGTGAAGAAAAAACAAAATGGGTGGAAGCTATGGATCTATATTATCAAATGAAAGATGCCTATCAATCCGCTTTTCATAAAGAAAAAAACGTTATCATTAAAAATGGTGCATTGAGTTGGAAAGAAAAACGTCGCGCCTTTTCAAAAATACATCCAAAATGTGTCAACTGCAAACGACGTGTTGGAACTAATTTTTATACCGCTATGAATGAAGGAGAACGGACAATAGGTGCCAAATGTGGTGATAAAACTAGTCCGTGTCCATTGAAAATCGAAATCAATGTAGGCTACAATGTTATCATGACCGATTTAATTCGAGAACAAAAAAAGGATATAAATGTTTTCAAAAAAAAAGTTATTGTTGCTAAAAATGCCTTATTATTTGATTATATTACCGCTACAGAAGCTGTGCATACATTTGATGCATTGAAAAAGTCTATTGAAACAACAAGTCAGTTTTTTGAATATACATCCGAGTTGTATAAAGACTTGGTTGAAAACGAAGAAAGAGAAACACGTATACGTGAATTGACTGAGCAGTATTATTCTTCTATTGAATCATTAAAACAATTAATAAAACAATTTAAAGAATCCAATGAGGATGTTCAATATATACAAGATGCTGTGGATATCTATGTAACGGATTTACAAAAGGGGATAGAGGAAAAGAGGACAGATTTATATGCTTATATGGCTGTTGAATACAACGAAGAAGAAAATATATATACATTGGTGCAAACACCATTTGCGTATTCATTGGATAAAAGGGAAATTGATTTGGGAGACAAACAATCCAGACGTGTTGTATCTTTGCATACTGGAACCACACAACGTCAACCAGCAAGCCAAGGAACACAACGTATTCAAATGCATCTTGATGATGGTGATCCAGAAGAGGAATTAGATGAAGAAGACGAAGAAGACGACGAAGAAGAAGAAGAAGAAGAAGAAGAAGAAGACGAATAAGATTCAATCAAATATATTGTTTACTTTTTTAAATACATATAGATATATAGTAATGTTGAATGATTATATTTCTTTTCCCGTATTTCTCATTAGTTTAGCCATCGGCTTGTTTTACGTATATATTATAGGACCTGAAATGAAAAAAATATATGTATATCCTACACCAGAAAATGTGGGGAAAATACAATATATAGACAAAGCAAAAAATTGTTTTCAGTTTGAATCAAAACAAGTAAAATGCCCTAGTAATACATCTTTCATACAATCAATTCCAATTCAAATGTAGACAACTGCATATATTTATTTTTTTAAAATTAAAAGTATATAGATAATATAGTATAGCTTTCAATGATGATGCTAAATTTATCAAAAATGTTGCATTCTAAATCCGGAAAATATTTATTGTCCATCATTCTTGGTCTAGGTCTAGCTTCTCTCTTTAGACGATTGTGTAAAGACAACAATTGTATCGTTTTTTATGCACCACCTTTTGATGAAATCAAGGACAAAATATACAAGGAAGATGGAAAATGTTATACGTTTACACCGGTAACGACAAAATGCAATCCCAATAAACAACAGGTTGAAATAGAAAACAAAGAACTAGAATAATATGCGTATATATGAAAAAACCTCAATCTTTTTCATATGTATATGTCGGATACAACACGCATACATGATTTACCAACTGATCCTATGAATGGAGGAACAAATATGGGAGTAGGAATGGGAGGAACAAATATGGGAGTAGGGATGGGAGGAACAAATGTGGGAGGAAATATTCCCTCGGAAAAACCAGAAGTGGCTTTGGATCAAAGCACTATTAATCAAATTGTATCCAGTCTTCAACAAGCAACAACGAGTGGTTTAACACAATTACCTTCTCGCGATATTCCCACTACAGTCACACAAGACCCATATATTCAGGCAAATTATATACCACCACCAATTCAACGGGATTATATCCAAGAAGAATCAAATCAAGATATAATACAAAAGGAAGCACATTATGAATCCGTAACAAATCGCTTGGAACATTGGTATAAAGAAATACAATTTCCCATTTTAATCGCCGTCCTCTTTTTCCTATTTCAATTACCTATCTTGAAAACATTACTCTTTCGCTACTTTCCTATCATGTTTTTTAAAGATGGTAACATTAATATTTATGGTCTCCTCTTTTTAAGTTTCTCCTTTTCTATCGTCTATTCCTTCTTGTTCAAATTATTGTCTATTATCTAACAATACACATTTTAAACAGCTCAAGAATGACGTTTACTACGTGTCTTTTTAGATGATTTTGATTTTGATTTTGATTTTGATTTTGATTTTGCAGAAGAAGAAGAAGAAGAAGATGCAATTCTTTTTTTAGTTTTATTATCCCCTGGGCGATACCTGAAAAAATATTTTTCATATTCTTCTGTACCCTTTTTCCCTTTCATTTTCAAAAATTTTTTCGCCTTGGTTTCACGAATATCCTGCAACGTTTCCTGTTTTCCATAACAACGAATGGTAAATCTACGCAATAGACCCTTTTGTTTTAAACGATTTGCAATCTGTACCTTGAATAAATATTGAGATATACATAAAATACGATTTACATCATAATATTCTCTCGATGCATACAAAAACGCTAAATAATAACTCAACATTGTATCAATCGTCGCTATATTAACTTCGTAACCATCGTCTTTTATTTTGTTATAACTATGACACGAAATAGGCTCATATACAAACGCTACTGTATCTTCACCTACCTTTATCTCATAATGAGGCGCTACAATCTCACCAATGGCGGGACGCTTGATGATTTCTACATTCTCAATGTCTTCATCTTCTAATCTTTCTTTTACAATCATAGCAGTCGTTTCTGGGTCTTCTGAAATGACGTCAAAATCCGCATACCGTTTAAACTTTTTACGATGCTTACGTGGCATATATTGTGAAAATAAACTCATTGCGTATCCACCAAAAAAGACAACACCTTGTTGAATAAATGTCTCTTTTACCGTAGTAAAAATCGCTTCTTCTTGCGTTTTATTATGCATATTTCGCTGAAATGTAACGCGATTACAATGACTAGCTTTCAAAGGATAATGTTTATTCAACAATACAAGACGTTTCAATACCTTTTCCCATCTACTGACATCACCTTCTGGACGAGACAATTCCATATACATCGACATTCTAAGAAAATTGGGAGGTGCATAGCGGATACCCGACACTTTAATAGAATCACGTTGAATCGCATCAAACAATTCTGGATGAAGAAATGTAACATCAGCTACAGGAATAAAATCCACATACACTTTATACGTTCCTTCGTGTACACCAGCCTTTCCTTCCACTTCTGTAAAACCCTCTTTTACATAAATATCACACAACTCTTTTGCATCTGCCAAAGCATTCGGAGTAAAAAAATCATAATCTGGTAATTCAATATCTTTGTTGTAAAATTGGTCGTGTTTTGGCAAAATAGCATTAATCGCAGTTCCTCCATATGCAACTAAATGTTTTTTCCGCAAGAATTCTTCCACAATGGAAATAATTCTTTTCACTTGAGGTGAACTCACTGATTTACGTCCCGCTTTGTCTTCTGCTTTGTCTACCGCCAAACGGACTATTGCTAATTCACAATCATCTATTGTCATCGATTTATCACAAATATTTTTTGACTTTGTCATATATTATATACCTCTTTTTATTTATAGAAATATTTTTTTATAGAAATAAAAACAAATCATATTAAAACAATGTTATCATTCATATAAAATGAAATGGACTTCACTTTTCTCTATATTTGGACTAAAACGCACCAATGGACCCATCAATTTGTATAATATGCATCCTATAACACAATTGCATTCTAAAATTTCAAACAGTGTACATTTGGTTCACAACACAAAAGATACAATATACGGCAAAAATAATTCTTATTTACAACAAGATATCTTTACAAGTCAAGTGTTTCATAAAGTTCGAATTGTACAATTTACAAGTGGAAACAAGACATTGTTGCATTCTTTATGGTATCCAAGTCAAGAATTCAATGCACCCATTTTATCTATTGATTTTGTACAATTTGAACCATCAAACAAGAATATAACCAGGTCTCTCTTGTTTGCTAATTCATATGATTACGAATCGTCTGAATATAGTCAATTCATTTCTCGCAACGCCTTTCATCATCTATTGAAAAAATATCCCGAATTCACAGAAAAAAAAACGCCTCATTTGGTATCCTTGGATCCTATTTTGAGAGAAGAAACAATGTTATATACACATATATACGATTCTGTAAAACTAGAAAAGGGAATCCAATTATTACAATATTATTTTGATGCCTATTTAACCACCTTTTTATATTGTGGACATTATATAAATACCACCAAGAGAGATAGCTATTTTAATAAAGTTCGCATTGCCGTGGAAGCAGATTTTGCCATATATAAAGACCTTTTCAACACAGAAGAATTAAACGCTTTTCTACAAAGAGGATTCGATATCCCTGATATTTAACACCTTTGCATATTTAAACGTTTAATTTAAATCTAATAACTAAATTGGTTTTAAGTTGAATAGTTATTTTTATAGAATAATTATTTACCTTGATCATATTTACAATCTCTTTCATTGTATTTTTTGCATCTTTATCTTGTATGGATAAATTAAATTTTTGAGACTTAAATTTTTGAGACCATTTATAACCATCTAATCCTTCTTCATTTTTTAATTTCATATTAAATGTAGTTGTTTGTAGTATTCTTTGTGTAAGCATAGAACTCCATATATCATCTAAAATTGACCTATATTTCGATTTATTTGAAATAATATCTTCTCCATTTTTTACAATACATTCTAATATTTTAGATGAATTCAATATTGTTCTGTTGAATTCTTCTTCGGTCAAATAAGTTTCGGTCAAATAAGTTTCTTTTGGAGTAAGAATCAATTCACCATTTATAATTTCTTGTATATATTTCTCAATGTTTGGGACACGAATAATTTCACTCATACTTGTAAATCTTTAAATTTTGTTTTTACTTTATTATGATTTTTTTGTTTCAATTTTTTATTACATAATCGGCATTTTTAATCTCCAAAGGTGTAATTACATTGTAAAATTGTAATAATCCGTTGTGACAGTTCGTGGTGCATAACTCAATAATGGATCGTTTTCTTCTGTCAAATTGATAGTTACTGCAGAATAACGCAACCTATCTGGTTTGACTACAAAAGCCGAACCCGCCTTTTCAAAAAAAGCATTGTTTTCTTCCAAATTCTGCTCCACCAAATTATATCGCATCGCCATCATTTGGCATCCCATTTCTCTCGTTACTAAACCACTGGGGTTATCTGGATTACTTCCTACGTCGGGGAGTACAATTGTCATGGATTGTTTATTGTATTCTATCAGTTCATTCATATCAGGTGTATATTTGACATCAAAATAAGACAAGCAACGCATAAATACAGAATTGCTTGTTAAATTTACATATTCATAAAAGGCTTCATTGTCCATAATCGCACTATTGCTTTTATCCACAATAATCACAATTTTACCTTGCAACTCATTCAATGGAACCGTGCCTAAATTATTAGCATAGCATTTTTGTGCATCCGTATCTCCATTGCATTGCGTATATTCATAACTATATTTCGGAGACAATGTCAAATAATCATACATCTTCAATATAGCCGCCATTTTTGTAAACATATTTTGGTTACTGCTTTTGATACGCATATGAAGAATAAGAGGATCCGTTGGATTGGGTACAGTAGATGCTGTAAACGCATTACTAGCAATAATGTTCATAAAATCTTCAAAGGGTACAGAGTTATATGTTTCTTTTATGAAATAACTATCCTCTGTAGAAGTAGCAATAACAGGATTATCATCGATGGAATATATCTCGAAATCCAAACAACGAACACCTTGCTTCAATATATCCTTTAAAATACATGTATCTACATAATCATTTTTATAAGATCCACCAGAACAGCAATTATAAGCAGTTTTTATATAATAATCTCGCAATGTGTAGCATTGATCATTGCACGTTTTCAAATCAACGGGAACGACATTTTGAATATTGGAAATTTTATCAGCATACAAGGTATCCATTTTTTTACATTCAGAAGATTGTTTATTTCGTTCGATAATCATAAATATTAAACATGTTAAAAATAAACCAATTATCATTACCCATATAATTTTGGCAACCATTGTTTCTTTTGATACTATTTGCATAACTGCCCATATATTGCTTGGTTTCATTGCATTTTTTATACTGTCAAATGTAGAAGTTGTTTCATCTGCTTTTTTTAATGCATCATTTGGGTCAAATTCTTCAGACATATATATTATATTGTATCACTATAAAAATATATCATTCATTCAACATGAGATAATAAAAAGATAAATAAATAGTTAAATAAATATCATACTAGAATATATAGAAATGCCTGGTGGCTTAATGCAATTGGTATCCGAAGGACAACAAAACATTCTATTAAACGGAAATCCATCCAAAACCTTTTTCAAATGTTCTTATGCTAAATATACTAATTTCGGATTGCAAAAATTCCGTGTCGATTTCGAAGGGTCAAAAACATTGCGCCTCACAGAAGAATCTCATTTCACTTTCAAAATACCTAGATACGCCGAGTTACTAATGGATTGTTATCTCTCATTTGATTTACCACATATATGGAGTCCAATTGTACCACCTTCTTCTGCCAATGGTGACAAATGGATTCCATATGAATACAAATGGATTGAATACATTGGTGCACAAATGATTTCCAAAATAAGTATTACATGTGGTAACCAAACCATTCAAGAATTCTCGGGTGCATATCTTCTTGCCAGTGTATTGCGTGATTTTTCTGCGGAAAAACGTGCACTCTTTGAAAAAATGATTGGACATGTCCCTGAAATATATGACCCTGGCAATGCAGGGACGCGTGTCAATTCGTATCCCAATGCTTTTTATACAACGGCTACACAAGGCGCAGAACCATCTATCCGTGGACGAACATTGACTGTTCCATTAAATACGTGGTTTCAATTGAAAACACAAATGGCGTTTCCATTGATTTCATTGCAATACAATGAATTACATATCAATGTAACTATGCGACCGATTCAAGAACTCTTTCAAATCCGTGATGTCTATGATGCCGCAAACAATTTTCCCTATATAGCGGCAAATTTGAATCAATACTATATGCAGTTTTATCGTTTTTTGCATACACCACCTGATGTGGATTTGGGTCCAAGTTCATATGTGGATCAACGGACCCTATGGGATGCGGACATTCATTTGAATTGTACATATTGTTTTCTTTCAAACGACGAGGCGCGACTGTATGCGTTGCAAGAACAAAAATATATTTTCAAACAAGTGAGAGAACAGAAATTTTACAATGTAACGGGGTCGAATAAAATCGAACTCGATTCACTGGGAATGATTGCGGATTGGTTGTTTTATTATCAACGAAGCGATGTCAATTTGCGAAACGAATGGTCCAATTATACCAATTGGCCATACCGTTATATACCAAACGATTTGGTCCGTGCTCCTACACAAGGGACATATCAGGTGGAACAAGGGGGTTACTTGGTGCAGATAGGACCGGGTGTCAATGCGGACGGTCGGATGACAGGGTGGTTGATAACAGGCAATTATAATTTAGAAAACGTGAAAGAAATATTGGTCTCCTTGGGAATATTGTTGGATGGTATTTACAGAGAGAATGACCAACCGGCTGTGGTATACAATCTCATTGAAAAATACACGCGAACGGCGGGGAATGGTCCGGATGGACTGTATTGTTATAATTTCTGTTTGCATACTTCGCCCTACGATTTACAGCCGAGTGGTGCGATCAATATGAGTCGATTTACACACGTGGAATTAGAATCGGTGACGATTGCGCCTCCCACGGACCCATATGCGCAAACATTGACAATATGCGACCCTACGACAGGGGCTGTGATAGGTATTAATAAACCGACATGGCGTATTTATGACTACAATTTCAATCTGGTTCTTTTTGAAGAGAGAATCAATATGGTTACGTTTGTGGGAGGTAATTGTGCACTCAATTATGCTACATAAAAATAGTAAGTAATAGTATAAAATCAATGAATATAAATCATTTAGGGAACAATCATTTTTTTAAAATGGGTGGGCAACGAAAGAAGATTGTAAAAAGAACAGTTACAAATACATCTGAAAAGCAAAATATAATTACTAAAAAACCTGAAAATATATTACAATCCTCTTCATTGATGCAAAATGTAGAAACAAATCATTATAAAAAGATAAATGGTATAAGTGAAATTCTTTGGATCAATTTGGATAGAAGTGAAGAAAGAAGGCTACATATGGAACAAGAATTATCACATATTGATATTCCCAATACACGCATTCAAGCGATTGATGGGAAAATAGAAGAAGATTTATTTCAATATATTTATACGCACGATAAAATACCTAATGTAAACGATGGAAGTACTAGATTAATTACACAATATGAAATAGCGTGCACGTTAAGTCATTTGAAAGCCATTCATCATTTGAAAACAGTTCAAGGAGATTATTTTCTTATTTTGGAGGATGATATTACCTTTGAAAATATGAAATATATTCCCTTTGATTTGAACACAATTATCCAAGAATCTCCACCATTTGATATTTTGCAAATTTTTACGAATTCATATGATAATGAAAAATGGGTTGGTAATAATTCAAATTATGCAAGAAGTAATTTATGTACAGGTACCGTGGGATATATTATTTCTAGAAATGGTATCAATACTATTACTGAAAAATTTCCTATTGTTAACAATATATTACAAAAAAAAATAAGTGAACTATCACTTGCTGATGAATTGTTATATATTCATTGCAATTCTTATCAATATAAATATGCTTTGTTAGAGATGTTAAATAAAGATAGTACGATACACCCAGATCATATTGATTTCCAAAAAAAATCTCAACAAAAAAACAGAGAAAGAATAATAGATGATTTAATTTATAGGGAATTGTTAGTGTTCCGGGTTGGTGCCGATCCGGGTCGGGCGACGAAAAAAAAGTCGATTAGACCACTAGGCAATTGTGCACTCAATTATGCTACATAAAAATAGTAAGTAATAATATAAAAGCAATGAATTTAAATCATTTAGGGAAAAATCATTTTTTTAGAATGGGTGGGCAACGAAAAAAGATTGTAAAAAGAACAGTTACAAATACATCTGAAAAGCGAAATATTATTACAAAAATTTCAGATAACAAGAAAGAAGACAATATTAAAATATTACATTTGATTTTATTCTCAGAATTTGAATATTATAACAAAATGAAAGACATTACAAGCCAATATTATAAAAATATAAATTCAAATATCAAAAGCATTTATTATACATATCGAAAATCGAATACAAATGAGTTTGAATTGGAAGATGATGTGTTATATATTAAAGGTAATGAATCTTATGTTCCTGGTATATTAATAAAAACAATCAAAGCACTCTTATATTTTAAGAACGAAATAAATACGTATGATTATGTTGTTCGTAGTAATATTAGTAGTGTTATCAATATGAAATTGTTGATGCAAAAACTAACTATAAAACCTATCGTATATGGGGGTCCACATCTATGTCTTTCTTGGTTGGATGAAAAATGTGGTATCAAAAACAATGAATTCTTTAATACAACTTATGCATCCGGAACTTGCATTATTATGAATAAAAAAATAGTAAAAAGTATATTGGTTAATATGCAAAAAATACGCTATGATATTATTGATGATGTTGCTATTGGTATTTTTATAAAACAATTCCATCCTAACATATCGTTTACACCATTTGTTGAGAATGAATTCTATACAGTTACTCAAACTGATAATATGGATACGTTACCATATGAAAATATTATTGTATATAGAAATAGATGCAATATACAAAGCATTATAAATGAAGAAGATAGAAACAAGGATATTGAAAATATGACTTCTATTGTTGCAAATATTTTAAACAATAATTTTAATAAAAATATAATGATTTCATCTTATCGTTTAGGTGATTTAGTGTTTGATATGTTAGGAGAAAATGAAAAGAATGAAATATTAATAGAACACCCAAATTCAATCGGTAGTAAATATATTTTAGAAAAAAGAAATAATACTAGTTGTGATAATATTGATTTAATTACCAAAATAATTATGGAATCAATAGAACAAAACTTACATTTTTTACCCAAAAATATAACAGATAGTACATTAATACATTTAAGATTAGGAGATGTTATTAGTGGAAATGAGTTACACGAAAAATCAAAACGACCACTTGAAGTAGATTACATTAAATCATTAGTTTCAAATGATACTAATCCAAAGTATGTTATTGGAAAATGTTTTTTTGCTAAAACGAGCTCAACAAACTACGAAGAATGTATTGATAAATCAAACGAATATTTACATAATGTAATTAATGAATTACAAACAGAATATTTTAACTCTGGAAATGCCGATATAGATTTATGTTGTGGAGTAAAATCCAAATTATTTATACAAGGGAGAGGGTTTTTTAGTAAGTTGATTGTTGAAATAAGAAAAAAATTAAACTTAAGTAGCATTGAAACAAGTACTCACGATTAAATGGGCGTTTTAAATGAGAAAAGGTGTAAAATAAGAAATAAAATATACAAAAACAATCTAAAACAATAACAAAATAAAATACAACACATGATTCTAACTCAATATGTTTATTTGGCTGTAGCAATATTGTCTACGTGGTCCGTCTTTACAAAGACACTCTTGTACACATCCAACGTCTTTGTCGTTGTTGGATGTTTATTTGATTATGCTTTGCATATTGCAAAGATACAATCTTTACGAGTTGATATGATCATCCATCATATATTCGCATTGTTTATTGTCGCCTTTCTGTTTCAACATGCTCATCTTAGTTCCGATACAGAAAGAAAAAACCAATTGATTGTGGATATTTTGTCTATCGAGATATCCACCCTCTTTCTCTCCTTGAATAACATTTTCAAAGGAAGCAAGGGACTATGCAAAAAAGCCAACCAAATCGCCTTTGTTATCACTTTTTTTTATTCACGTGTCTATTATTACCCTGTTCATGTTATCTTTACAAGAGATGTCCATGTCTTTTTATACAATGTTTCGCAAGGTCCTATTCATACATTCTATATGTTTACAGGATTGTATGGTTTGTTTGCTGTGAATCTATATTGGGCAGCGCTGATTGTGGAAAAAATGCGTACAAAGAACCTATAAAACAAAAAAAATGCAACAAAGCGTGATTTCGTATGTGTTGTTCACTGCACCATTCCTTTCTTGACTCTTTGTCCGACAAATAGGCGCTTATAAAAATCCCCGCCATAATAAAAAAATAAGATCGTTTCACATTTTCACTCAATTCTTTGCATGACAATGTGTATACAATGAAATATGTTATTGAACTTTTTGCTACCAATGCGTCAATACGATGCAAGATAGAAAAACGCTGTGCCTCCCACCAAAAGACGCAACAACAAAAATAGGTGGCCAATAAACAACCACTTAGTATTTTTTCATGTGTGTTTTTACAAGAATAATGTATATAATATTTATGAGAAACCAAAAACAAATGACCTGTTATACATAATGCACGATGTGCCATTGCTTACACTTTGCGTTTTCTATTTATATTATTTTCTATTCCACTAAATACTATTTTCATTTCAAAAAATGATTCAGCATTTTTGCTGTATGTATTCCTTTGACTGAATTGCCGTGTTTGTCAATCGGTGGAGATAGAATACCAATTCCTGCAATACCAGGCAGAACCATCAATATTAATCCGCTTACTCCCGATTTTGCAGGATATTCCACATGTTTTTTCCATTTGTCTGATAATTCATACATTCCGTGATTTATCATATGACGCAAAATATAGTTCGTATGTCTGCTATCCAAAAGCTTTTTTCCTGTTTTTGGATTGACACCTTTATTGGCAAGAGTCGACGCCATTATCGCAATATCTCTCGTGTTTACTAGAGCACTACATTGGCGGGTATACACATCCACCGTTTCTTCCACGGGTCCATAGAAGCGTCCATACGATTCTAGTAAAAAAGCCAATCCTTTATTATGGTGACTGTGATTATACTCGCTTTCATAAATGCGCTTCGACATTGTCAAGCGTCGTCCTGCAAAAGTGGACATTTCGTCATATATGCGTTTTTGGAAACTGCGTCGATTGGGTACATATGACAAACTAGTGGTTGCCATTGCACCACCATTATCAAAGGAATTCAATGTATGGATTTTAGAGGATTCAATTGCATTTGCAGAATTAAATGCTTCCCGACTCTTTTCATCGCCAATCTTTTTCATTAAAATAGGAATACTATCGTATGTTTTCAAAGCAAGCGCTAAAGAAAAAATTTTACTCACTGATTCAATTGCTGCAGTTATATCTGTATCTCCGATTTCATATATATCACCATCGACAGTGCAAACCGAAATACTGTATATTCTTGGATTCACATTCTTTAATGCAGGAATGTAATCCGCATTATGACCGCCATTTATTCCCTTGCATTTATTATATGTTTTTTCCAGAATCATATCCCAATCCACTATCTTGGATTTGTCTTTCATAATATAGTAACTAAATATTTTTAATTTCTTAATAATATTCACTGGTGATCCTGACCCGGAAGGGGACCATCAGACCCTCGGCCCCGCCGCCGCAGGCGGCTCTTTAAGTAGGATTCCCAATAATATATATTTAAAATCGAGGATATAAAGAAAATGTCAACTTCCAAAAAAAAAGTCGGTTTTCAAATCCCCTTTTCAAAAATGGACAAAAAAAATGTCCAAAAATGAAAAGGGGATTTGAAAACCGACTTTTTTTCTTGAAAAACACGTGTGGCACCATAATGCTCTCATTTCCATTTCGTCAAAAAAAAGTTAGACATCATAATTTTTTTTATTTTTTAGTATTTTCCAAAAAAAGGGCTTAGAATTTTTGGACATTTTTATTATAAGAGTGAAAATATGGCTAATAAAAACGAACAAATTTTTAACTGCGATGTTTGTTACTATTCAACGTCAGTGAAGCATAACTATGATCGACATACACTGACACGTAAACATCAAAATGCGGTAAAACAAGCTAAATTGATAAAAGACGATGTTTCTAAAAAAACGTGCGATTGTGGCAAGACGTATGCTCACATTCCTAGTTTATATCGCCATAAAAATATATGTCCTATTTTGAATATTAGGATGAAAAAAAGGAAAACAGGATTTATTGAGAGTAAAATTGACAAACAATGGATTTTAAAAGTGCTAGAACAGAACCAAGAATTAATAATGGAGAACAAGGATTTTAAAGATAAATTATACGAACTAGCATCCAAGCCTTCGATTGTTCATAATACGACGAAAAACATTCACAACAAACAATTCAATATCCAAGTGTTTTTGAATGAAACTTGCAAGAATGCGATGAATCTTTCGGATTTTGTTCAATCTCTCGTGATTAAAAATGAGGAATTCGAAGATATGGGGAAACTGGGTTATGTGCAAGGCATTTCGAATATTTTGATTCGAGGATTGAAGGAATTGGATGAAACCGAGAGACCGATGCATTGTACAG